ATAGGTTATGAAGCAGACTGCTTATAAAGGGTCTCCATAACATAGTATGGCTACCTACCTTATTCATCTCTACTGTCAGTGCTGAATTTATCATTAGCACTCCCTGCTTTGCCCAACTCTCTAAAGTCTGGTCAAAGATAACACTATTATGTGGAATATCAAAATCAATGCTAGCCTCCTTAACAATTCTTAGTGAAGGAGACAAGTTATCTTCACTTGTCTCTTTCCTGTTACCAAACAAGACACCTGTTGCCACATTCTTTTGTGGATAAGGGTCCTGCCCTATCATAACTACCTTCAAGCTGTTATATGGACACAGTTCAAATGCTCTGAATACATCAGGTAGATTAGGACATATAGGCACTTTCATATTGCCTATAGCATTAGTTACCTTATATAATTCAGTATCACTTATAACCTTCATCCAGCCACCAAAGTATTCACTCAGTGTCATATATTCAGGTTATTCAGAACATTGTCTATATGTTCATTAAGATGAGCATTAAGACTAATGTTAAGGTCTTCATCTTCAGGTTCCATAACCTTATGTACAAAGTGACTTAAGTCTCTTACAACAACCTCAGTTGTGAAGTTAGCATCAACAAGACCTTTAGTTGACCTAGGAGGTGATAATCTAGCTGGGCTCTCCAAGATCATAGGCATTACCTTCTTCCTGATAGCCTTGTACATTATCTCATCCTCCCTGAATATTACATCAGCACTGACATATAACACACCTTTCTTATATGTGAACATCCTTGTACCTGCATCAAACCTGCCCTCAAGAACATATACATATAATGGATTGAAGTCTTTATCAAGCATCAGTCCAGTTGCTCCATAATAGCGTCCTCCTTTATGATTGTTAATACCTTTAAGACCATATTGAAGAGTACATACATTAAGATGTCTTATAACAGACTCAGCAGTTCTGGTAGTTCTTTCACCCAATTGGGAAGGTAGTAAGTTACATACAACCATATCACCAGATAGTGCCAGAGGACTCTCTACCATACCCCTCATACATACAGGTATCCTAACATTTTCCTTATCTTGCAAGTCAGCTATTAGAGTTCTATTAAATATAGCACCTCCATACCCACCCTGGCTATGGTGATATTGTAAGGTAGTGGTATTCTGGTATATACCACTGCACAAAGGTATTATGAAATCATTCTCTAAGTATTTGCTTATCTTAGCCATTATTTCTTAACTTTAAAATACATAGTACTTGCATCATACGAAGTCATGAATGGTACATCTCTTGGGAAGATTGGATTACACTGATTAGCTATATGATTAACAAATATATTAACCATAACAGAGCCAATCATGTTAGCCATGAATGTAGTCTGTTTATAACTACACAGTGTTTCCTCAGCTTCTTCATCTTCAAACAACCACTCATCTACATACCTCTTCATAGCTTCTTTATTATCTCCAGTAATAGCAAACACTTGAAACTCCTCTGCTGCTAGTCTACCATCAATAAACAACAGTTTACTAGTGTCCAAACCATCTCTCTCAAATGCACTAACTTTAGTCATCCAGCTCTCAAAGAACACCCTTCTAGCTGCCATATTGTCAAATCCACAAATCATGGTATTCTCTCTCATGCCTAAGCTATCATATGGTCTGGACCTTGAAATACCATTATAAAAACCTGAGTATGTCTGCATCATGTTATATATAGCATTAACCTTGTAACTACCAATGTTATCACGACTATATAACTGACCTGACATATTAACAGTTTCAACTATATCAGGGTCATACATATAGATTGCAGCTGGCTTCAATCTACTAAGAAGAAATGCAACATAGCTGCCAATACCTCCTAATCCTGCCAGCACTATTCTCTGTTCTCTGACTTTATCATACCACTCAGCAGAACTAAATCTGCTAGTAGACTCATCCACCAGAAGAGTACTAGGATTAACAGGGATAGTGGTAACAGGTTCATAGGATAGATTTTCAGTTGTGGTCTCCTCCATAGGCTGAATAGTATCTGCATTATCCAGCTCAGCTAATACTTCATCAAGCACTGAAGCTATGTCCTCAGGTAACAAGTCATCACCATATGGACTATCAACAGCCTCAATAGTAGGTACTTCCTCATCTTCTCCAGATGCCTCCATAGCTAATCTCTCAACAGGTGAGGGGCCTACTGACACTGCTTCTAGTGCTGCTTCAAACTCTTCAATAGATATTCTTCTACTATCTTCACTTTCCATATCAAATCACATAATTTTCAAGATGACCAATCATAGATAACACATACTCATTTGCAGGTAACTTAGCCAGTTCATCTGACAATGCATTAGCCAGCAAAGCTGCCTGAGTATCATCATCTACATTCAAATAAGTCTCAGTATAATATACAATGAACTCTACATGAGATGCAACCCAAGCCTCAAACAATGCTATGTCTGGGAATCTTGCTTTGTACTTCTCAACCATAGCTTCAGATATTTCCTCAAGAGTACCATCAAGTGTCTCAGTTATACTGCCAGAGAGTAACTCTCTAGCTGCTTTCATGAGTACATCTTCTGGTATTACATAGGCAGAGTAGTCAACAGAGAGAGGTTCTTCTTCAATCTCCTGCTCTTTTTCAACAGGTGGTACTACCTCAGCTGCTTTGTTGATTGATACTACATTGCCCCTTCCAACAGTAGCTTGATATGTAGGAGTAGTTGCAGGAGTCTTTCTTTCAGCAGGCCATGTATAGGGGTCATCATCTCTGTACCTCCCATAACCACCATATCCCACATAGCTGCCATTGCCATAAGTACCACCATAAGTAGTAGCAGGTATAGTCTTCTTGGCTGCTTCTGCCTTCTGTCTTTGAACCTCTTCAATTCTTTGACTGAGCTCAAGATAGGGATTAGGCAACTGAGGTCTTTGCACATTCAGCATAAAGGATTCAAGTCTCTTTCTCTTGAATGTATAGCTGATTGGCTGATTGGCTTCCTGTTCATTAAAGGTAATGAACTTAGCAGAACCTGTTGCTGTCATCTCTTCTTCTACAACTCTTGTGATAGCTGCTTGGTATGTACCTCTAGTATCAATGATGAGTGATAAGAAGTGAGTTCTGTCACTGCCCTCTTCTCTAAGAGTGGCATCATCAGTTCCACTAAAGAATGCACCCATAGTATGATGAGAGTGCATCAATCCCTGATATACATTCTCATCAAGAAGTTCAGGGTTATCAACCATATATGCAACTACATCAGGAGACATATTAAACTCAGTATAAGTACTGGTTCCAATGTCTTGCAAGAGGAAGTCAAATGCAGTTACTTCAAGGTTCATCTCCTCAAATGAACCAGTAACTCTGTAGAACAAAGTACCTGAATACTCAGTGTTTGGGAATCTGTCAAGATAGTATCTTATCTTTCTTTCAAGTTCCTCTGTTACAATCAGTTTAAATGTACCAGACCTTTTTATAAGTTCCAGCAGCTTGGGCTTCTGTATTACTGTTTCCATATTCAAAATTTATTACTTGCAGGATGGTTCTATGTATCCACTCTGCTACTCTTACATTAATAAAATTAGAAAGATTGTCATCTCTTCTTATTTCTCCCTCTCTGATATGTATTCTCACATCTTCACCTTTGAATGTGCATACATAAGAACCTTCATATCTCTCATATGCCTCAGGTACAGAAGAGTTATCATACTTTATAGTACCCAACTCTATAATACCCCTCTTTAACAGACCTTGAGTTAACAAGTCAGTATAAGTCTCACTGACCTCTCCAGCAGCAAACTTCATATTATACCACTCAATGAACTCATTGCTAATGAACACTACCCATTCAAGGAATGTAGCAGATATCCCATAGTGATAGCCATTGAAGTCAAACTTAAGTTTGTTTCTAGAGATAAGCCATGTTACAAACTCTCTCACTCTTGCATTATTAAATGCATTGAAATGGGGCAGACTATATACATTCAGAGATAAGTTCCAGTCAGATTCACCTATAATCATATCTCTTGAACCTACTCTCTCCAATCTGTGATAAGGTACTCCACCAATAGACTCAACTTGAACATACTTACTTAACTCAAAGCAGAATAACTGCCACCTTAGTTCATCAAATTCATCAGCAGTTCTCAGTGTCAGAATGGTGTCTCTGATAGGTCCTTCCCCTAAACATGGGTCCTGAAATTCCTTGAAGTCATAAGTAGGTATATCACTTACATGGCTATGCATATAGTTGCTGTTCATCTGAGGTACATCATACTCAGCTCTATTAAGAGTAAAGGCTCCCACCAACCTACCTAATGCATTAACTTTGACTTTAGCATAAAGCTCCCATATATCTATGGATTGGTCATACTCATTAGTGATTGTAACCTTAGGGAATCTGACCAGTATGAATGCATTAAGATCACTAGAGCCTAAGATAGTGCCATCTTCATATGACTGCATTAGGTTATCAGTTTCATAGCCATTTGCAAAGTAAGTAGCATACTCTTCCCTGTCTGGCTTCATCTGTATATCAACAAGCTCTTCACCATAGAACTCACAGAAGATTCTAAATACCTCCAAAGGCTTCTCTATCAGCCTGTCATAGTGCTTATTGATAATCTCACTTCTATCTACTTCTTCCATTTACTTGCAAAAAAAAAGAGGCTGATGATTACTCACCAACCTCTTGTTATTACTTGAAATTATCCTCTCACAAATGAGAACATATCATCAATTTCTGATGAAGAAATGCCTTCTTCTTTAGGAGTAGCTGCTTCAGATTCACCACAGCCACCATGACCATTTCTGTCATCAGCACCATTTGCAAGTTCATCTGCTTTGTCTGCAAGACTGCCATAGTCTTCATACAACTCATCTTCATCTCTCAGAGTCTCAATCAACTCATGCAGAAGTTTTCTTGCTTCAATATCAACCCCAGCAACAACAGCAGAAGTGATATCAGCCTGAGAAGGAGCCTCATCTACAGGGAGTGCTTCAGCTTTAGTCTTATTAGCTTTAGCTGATTTAGGTTTGTTCTCTTTGTTATCTATCTCTTCCAGGAATGCAGTAAGTTCTTTAGTACTTACCTGAGTTGCATTCTTCTTGAATTTCTCCATAACTGCTTTGCCAAGACCCCTTGCTTTGATTTCAGCAAGGACACTTGATCTCTCAGCACCAAGAGCTCCACTCTTGATCTTCTTGTTCTCAGGAGTCAACATGAACACCAGTTCATTAGTTGTACTTGCAGGAGTTGTGCCTTTAGCAGGTACAGGAACATTAGTTGGCAACACTGACTGATCATCTTTCAGCTCAGTTCTGGTTCTACCTTCATAGAATGCCATACCTGATGTCATGATACCAGCATCATTCATTTCTCTCTTCAGCTGACCAAGGGTTTCTGCTGTTGACATGATTGTTTTCTGAGATGACTTGTTGTTAAGAACTACAGTAATTTTTCTAGCTTCCATAATCTTTAAATTTTAAAATGGGATGTTTTTTAATGTTATTTCCTCTCCACTTATAAGGCTGAGAATCACCTCTTTGAACTTATCCTTATCTTGCAGGAGCTTGAATAAGTCAGATACATCTTTTGCTCCATAGTCTGGCAATACCAAGTTAGTGAATCCAGTAGACTCTGATAGTTTCAGTGCATCTTGCACCCCAGCTTCATCATTGTCCAGTAGTATATAAATCTCTTTATATCTCCTTCTTAATTCACTAACTGCTGTATCACTCATACCATAACCTTCTCCTTGAATTGCTATACATGGTATCCCTGTATTAGCCCATATACACAAAGCATCCTTCATAGATGAACAGATTATTATTCTATCACCTTCTTCTGGTACTTTAGTCCACAGACTAATGACTGACCTGTCATGTTTGTTACTCCATTTATACCCTTTAGTATTGAATGGCTGGTATACCTTCAAAGTAACCTTGCCTTCTTTCCTCTCTACATAAGCATAGGCATACTTATCTGCAACAAACACATATCTGTTACTACCCTTAATTACAATCTTATGTGATATAGGATATATATCAGCATATCTGAGCCAGTCAATTGATATACCAAATGATTCCCAGTATTCTATATCATGCTTCATCCAATCTCTCACTTTACATTCAAGAATGGTATCTACACTATAGTTTCTAGTATCACTTGGTCCTCTCATCTTATTAGATTTGATACCAGTAGTGGCTATATTAGGCAAGTCCTCCCAAATCCTGTCTAAGACTTCTTTGTAACTTACTCCCCAATATTCTCCTAACATATCCCAAAGTCCCCCACTAAGGTTCTTAGCCAAGTCCTTCCAGTGTATTCTGACACCATCAGTACTATAGATACCAAAGGATGGTTTTCTATCTACTCTTAAAGGACTGGATATAATACAAGGAATATCACTCACACCAAAATAATGATAGAGTATATCAAACTCACTTACTTTACTGAGTATATCACTTAGGGTTACACTAGACAAGCCACTACTAATTGCCATATATCAATTCAATTACAGGTTATTACTTATTTTGCCCAAGGCCAGGGTACATTGCCAGCAGGAGCTGCTCCACCTTGTGCAGGTGTTGAAGGTGCTCCAAATGGCAGGTCATTTGCAGGTGCACTGAAGTCAGTAGACTCTACTTTGTACTCATGCAAAGGCTCAACACTGAACTCAGTTGTTGCATATGCACCATTCTCTTTTCTACTCTGAATCTCTTCATCCAGCTTACTGTAATCAGTGATTACATTCTTCAGGAACTTCTGAGTATATACAGTCTGATACATCTTGTTATCATCTGTAGTCTTCACACCAAATGCAGCCTTAACCAAGTTACTTGGTTGAAGTTTCAGCACATTCTCCAACTCCTTGAAATCACCCTTGAAGTAGTCCTTGATATTATCAAGTCTTGCAAGAGCATCATCAAGGTTAGGAAGTGTCTTGGTAATCTGTTCACCAGTGTTCTGATCCTTATAAGAATAAGAAGGACTTGGAATGTTCAGATACTTCTTGATGAAGTCAGTCAGGAACTCCTCACCAATGAATGCAGGTCTGTAATCCTTATCAAGGTTAGCAGGACCATTAGCATACTGAGGAATAGCATGAGCTCTTGCTTCTTCAAGAGTAGGCCATGCAAACTGACCATACTTGTCAACAACCTGAACTTTAGTCTTGTCCTTGTTGTATCTGAAGGCATCAACAATGTAGAAGCTAATCTTAGTCTTCATTTCAATGCCATTGTTCTTAGCTGGATCAGTGATTACAAGGAAGTCAATCTTCACTTGTGGAGTCTTCACTTTGTCCTCTCCAACTTCAGTCTCACCTATATACACAGGTTCCTCTGTTACATTGTCAGAGCCATAGAATGCATTCAGCTGAGCCATGTTAGGATTAACTGCTGTCACATACACAGCACCCACTCCCAGATAGAACTTTCTGGTATTCTCTGTAGACTCTCTACCACCTGCAACAGCCATCATTACAGCTGCACCTTTATCAATTCTCTTCATGTTATACTATATTACAAATGTTTTCAATTATACTTCAAATGGGAGACCATTAATGTCTTTAGGTTCCAATCCAAATGGATTAGCAGGAGCCTCTGGCTTCTCTTCAGTTACTTCTTCAACTGTCTCTGGAGTTTCCTCAACAGGTGCGTCTTCCTTCAAAGTTTCTGCAAGTTCAGCACCTTGTTCCTTTGCTAAAGCCAAGTCCATTTCACCACTGAGCACTTGCTCTGAAGTGAATCCACCAGTCAGCTCAATGATAGGAGCTTCATACTTCTCAATGACTGCATTGATGGTATCCAACTCTTTCTGAAGCACAGCAATCTTCTCTTCCAGTCTGTTCTTCTTCACTCTGAACTGCTGTACACTCTTTGCAGTTCTCTTGCAGTTTGCAAGTTCAAATCTTGATAATTCTTTCATGTTTTCTATAATTAAAATATTGATAACACCCTATTAGGTGTCTTCCTTAAGTCATACAATATGTTGACATTATGCTCTTTGCTCAGTACCTCTAAAGCATCAAGGAAACACTGATTCAACAGTGGTCCATTCATACTTAGCAACTGAACAAACTTCACAGACATCTGTGGATTCTTGCCACACTCAACACAGTAGTTAATTATGACATCTTTCTTGATGGAAGGGTTAATGAACCCTATCTCACCATTGAAACAATCCACCACTAACTTAACTACTTCATCTCTTGTCATTGTCTATGATAGTGAGTATCAATACACTTCTTCACATATCCCAAGTCATTTGGAATATACAGAGGACATTCATCCAATGCACCAATACTATCCTTGGCAGGAAACTCACCATCAAAGTCAGTTACAAACTGTTTGATAGCCTTCTTGTTAGTGTTATCCCAGTCAGCCTTACCATACAGGATTATATCAAACTTACCTTCTGGTGTAATATAACCATCCACCATGTTACCAGTGGTCTTGAACTTATAAGATATGGAATCACCATTCTTATCTTTGTACTCCTCATAATGAGCAAGAGCAAATAGGTCTTTCTCTCTGGTTGGAATAGCTTCAAATGCATTGAAGATAAGTCCCATACCATAACCAATCTGCTTAGGAGTATCCCATCCACCCTTCATGGCATTTGCCATATAATAATCCTGAGAGAGGTAATTGAAATCATCAACCACAATATTCTTGAATGGTGATTGAGCTAACAGTTCAATAGCCTTTGCAACTGTTTTGAACCTCTCAAGACCAGCTATGTTACCTACTTGAAGTCTGTTACCATTAGCTATAACCTTTATCAGGTCATCAGCTTTAGTCACACCCTCAATAAGCACATAGTCAAGGTTAGCCAACTCTCTGTTTGCACATTGAATAAGGAAGGTTTCCTTTGGGTCTAACCCCTCAATATCAAACTTCTTTCTCCCACACAGAGCAGTTGTTTTACCAAATCCACTCTTTGCCAATACTAATACTTTAGCCATTTACTTCTTCTTTGTTTTTAAACTGTGCAAAGGTAACTAATCTTTTCCACCTCTGCAAATTTCTACTCCACCTTTTATGAACTCCACCAGAAGTCATCATGAATACAGGCTTGCCATGTTCTTCTCCTCTAATGTAATCCAAATACTTATAGACTTCCTTTATCTTCTCAGTCTCCTGAGGTAAAGGTAGTTCTTTAAAGTCACATACTGCACCATCAAAGAATAAAGGACATAAACCACCCATCTCACCATCTCTGTTAAGAAGTACTTCAAGGAACCTTATATTATCTCTAAAGATATTGATGTTATACTTCTTATAGTCTTGTAGTTCAAACTTAAATGGACTGAACAAACCTAGCAATATATTACAATCCCTTGCAATATACTTACTATCTCCAAGACCTTGAGCAGTAGGTCTCAATCTACCACTGGTGAAGTTGTCATTACTCTCATTCTCAAAGGATTGCTGCTGTATAACAACAGGACTGAAACCATAGTTATTTCTAAGATACTTAGCAAGATACTCTGATAGCTTATCCATTGATTGTTTAAGGTTCATTCCTCTTTCAGTATCTATCAATCCCATATGGTCAATGAAGATAATCTTATACTCTCCAGGGTCATTAGGAACATAATGGTCAAAGCTATTGGTGTCAACCATCTCACCCAACTCACCTCTATAAGAAGACTTCCTTGTGTAAACTGTACCATTCTCCTCTGCATACCTTTTGCACTCTTTATAGATGCCAGTAGGATTGGATGTGGTACTAAATTCAATACTATCCTCAAAGAATTTGAATAGTGCAGCATACTCAGGACTTTCAAGCAGGTCTATTATCTCCTGTGCTAATGGCTTGCTATTATCAGAACTTCTCAGGTCTCTAGGTGAGACTCTGATCTTACCACCTGACAGGTGGAATAAGATATGACTCATGAATCTCTGCATTACCCTCTCAGGAGTTTCCTCAAGAGCATAATAAAAGACTTTGACTCTTACCTTCTGTCTGTTATAATAAGCATATAGCAGTGGCACAAAGATAAAGGTATAAGATGCAAACTGAGACTTACCTCCTTTAGTTGCAGAAGTAACACAATAGTATGTAGATTGCTCTACTCCAATAAAGTCACTTCTAAACCTAGAGAAGGTAGAAGGGATGCTATTAATACCCCCATTCAACAGGTTCTGCCTCTTGGCTTTAATGTCCTCTAGGGTTCTCTCATAAACTGCCATACTACTTCAATGTTGATGTCCAGTCAGAATCAAGAACAGCAGCTGCTTCATTCTCCATATATGAGGCTAAGTCAGATACTTCACTTACATAGGTATTACCCTCAGAATCCATCTTTCTTTCATCTTTCCAAATGAAATACTTGAGGACTCTCATATAGGTGTAGTTACCATTGAAAGAGTCAACATACTGCTTGGTTGCAGCTAGTATCTGCTCATCTGTATATGTGTTTCCATACAGTTTGAAGAACTTCTTCAGTCTTAGTGTAACATCTTTCCTATTACCTCTGAAATACTGAGAAGAGCCTGCTTTCTTCTGTGCTGGAAACATAGCCATCATCTTAAGAGCAAGCTGCTCTATTCTATCCTCTGGTTGTCTGTACTTATCAGAATCCAATAGTACACTGGACATACGTTCATCATACCCCATAGTAACAAGATACTTGCCAAACATATCCTTAACCAAAGCCTTCTTCTCCTCAAGATTAGCAAATAGCAAAGGCACATCTGCTCCAGACTTGACTATAGTAAGAGCAAGTACTTCAGCCATAGTCAATCCATACTTGCTGCATACCTCATCACTTATTGTTATTGTCATATTACTATCTGATTTAAGTTATCTACCTCAGTTATCAATTCAGGATTATAGTCTTCAAGCATCTTGCCAACTATCTCTTCTTCTCTTGTTCCTTTGTAATAGGGGATAATGAGTACAGGGTCAGGGTGTCTCAGTATTCTTCCCAGCTTCTGTTTAATCAATATATCACTGCTGTTCACACTAGCATAGATGCCAACCTGACAATCTACCAAGTTTACACCCTCATTGAGCATATTACATGATGTTATATGATTAACCTTCTTCTGGTTGAATTTACTGAGCACTAAATCAGAATCCTTGTTCTCAGTATTGATGTAGTTATCACCCAGTGCCTTGGTCTGTTCTATAGAATTACAGAAGGTCAGTACCCTGTTCTTATTCAACTTCACCAGAAGTTGCTTAACAATAGGGTTCTTAAATGTACTCAGTACCTTCAGTCTTACTCCTGCCAGTTGTAGCCATTTGTTCTTGAAGGAGTCATTCTTCTTTCTGAAGTACATATTCTTCCAGTACTCTATCTTAGAGTTGAGTTCCATGATATACTGCTGTTGAGTTACTCTCAATATAACTGTACCATAGGACTTGTCTTTAAGATACTTCCACTTGTCTTCTATATTACAGACTACTCTCTTACCCTTCTTACTAGACTTTATTTCAAACAATTCAGACCTTACTGTATTGTCAAGCTTATAGCCTATCAAGTATACTTTGGGGTCAGGAAGAATGCTGTTATCAATAGCTTCCTTTGCTGTTACCCTATAACAATATAAGTCATCAAAGTATATCTTGAAGTAGTCTCTAAGCTTGGCAACAGTAGCTGAGAGAAGTGTGGAATACTTGATGGTCATGCTGTCTACATAACCTAGTGCCCTGTCAGTAAGATGATGGCACTCATCAAAGATTGCCATATCAAACTTTGCATTCTCAAACTTACTCAGTCCTACATATGTACTGAATGTTACCTTACTAAGCCAGCTATCAAGGCCCCATTTAGTGAACTCATCCTTCCAGCTCTTGATAAGAACCAGCCTAGGCACTACTATTAATATAGTGCCTGGATTCTTCCTTGTCATGATGTCCAATGCTTGTTTGCTCTTTCCAAAGCTTGTTGGTAACTCCAGTAATACATTGTTACTCTTTATTGCTTGAATCTCTTTAGTTACTTCTTCTCTAGTCATTCTACGGAGGTAATTTACTTACTATTGATTTAACCTTACTGATATATGTGCTATCCTCTGCATACTGTATTCTAAGCAAGAAGTGATAATAGTCTTCTCCATCTTCATGTCTGTATTCAATCATATTCTTATATGCTAATATACAGTTAGTCCAATGGTCAAAGTTATAATACTGTTTAGCCTTACTGTTATATAGTCCAAAGATGTTATTTCTCTCTGTACATAACCTTGATTTATAATTAGCACTCTCCAACTTGGCTTGTGCTAATACTATCAGAGGCTCCTTGACCTCATAATAAACCAATGCTTTCAGTAATGTACTATCACTCAGTTCCATATCAAGGAACTCTGGTTGCTCCAACTTAGTATATGCTGGAGGTTTGCACTGTTCTATAGTCTTGTGGTCCAGGAATACAAGTACCCCTAAAGACACAATAGCTATGATCAGTAAGATGTTAATTAGTCTCTGTTTCATGATTATACCACTTTGATTACTCTGATTTGATCTTGTTTGATGTAGTCAGGAATCTCTTCATCCCAGTCCTTATAAGAGTTGGTGAAGTAGATTTCATCATACCATTCCTTTAGTCTCTCAATACCCAGTTTGTTGACCATATGAGTTACCCAGATTGACAGTTTCCTGTTAGGGTCAATAGCCTTAACAGTCTTAGCCAGTTCAACAAATGTACTGCCTCCATCACATAAGTCATCAAGCACTATGACAGGTCTATCCTTGTACTTCTCATCAGCAAGGAGCTCCTCATTTATAATGCTATACTCTGTGATTCCACCCTCTGGGTCTCTTGTCTTATTACCTGAAAGAACAGGAGTACCATACAAGAATTGGTATCTTGCTGCTGCACCTGAATCAGGTAACATAGGCAGAGACTCACTGAAGTTAGGCATGGGGTGAGACAAGTTACCATGCCAGTTCTTAATTAACTCTGTTGTCACATCTGAATGGGGTTCAAATGTATGCACTTCAGCTGGATTGATGCTGTTAATCATACTGGCAACTATCTTCAGGTTGAAAGGCATATTGAAGTCCATGACTCTATCCATTCTCATACCCATGAGATAATAGATTCTCAATGAGAACCTCACTTCATGTCTATTGAGGATGTCACCTGCCTGCATCAGTATGTAGAGCTCCTCTGCATTTCTGATTCTACAGACAATTATAGTATTATCCTTCCTGTTTATACCCTCCAGCTCTAATCTCACATCCCCATCAGGGAATCTGCTTATGTGATACTTGATATCACTCTTCTCTGGTCTAACTAAATTTAAGATTTGCATTTGTTCATCATTATGATTTCAATTCTATCTACTGCATCTTCAAGTATAGTGTATGCACTATCCAAGCCTGCTCTATCATCCAACAGGATGTTATAGTAGGGCTTCTTAGTCTGCATAACTGGACTCTCATTAATATAGTCAACTCTGATTCCATAATGTTCACAGTACTCCTTCATCCATGCTAACTTCTTAGCATCTTCATTAGCTGTGAATAGTACCATTATAAAACCTAAGTCAGAGCACTTGCCTAATAGTCTGATGATCTGATGACAATCTAAACCAACATTGTGGTAATCAAAGACTGTGTTATCAAAGTCAAAAGCAACTATCAGCTTACCTTCATGTTTGTTCCACTCCTTAACTAATCTGTTACTACAGATTGTTGCAGAGGCATAGTCATGACTGGATAGTGGCATTCAGATTCCTCCTTACTTCTTCAAGTGTGAACTCTCTGATTAACTTACCATCCTCAAAGACAGTTTCAAGATAGCCTTCCTTCTCAAGTTCCTTTGATACTTGGTCATAGGCATGAAGATTACCATACTCATCCAATCCTACCATAATAAGACCTTTGAGAGACTTCTTTACACCATCATCAGTCTTTGGGTCCTTGAAGATTTCTCTTCCTTCACCATTAACCTGACACCATGTAGCTTTCATAGCAAATCCAAGACTGTCTCTACTCTTATACTGATAGGTATATGAACCTACACCTAATACAAGATTAGTAGCAGCAAATCCTTTCTCCTCCAGTCTCTTATAGATTTCCTTCTGTCTTTCCAGTGTGATACTGTCACCATAGATAATACCTATCTTAGGGTTGAGTACCTTGTAGCCCTTTTCATTGATAGTACCACCAAAGATATTCCATAACATCTCATAAGTACCATCATATACTGCTACACCTTCATTATTGATAAATCTAAATCTCTCTGTCATACTATCAAAGTCATCAGATTTGTATCCACAAATGATGTGAACAGGGTCTCCACTGTCAGGTCTGATAACTACTCTGCCATCTCTGGTTAAGATTTCATCCTTCAGTTTAGGCAGGTAATCAACAATCACTTTCCAGTAGTCCCATGTATCTGATACAATAGATACAAAGCCACTGGGATATATCTCTGTAATGAGTCTCTTGAATGTCTCAAACTCATCTACCTTGCCACCAGCACACATCACTGAATGCTCAGTTGCAGGGATAGTAGCTGCAATTAACTCCTTCTCTGCATCTGCATTGTAGTACTCTTCCAGTGCTTCAATAGCAGGGATAGTCTCTGAGCCACAAAATGCAGTCATATGAGCCATACCTGACATAATGGCAGCTTCAACACCAGCCATCCCTCTCATAGAGAAGTCATGAACAAGGAACTCTAGATTAACATCAGGATCAAAGCCAGTTAGACTGGCGTGTCTCATCAGTTCTTTCTTATACAGTCTGGCACTTGTTGCACTTGTCATAGGCAACCACAGTGTAGTTGATATGAGAGTTTCAAAGTAGTTAGTCAGCCAGAAGAAATCAGGATGAGTGTTAATGAAGGTCAATGCAGGTACTCTGATAGGACACAGACTACCCTCAGGTAATGCTCTGATTCTAATAGGCAGATAGCCTAAATCCCATAGCTCCTCAATATGCTTAGTGCCTACTTCATTAGGTCCTAAGAATGAGTTCACTCTTCTTGCAAATCCAGCAACAGCCATCTCTTTAGGCATATCAAAGAAGTCCTCTTTGAACCTCTTCATCAGATACTCCTTAATGAAGTACTGAATCCCAAATACAACAGCACCTTCTTCTGCTTCAGGGAAATAATGACAGCTTCTTGGTGTCCAGTTTGAATACACATACTCAGTACCTTGTGGATACTGTCTTCTGTGGTCCAACTTGTAACCATCTGTCAGTAAAATTGCTTCTTTCATCTTTTTTTTTATGGTTTAAACTTCTCTTTCTTGTACTCCTCAATGTCCCTTATCTTTACTAGGTAATAGTAGTAATCATACATTCTAAGGTTTGTTCTCTCATATTGGTAGGTCAGTACTCTATATGTTCTGCCATAGCCAACTACCTCAACAGTAGTGAACTCCTTGATGTATTCAACAGTGCTCTTACCATAGTATCCATAGGTGATATGAGAAGGGTTAGACAATGACTCATATCTACTCTTGGAGATGAGGTACACATCAAGATATAAAAGGTTCTTATTAACAACCACAAACAACTTTCCTATTAAAGGCATAGGAACTTTGTCAAGATTGCTAATGATAGCACTCATCTCATCATTAGTGGGATACTGCTCCTTATTATACTTGATATGTTTAGCAGTGTAAGGAGGATTCTTAATGGGATATTCCTTGTAATTGAGTATCCCATTGGTTACATAGTAACCTCCCCACTTCAATACCTCTTCCTTCTTGTCTATGTGTTCATAGAAGTCTCCAATACTACTCACATTGTGCTTATACTGGTTATAGTAAGAAGTGAACTCTTTGAATGCCATGTCTACTGGTTTACCAATGAACTTCCTCAGCCATTTGTTAACAGCTCTATAATTAGCACCATAAGAGTAATGACTGAATAGAGTCTCTCTTCTAGGGTCTCCTCTTCTCATAGCCATATGAGTAGCTTCACTTCTGCCTATATATGTCCTCCCAAACTTCTTACTTCTTCTGGACTTCTTACCATTATAGCCCCTGCTGGATTTAAAGTTGATACTCATACTGTGAATAGTTTTGTGTAAACTCTCTCCCTGTCTTCCCAATCATCATACTTGTAATACCATAAGAACAGTATGTACTTATTGCCTGATTTAACTAGGTCAAATTGAGGCTTGTACCTTTTATACAAGCCCCTTATAAGAAGTGAGAATACTATTATTAAGAATACTATACTATAAGTTACCATCTACTGTACCTCTATTAATGTATTTATTACAAATGACAACATCAAACATACCAATAATCTCATTGATCTGATAAGCATTATAGTAGTGCATACCCTCTCCCAAAGGTGTACTTACACATAGAGCATTGAGGTGATATGCACTGAGACTATCATGTATATCCTTGACAATTCTCTTTATGGTATCACCACTAGAGATGAAGTCATCAAGAACTACAAGTATGTCCTTCTCACTGTCATACCTTCCTATACCATCCATATTATACCCATGAGTCTGTTGACTTTTCCTTGATACTATAATATATACTTCTCTGTGTCTTCTCTTTAGGATATAACTGACTGCTCCTGCAAGTATACAGCCTGATGTGCCTCTTACCACTATGTAAATAGCAGATTCAGGGGAAGGGAACTCCTTACATAACATATCTGCTACTCCTCCAATGTAGTCAGCACATCTACCAAAGTATCTACTTACAGGATAATATGTATCACTATTCTCTTTAAGGTAAGCATATCTCATATATCACCCCCCCCCCATCAGTTAGTCTTCAAGGACTTGACAAGAGAGCACTACACCACCTAGTTGCTGTGCAATTCTCTCTATGTGAATAGCCAGTCTCTCTTTAGTCTTGAGGGCATTCCAATGCCTTTGCTTGAGGAAGAATGGACAACTTTCTGAACTAGTCATATAGTTGTATGCTTCTTCACTCAAGTTGATTGTCTGAGTAGCTGGAATACTCTTTCTGGTCTTGATGACAATAACTTCTCTGTCTTTGTGGTCTGGACCTGACACCTCTATTGATGTCTTATCATAGCCACTTGCTGGACTTAATTTCTCAAGAGCATCAGCTGTCTCTTGGCTCACCATTGTTCTACCTTGTAGAGCAACAGTGAGACTTACTTTAACATCACTCATTTGCTTAGTTCATTCCTATTGTTTTACCTAGTCTTGCTACCAACATAGCTGCTTTAGCCTCAGCAGGAGCTAAGACATACCCTATAGCCTCCTGAGCTTCTTCAGGGAGGATAGTATATACCATACTGAATACCTCAGTTAACTCTTCATTGGTCTTGCCTTTGAGCATCTCAAGAACATCAATCAAGAGTTGAGGATTCTTAATATCCTCCCCTGCACCTGGTTCCTTCAGGGATTTAATACCTTTGTTGATTAACTCTTCATTCACTCCCTGTCCTACCCATTCAGGCTTCTTTTCTTCTTTCATGACTTTTTTTTTAGTTCATTATTAATCTAAATCAAAGTCAATGACCACTGGCTCTAATACAATAGGCTCAATGGTCAAATCCTCTTCTGTTATAGTTACTTCTTCTGGTTCAATACCACAGCTCTGGGATGTATCCCTTTCCATATTCATATGACATAGTTATAAATCTATTACATAATCAAATACACGTATAGCTGGTAAGAATGGGTCCTTAGCACTCAAGAATAGCAGTGCTACACCAAACATACCAGCTATGATAGCTAATATAAATGCAACTGTCAGTTGCAATCCCTTTAGTACATAAATCATAGGTTGTCTGGATGTTTATGTATAATCCACCTACAAGCACATACTATTATCAGGTGTTGCACACCAGTAGCAAAGAGAGTACCTATTACTATAGTCTGCCAGTCTGGTAATATAGTCCAGGCAGACAGGTATATAGCAACAAGAAAGAATGTTATCCATGTAGTACTACAGTAGATACAATAACCTAATGGATATGCAATGAATGCTAGGAACTTCTGCCACTTAGTTGGCTTCATACTAATACATTCATTCTCATTCAAGTCATCTTCAACCTCAGCCCAAGGCTTAAGTACCTTGTAGTACCACCAGTTGAATATCATGTTTTCAGGTTTGAGACAGTTCCTATAGAATAGTCCCAGCAGTCCTCCTACCACTCCCAGCAGGAAGAACTCAATTAATATATCTGCCATAGTCATCTTCTTCTTTATAAACAAGGTTATAGAAATCAATTTTACTCAGAGGAATTATATGTTTCCAGTGAAATGGTGTATCACCCTCTTCCATACTACCTGAACAAGTCCCCTCACCTCTATAGTATCTAATACTGCCATAAGATGGATTTATCTTACCACATGAGATAAACTCTGTTGCATCACTTACAAGGCATAGAGTACCTTCAGACAAATCCTCTCTAAAGACTTTCACAAATGACCAATCACGTATATCTCTGCTAGGGAGTAACAGACATTCACTATTTTTATAGTCATAGTACCTGCCATCATTCAGAAAGGCTCTAGTTGTGTTTCTATTAACAACTAATACTTCTATTCCTACTTTAGTATCCCTCCATGCTTCTGCTGGGTCTACTCTAACAAGTGTCACCTCACCAAATAGGGGACTATATAATTTAGTCCCCTTTGGTGCATTCAATAATTTCTGTGCTACATTCATACTATACTCCTTTCAAAGTTTGCTGCTGGGTTGGTGAAATCAAACTTAGATACTGGTACAACATATTTCCACCTACTAGTGAATTGTGGGCTCTCTACAGAAGGAACATCGCTAGATCTAAGTTGACTATCAAATAATCTATCATTTTTAGCATAATATCTAAGCAGCCAATCATTGGCATTATTACTGTTATTAACCATACATGGAGTATCAACTGGTGTAATATCAAATGTACTCCAGTCTCTGTTGTCTTTGCTTGGAAATAGAATACAATCAGCTTCAAGAGCACTGGAATATAGTCTGCCATCCTTAGTAAGGATTTCATCCATACCTTTGTCAGGTCTAACTACCTTAATAGGATAATCAGCTCTATTCCAATTCACATCTACCAACTCCACTTCCCCAAGTATAGTACACCACAGTCTTGTACCTTTTGGAGCATCTTTTAGCCTTTCAGCTATACTCATTACTTTACACATTTTGCTATCATTTTAAGGTTAATACCATCACAGGAAGCTACTAACATGAATACCTTCCCACCTTTACCTAGTCTCTTTAATTTCATATCTACTTGATTAATAGTTTATCAGTTTCAAGTAATGGTGTATACTCTATGTTTCTAAACAAGTATCCACATCTAACACACCAACACACTCCATATTCCTTTTCCTGACTCACATGTAACAATGTACAGTGGTCTAAGTATTCCTTTGTTGACCTTAGAAGAGCAAGTTGATAAGGAGAGTCTATAAGATATCTCCTTAATTTTGTCCCTACTATCCTTAGTAAGAAACAAACCATAAAACTTGTATTCACTCATCTTTTCTACAATTATAAGTTACTTAATAACCAATGAATAGCCCTACTATGCCACTCATTTCTGTCTCTTATTAGCAGCCTGTTAGCTTTGGGATATACATCAATTGTACCAAAGTTAGTAGTTGTTACTACAATCTTATCCATTAGCTCCTTAACAGAAGATACACTTGATAGTTGTTTCAGTTTAGGAATAATACTATTCCTAAATTTACTATCTCTAACATCTCTGATTCTTCTTTGATGTTCTCTCACATCTCTGAAGGATTCACCTAAATCTCCCATATTAATTGAATTTAAATGATTAATAATAGTACTCCCAACTGGACTTGAACCAATATTTATGGTTTAGGAAACCATTGGTCTATCCATTGACCTATGAGAGCATGTCATCTACTATGGCACTGCTATATTGCCAGATTTACATCAAGGAATTTGCACCTGAAGTACTCATACTGTATTAAGTTGTTCACTCTATCTTCACAGACTGAATTCACTCTTAGTATTAACTAAAGTTTTTTATATTATGAAACAAAAACAGTTCAAGTAAATAATGGTTTAAATCTGTCCCACTCTCTGAGTATGATCTCTCCAGCCTTGTTGATTGTCCCCATGTCTTTGAAGTATATCAATGCTTGGTAGTTACTCTCTATATGATACCGAGTCTCAAGAGTTTTGCAACCATTACCATTAGCAGAGGTTGCACCAGAGAAGAACCAAGCTTTCTCTTTAGGCTTTCTTACCCAATCACCATTCAGTGCTTTAGCAAGTTTACATAAGTCAACATAGGCACTAACACGTTCTACATCACATGAGGGCACTACTCTGCATAGTGAAGTATAAGTAATATCTTTCACTATATCTTCAAACTTCTCCTCAAGTTCCCAGTCCTTGAATGCATTTAATGCTATTGTTTTAAGAGCTGCATTATCACTCTTGTACCACTCTCTAGCTTGCTCTAAAGTGATACTTACATTTCTTGTTTCCATATGATTGTTATTAAGAGTTTTACTTTGACTAACTATAGTATATAGCCCTCTGGGTCCATTACCATTTGAACATATTGTACTAATTCTACCTGTTCTTTGCAACACAGCATATTTAACTGTTACACCAGATATTGGTAAACGTGTTGAATACTCAGTATGCTCAGGCAGGGTTGAGGTTATTATGGCCCATTCATAGCTGTTATATCTTCTTACTGCTATTATATCAAACACCCTAAGATTGTCTTCAAGTAGAGTTTCTTCTCTAATGATTAACCTATGGCTTGGAGCATTATTGCAGAATCTTGTACTAACATCCCTTACATTCACTGTTATAGGTATACCTGTATAGCTCACAGTTATTCCTATGTACTTGTCCATATTACTTGTTTTTAGAGTTAATAAAATTTAGCTCAGACTATGTTCACACACTGCCTGAGCCCATCAAACTTACATTTCAAATGTTACAAACCAATTCAACAACAGATTGAAATTTTCAAATAGTTATGTCTCTTATAGTTTCTTAATCTCACATTCTACCTCATTGAGTTCCTTCTTGAGTTGTTCAATAATTGCAGCCTTACAGTCATCACTCAAAGTACATAGTGTAATTTCACCATATGTGTATTTGAGTGGTCTAGTAACCTTTAACTCAACATCTGGGTCATTTTCTATGTCCTTAATGACATCTTTGAGGTTATCCATTTGCCTCTTGAGCTCCATTGCTCTTTCTATATTATCTATATTCATATCCTTGAAATTTGTTTCTTTGTAAGTATCTGAAGAACTCTCCTAAGGTGTATATACCTAGTCTGGCAAGCTCCTCATATTCAATTACATAATCAACTACTTTATAGTTGCTGTCTACTGTCAGGTATTTTATAGTTGCACTATTACTCATACCCTTATACCAGGATTGCTTGAATCTATAATAGATGTTATTGCTCTCAGGTATCATGAATGCCTCTTCAAATGAATAGTGCTCATCATTAGGTCCTGGATACTCTTCAGTATGTTCATTGATATAGTCTCTTACATGACACACTATATCTGTTGATCTAACATAATGCAGGTTCTGCCTGATATCAAATATAGGTCTGAAGTCCTTATTTGTTGCTACAATGAAACCAATGAGGTTAGATGTACCCTCATAGGTAGTTATGCTGTTCATTGTCTCCTCAGTTATGAACTTCCTGAGGAATGATTTCATCTTTTCTGTTGCCATAATATGAAATGTTTAAAACTAGCAGGAGCATAGATGCTGACTGTCAATCAAGAGTTATCAAATTACGCTTATGATATTGCTCCTGCTAGTATATTGTTAGTCTAAGATAACTGCATCATCATTGTTAATCATTTGATACTTAACAATGCTACCAATCAAGATAGGTTCTCTTCTATCTCTCACTCTTGCAAATATAGACCTGCCTGTATTATCCTTGCCTGTCTCAATGATAGTTACTGTAGCACAGTGTAGTCTTCTACTTGCAATAACAACACCTTCTCTGGTATTTTGGAGCTTACCTTTAAGTAAACCTCCAAGATTACTGTATTCTTTCAACATATGTTCTTTTTTAAAGTCTTGCATTGTTTTCATTTGATAGTATCTCCTATGCTATATTTGATGTATTCATACTTAGATACCTTGAAGTATTCAACTATATAAGTATTAGTTGAGTCTTTGTATCTGATACCTACATGGAATGCAGTCCAGCCTCTTCCCTTATCCACTACAACAGCAGAGGGGTAGTTAAGAAGAGAGGTTACTTTTGGTCTACATGATGTGAAAACCAATAGACTAAATAATAGTATGATGATATGTTTCATGATGCTTTCTCCTCCTTGTATTTAGCTATTTGTCTCTGTACTCCAAGTTCAAACTGAGTCAGTTCATCTAACTCTTTGCCTGCTATACTCATGAACAATGCAGCATTGCTCTCATGGTTCTCTTTCAACATACTGATGTGAGCTTTCTTACTTAATGAATAGCTATTACTACTGGCAATAGCTACTCTGTTAATTCTGTTTCTCATTTGATAATGTATTTAGTTTGATGATTTATTAAATGAATATGCATTACACAGCACTCATAGCATAGTGCCCCTAAGAATATAATTCACCCAAGATGTATTTCTACATCACCTACCTGTGCATCAGGTCCCTCATGCATATTGGGAGCCAGTATGAGAGTTGAACTCACAATCTCCATATATTAGTGGTGTTCTCACCTTTTGAACTACCTGGCTCTTATTTGTGTCCTTATCTGATAATCTATTATAGTATTATAGTATTCAAGTTCATAGTAACTCTAGGCTAATTAGCCCTTCTCCTTTACTTGTTGACAGAAGATGATGTATAACTGCTTTGCAATAAAGGCTTATGTTTGTCTCACTCTGTCTAACTTTCATACGGCATACTATATACTGTTGAATCCATCAATAACAGATTATCAGAACTGATATATTCTGCAAATCTACATAGTTATCTCATAGGTTTAGCCCCCTATGTTATCTTGTCTACTTACTGTTGTTCAGTAAACAAGCAGGCTATAACAAACATTGGTTCTATTGTTGCTCTCTAAAGGTTTGAATTAAACTAGGTGAATGATCTCTAAATTGCTATTATAATAGTCTAATGTTGTCTCTTTTGCTACTTGTTTGAAGCTGATTCTTCCCAACAATAGAGTACAATACCTGCTATTATGACTATTACTATTAGTACTTCATTGCTCATGATATTGATGTTTGACAGTATAAACAACTATGTATTGCTCTTGCTTATTGCTGGAATGAAATGAAAGGGTAAGGGAATAATGTGGTTATTCCTCTACCCAATCAGATACTCAGCTATTAAGCCTTCACTCTCACAATATCACTCTCTCCATCCTTCTCTAGAGTTACCAACTCAGCCTTAGACAAGTCAATGGTATCACCTACTCCTAATGTGCTATCATTGCTCATTGGAATATACTTGTTACCACCTGCAACCATCACAAACATGGCACTGTTACCATATTCTGAGGCTACTACTTTGGCACTTGATACAGCAGCTAATTCTTCTGCTTCAAACTTTCTTGAACTCTTGAAATTCCACTTACCTGCATAGGTTCTTAAACTACTAAAAATGTTCATAATGCTAAATTTTAAATGTTATATGATATATGTTAGTTATAGTGTGCAAGCACACCAGGAGCTCAGGAGGAGTAATGAGCTATACTCTTAACTTATAGCTAATAACTCAACCCAATCAACCAAGGACAAGGGAGGAGTAATGAGCTGTGCTTATAGTTGTTGTTGCTTACTTGTTGCTATCTAACCCACCAGAAGTAGTAAGTAAATAGAGGTTAATTATAAAACATAGCTATCAATAACCTCCCCAATATCATAATTCTTCTGGTGCTATTGTTGATAACTGGTATCCAAAACACCTAGTTGTTTTCATCTAAAATAGGTTCAGTGCGAAGCACTGAACTAGGTCATAAATCACAGTCAATTTACACCCATTTATACCTCTCACTCATTAACATTTATTAGTATTAAACACCAATTATGAGTTGATATGCTATTTGAATCACACCTGATTGATTATTTGTTGCTACCAACAATTGCATAAATGACATCAATTCAAGTAACAAATTGAGGTGTCTTCAAATGATGTTTGAGCACCTCTTCAAATGTCACTCCACAAAAAGTTGGACTATATATAGTATATTATATAAATATAATATATAGTATTAGTAATAGTCCAGTTTCTTGTTGTATGCAAATGGAGGAAAAAAGAATAGTGAGGGGTGAAACCCTCACTATTAATAGATGTTAAATGGAAACTCTGATAATATCAGCCTCACCATCCTTCTGAAGTGTGACTAATTTAGCCTTGGTGAGATCAATGAATGTACCAACAGGAACTTCAGAATCTCTGTCCATTGGTATATACTTATCATTACCAGCAACCATATGAAAGCAACATGAGTTACCATACTCTGATGGAACAACAACTGCTTCCTTAACACAAGCAAGCTCCTCTGGAGTGAACTCTCTACTAGATTTGAAACTCCATTTACCTGCATAACTCTTAAGTGTACTAAAGATATTCATAACTGTATAATTTAATTGGTTTATATTCAAATACTTAGGAAGAGTAATGAGCTATGGAATAGGGATAATAGTATATCCCCATTTAACAACTAAACTCATATCTGCGTAATCATATTCAAGCTGCATGTCCTTAATGAAAGACATATGCATCTCTATATATTTGCTAGCCTCATGCACATTAGCATCACTTCTGATTGGAATCTCAATTCCAATTCCAGACTTAGGGAAGAATACACAATAGTTCATAGCTTATCACAACCAAGGTCCATAACTATAGAGTCCAGTCTGAACTCAAGATACTTATTCTCTTGAGAGAGGTGATGAACCTCTCTCATAGCACTGCATAAACAGAGTGCCATAGCCAGTAGTACTGACAACATAACAATAGTCTTCATAAGATGTAAGTTTAATGATTCAAGTATGTGGGAGAAGTAATGAGCAATGCCTTATCTAGTGTGGATATCCCATCTATGAATAACTAACTCCTCTAACTCATCAACATCTACATCATAGTAGAATGCAGCATCACTGCACACATCATGGAATCTACTGTATAGTATGATCTCAGCAATATGTAGATCATAGAATGACTCTAATGCTGTTAACAGTGCTTCAGGCAATGTACTTAACTCTTTCATAATAGATAATTTTAATGATTAATACTCAGATGCATGAATGGAGTAATCCCTCTCAAACATGACAGGGGGGATAACCCCAAACTCAAAACCAAGGGGGGACCATGAGTTAATTGGTAACCACACCTACACACCAAAAGCATCTTCTAGAAAATAGAATAAAAAAAAAATCAATTATATTTGGAATTGTGGATTAAATTACATATCTTTGCAGTCTAATTATATAGAACTATGAATAAAGTATTGAAGTTTGTAAGTGACTGGATATGGCAATTACCACAGAACCTAATAGGTCTTGGATATAAAGCCATCATTAGTAAGGACATCATCAGTAGAGTACAAGAAGATGCTGAGTATGAATGCTATCTGAAGAGAAGTAATGGTGGAGTAACACTGGGCAAGTATATCTTTGTGTATCAGAGATACAGTGATTTAGCTAAGACTATACAGCATGAAAGTGGTCATGTTAAACAATCAAAGATACTAGGTCCACTCTATTTACTAGTGATAGGTTTACCCTCAATCATTCATGCAGCCATGCATAGAACAGTGTGCAAGAACCCTAACTACTATCACTTCTACACTGAGAAGTGGGCTAATAAACTAGCTGGACTCACTGTTGATAACAACAAGTTAGCTTCTAAGTAACTATGCTGAAGAATAGTTTTAGTGGACAAGCCACTTAATAGAGACTTCTGGTGGTATATAATACATTGAGAGTCAATGACTTGACATTTGTTAACACTAAGTATTTGCATATCTCAAGTATTTTACATACCTTTGCAGAGAAGTAAGAATAGTATATAGGGAGATACAGACCCCATTTCAATGAACTTAAATGACACCCATAAATTGTATATTTGAACTGTATCTCCCACACTGCCCCATAGTGTAATTGGTTAGCACATAAGACTTTGATTCTTAGATTGTTGGTTCAAGTCCAGCTGGGGTAACTTGATTGTTTTCATAATGTTAAAGAATGGGATTTCACTCATAGCTATATTGGTCTGTGAAGATAGGTATAGCTTCTTATGTTGGGTTGGACAAGTAGGTTAAGTCACCACCCTTTCAAGGTGGTCATCATGGGTTCAAATCCCATACCCAATACAATAGTACTCAAGGGTCCTGTAGTGTAAATGGCTAACACTTCTCACTTGCACTGAGACATTGGGGTTCAAGTCCCACAGGTATCCACTCACATATTTCATGTTTTTATAATTTAGTGTTTGATTTTTCAGCTTTGGGGGTGTGCTTTAACACCCCTGTTTGTATATTGGAGAGAAGCTTAAGTGGCCATAAGCAACTGCCTGTTAAGCAGAAGATAGTAGGTTCAAGTCCTATCTCTCCAGCAACTTAAAGTAGTGAAATTATGTTAGTAGAAGTAGAAGACAGAAGAAAGATTAAGAAGGTTCATTTTAAGAGCTCAGAGTTATTCAGACCTGAAGCTGAACAGATGGTTATTGACCTTTATAATAACATTATTGAGACTGAAGATCAGCTGAATGAAGCTAGAGAGTTAGTAAGAAGTCTGGAGAAGGAAGTTAAAGAGAAGAAGATGAAGTTCTCTTGTTTGGAAGGTCTGTTTGATTTAGAATTTGAGACCAAAGAACAGGAGAGAGTGGAGACTCAGAGAGTTATGTTGGGAATAGTTAATCCTGGAGACCCAAGTAACTAGTAGTTAGTATTGAGATGTAGCTCAGTTGGTTAGAGCACCACTCTGATAAGGTGGGAGTCAAGAGTTCAAGTCTCTTCATCTCAACTGTGTGGATAGCTTATCTGGTAAAAGTGCTTCACTGTGAATGAAGAGATAGGGTTCGAGTCCCTGCCACACCCTTTAAAATAAACATTATGGTAAATATAGATAAAGACACCTTAAACAAATGGATAAATATAGATAAGTTATCTTATGTTGAAATAGGGAGAAGGTTAGAATGTAGTATAGCTTATATAAAGAAGTATGCACTAAAACTTGGAATATTCTTACCTGTTAGAAATACTAAGAGTACTTCATCTTGGAATAAGGGAAAACACAAATACAATTGTATAAATTGTGGCAAGAGTATTCCAAGTAGAGGGGTATTCAGAAAGTACTGTTCTATTAAGTGCCAGAAAGAATATGAATTAAAAGAGAAGTATCAAGAATATCTTGATAACCAAGATAAATATTCTGGAATAGAAATAAAATATGATTGGTTGAAACCAATTATACTTAATGAACAAAATAATAAATGTAGTATTTGTGGAATGGAGCCTATATGGAATGGTAAGGAGATACACTTTATATTAGACCATATAGATGGAGATGCTACAAATAATAGAAGGACTAATTTAAGACTTGTATGTCCTAATTGTGATTCTCAATTAGATACTTATAAGGCAAGAAATATTGGTAGAAGTACAAGAAAATACAAGCCAGTTAGTTATAGGAATGTATCCCCTTAGTCTTATACACTATAGGAAGGGTAATAGGTTACATGAGGGTTCAAGCCCCTCCATTCCTACAAGACAGTGGGTTCAAGTCCTACCCTCAGTACTATAGTATCCCATAGCTCAATAGGTAGAGTAACTGGCTTTTAACCAGTGGGTTCTGAGTTCAAGCCTCAGTGGGATAACATTTGGGAGTACTTTAATGTGGTGAATTAGTTCAGACTGTAAATCTGATGCCTCTGGCTATGTGAGTTCAATTCTCTCTACTCCCACTCTTCTGAAACAAAGAAATTTAGGGTTTGTTATCCCTGTAAGGTAACAGTAATAGCACAAACATATGTGTGCTTCCCTTCAATGCCCTCTTGGTGGAATGGTTAAGACACACTAGATTTAGGCTCTAGGCATTGTAGGTTCGACTCCTACAGGGGGTACACATTCTTAAACTTAAATGTATGACAGAAACTGAGATTCTTGATAGGTTGAAAGCTAAACCATACTTAATGAATATGGGAGCAGGAAACCTAGCCAAGCTGTTTAAGGTAAAGAGAGATACTATATACAAGTTAAAGTCACAGGTTAGGAGTAACCTCCCTAAGATACTTATATTTGATATAGAGACTTCACCAATGAAGGCTTATGTATGGTCAAGATGGAAGCAGAACATTCATCTGGAACAGACTCTTGCAGAGTGGTTTTGTATTAGCTGGTCAGCTAAGTGGTTATATGCAGATGAGACTATGCATGATGTACTTACACCTGAAGAGATTCTGAAGGAAGATGATAAGAGAATCATGGCTAGACTATGGCAGTTATTTGATGAAGCTGATATTATTATTGCACACAATGGCATTGACTTTGATATACCAAGATGCAACAGTAGATTCATTCTATTAGGGTTCCCACCTCCTAGTACATATCAAGTGATTGATACTAAAAGAGTTGCAGCTAAGCAGTTTGGATTCAGTTCTAATAAGCTAGATGCACTTGCTGGATACTTTGGTATAGAGCATAAGATGGATACAGACTTTGAGTTATGGGCTAAGTGTATGATGGGGGATAAAGAAGCTCTTGGATACATGGAGATGTATAACATCAAAGACACTGAGATACTTGAAGAAGTATATCTTAAGTTAAGACCTTGGATAAAGAACCATCCTAATGTTGGTATGTACCTTGATTCTAAAGAACCTATATGTGCTAGCTGTGGAAGTCATGAACTTACACCTATAGATAAGTACCATTATACTCAGACAGCCAAGTACCAGCTATACAGATGTAAGTGTGGTGCATTAAGTAGAGGAAGGGTTAATCTGTTAGATAAAGTTAAAATGAGGAGTTTAGTGACTAGAATACCAAAATAAACTATCATTTTACTTGCACAGTTCATATAAAATACATACCTTTGTAACATCAAATAAGAGATAAATGGAGACATTATTAACAACTATATATGATGAGGAAGAGACTCACTCTAGAAGTAGTATATTCAACTTCTTCCTTACATATGTTAATGTGCTGGAAGGCATAAAGACACAGATAAAGAATGTGCATTGGGCTTCACTCAAGTTGCCTAATAGTGATAAGAGAGGAGCACATTTATACCTTGATGACTTCCTTGAAGTAGTTGGAAACTTCCAAGACCTAGTAGCTGAATCAGCTATGGGTATAACAGGAGAATCATTTGAATTTAACACTGTAAGAGGTGTTCCATTCCATGCTTCAAGTACTGATGAACTCATCAAGTATATACAAAACAAGACAGTAGAGTTCTATGATGCAATACCTAAAGAGACTATCTATGCAGGTATTAAGTCAGAGACGGAGACTTTCATACTGAATATCAATCAATATGTATTCAGATTTAAGTTAACAGACTGATGACCTGGTGGTGCAACTGGTAGACACAATAGGTTTAAACCCTATGAGTTGGGGGTTCAAATCCCCCTCAGGTTACTTGCAAGTTGGTGAAATTGGCATCACATGGGGCCCATAACCCTAAGTTCAGGTTCGAATCCTGGCTTGCCCCTTATTTAATCAAAGCAATATGGCAAAGGAAGAGAAGAAAGAAGAATCATCCTACATGGTAGCTATAGACAGACCCACCATAAGAGGAATTGTTCAAGCAGCTAATGATTTGGAGATTAAAAGAGAACAGATAGTATTACTGGTAAAACAGGGTGAACAGTATGTTCTGGTGTATTACACTTAAATATAGAAAACATGAAGAGTAGATTAAGATTCCCAGAGAAGAAAGCAGAAGAAGTGAAAGAGGTTAATCCTAATGTAGTTGTAGAAGGTCCCCACTCATTAAGAGACTTGATGGTATTTGATGCAGTGAGCAGATATAAGTCTGTAGCTAGGCAGATGAGAAGAAACAAGGTTACTCAGTTTGGTACTATGATACCTAAGAGACCCTTCAATAATAGAGGTAACACTTCTACAAGAGGTGTTCACAGTAGGGTGAATAATGAATATAAGAAAGAGATTTATGGAAGAATTAAAGCAGGACTATAATGCTGAACCAGTAGAATACTGCACTCACTGTTTATCCCTGGCAATAAGAGATGTCAATGGGCAACCCTATTGTGATAAGTGTGGCTGCACTACAACAGCTAAGACAGACATACATACTTGGGAGAAGATGTATGGTCATATGTATGGTGGTAAATATATAAACAAGAAATAATGGAGAAAGTAAAGAAGGAAGAGGCTTGTGCTGTAAAAGAGTTCAGCATAGATGAATTAAGAGGTATGCTACATCAGACAAGTGAACAAGCAAGAAGCTTATTTGATGAGAACAAGAAGCTCAGAAAGGTAGTTGAAGAGATGAACATGACTAATCTGTTCAAGAGGCTAGACTACTTGTTTGCAGTGGTAAACAGCACAAGTGAAGCATTCTCAGCAGACTTCAAGAAGCAGTGTGCAGATGAGATTCAGAACATGATGTTTGCACCAGAACCAGAAGAAGAGAAAGAATAAGGAGGATACTATGGAAGTGGCAGCTAATAATGTAATTAGAATACCTACTTCACTTCAGATGTTCTTTAGATACTGGTATGAGTTCCTCAAACCATTCCATAAGTTAACTGACAGAGAGATAGATGTAATCACAGCATTCACCTATAAGAGGCATCAACTGAGTAAGGTCATATCAGACCAAGAGATACTTGATAAGGTGCTTATGTCAGAAGATACTAAGAAGAAGATAAGAGAAGAGTGTGATATAACACTGGCTTACTTTCAGGTCATTATGGGTAAGTTGAGAAGGAATAAGGTTATTATTGATAATAGGATTAACCCTAGGTTCATTCCTAATATCACAGAGGAGAATGGAGCATTCAAACTAATGCTGTTATTTGATATAAAATGACCTACCAAGATGCATTGAAGCAGGTGGCTGATGATACTGGCATACCACTTGAAGTAGTTAAAAGAGCATATGAGTCTTACTGGTTATTCATCAGAGAGACTATAGTAAACCTTCCTCTTAAAGAGGAACTGAGTGAAGAAGAGTTTAGTAAGTTAAAGACTAACTTTAATATCCCATCACTAGGCAAGTTAACTTGTACTTATGATAGGATGCAGGGAGTAAGGAAGAGATTTGAATACATAAGGAAGTTAAGAGATGATAGTAGTAAAGAAGATTAGACCAATGTTCACAGATGTGTATACAACTGCTGAGATGTTGGAAGAGAAAGATATGAAAGTAGGTTCTTTGATTGATGTTTCAAAGGCTAACAAGACTATTAAGGAGTTCCAGAGAGTTATAGCTGTAGGACCTCATGTAAATGGTATCAATGTGGGTGATTTAGTATGTGTGAATCCAACTAGATTTGGTAAGCCATATCAGAAGAAGAACTCAATTGGTGCGGCTACAGAAGAGTATGAGACTATGATTTCATATCAGTTTGATTTCATTGAGATTGATGGTCAGCCAATCCTTAAACTACAAGACAGAGACATCAGTTATGTAGTTGAAGAGTATGAGGAAGTAGAGGACTTTAACCCCACTCCCACCATTGTAACTGAGGAGCAGTTAAGAGGTAAACCAAGCATTGAATTGAATTAATAATGGAGCCTGCTTGCAGAGATGTAGGCAGGCTTTTTAGTTATATACATATGAGATTATTAAAGTTTGAATCATATACACTGACAGTAGAGCCTGAGGCACTATTGGTAAAGTCTATTAAGACTATTTGGAACAGAGATAAGACTAGAAGCAAGGACAAAGCTCTTATGGAGCTAGGTTATATCTACTTCATGGTAGACCCTAGAAGTACCTACTCTTATATAGCTGACCCAGACACAAGAGCAGCTAAGATCATAGATGAAGAGGGACTACCTAAAGGATGGAAGCCTGATAAGATAGTACTAGAAGCAATGAAGTCTTATGGTGATTCAGTTATAACCACATCATCAGAGCTTCTTGAAGATACTAAGGCAGCAGTTGCTAAACTAAGAAAGTACTTGAGGGAGTTTGATTTTGATGCTAAAGATGATAAGGGTAAGCCTTTATATCCAATTAACACCTTCACCTCTGCTGTCAAGCAGGTTCCTGAACTGGCAGAGAACTTAATGAAGGCAGAGAAGGCTGTAGCACAAGAGATAGTTGAGAATAGTAAAATGAGAGGTCAAAGAGAGAAGAACATACTAGAGGATGGAGTAATATGAGAATAGAAGATGCAGTTAATGCTCTGAACCAGTATATATCTGAAGTTAGGAGAAAGAGAGACCTCAATGTTAATAGCTTTCTGGTGGTAAGAAGATGGGTCTCTCAGACTGAGACTGGTTTCAGAGCATACAAAACAGCTCATGTTGAGATTAACTTGGTGGGTGCTGACAAACCTCAGAAGGTAATAGAGGTAGTTTATACTGGGAGAATTGTTTCAACAGAGGAAGAGATAGTGGTTAAGCATATTGAGATGGCTGCTCTGACTAAAATCTATGAGGTCATTCAGACAGACATATTCAATCAATTAGTGGAGGGTACATATGAAAGTATTATACCAGACAAATGAATTTCAAACACCTATTACAGATGAACTATTAGAGGCATATCCTAAAGAGGTTAGAGATGAGTTCTTTGATGTGATAAACAATGTTGAGTTTATTAAGAGGCTAATCTCACCTAACAGACTAAGAGCTAGAGACTTACCTAGAGATGAGTCTGGTAAGATAATTGTAGATGTCATGAATCCTCATATACTTGAGGACATGGACTACTTCAGACAGACAGGCCTGTACTTTCAGAAGTATGGCAGATTCACTGGCTTAAGACCTAATGGTAACCCTAATTCTGAGTACATGAAGTGGCTTAGAATGGAGACACACAGATGCTGGTATGGTATGGTAAGACCAGAAGATGGTGAATGGGTAACAGGTGAGATGTATTTCTACCTTAACTTCATGCCTATGGAGCTTACTGAGAAGATTGAAGGACAGGCTAAGGCTGTAAATAGAAAGACATCTACTCCTAGACCTTGGGAAGGTTCTTATCTATGGTTCCATTATATACATCAAGCCAGATATGGGGGAATGTATGACTGGGAAGGTGGTCATGATGCATTACAGATAGCAACCAGAGGTGCTGGTAAGTCATTCTCATGTGCTTCTATGCTTGCCAGACTATTCATATTAGGTGATAATGAGCACTATAATAAGAAGGTGAACTCCTTCATTATGGCATCTAACAAGGATACTTTGAGTAACAAAGATGGTACTCTTAAGAAGTTTGAAGCATGTATAGATGTATGTGCTGAGCATATGCAGTGGCCTGCTAGCAGACTATACTCATCACTGGATAAGATGGTATGGGAAATGGGATACATTGACCCAGAGACTGGTGTGAAGAAGGGTACTAGGAATGGTACTTATGGTATCACTACTAATGATGATGCAGAGAAGGGTAGAGGTAGTAGAGGGGCTAAAATCATCTATGAAGAGATGGGTAGATTCCCTAAATTCCAGACTGTATGGACTGTAAATGAACCTTCTGTAAGGGATGGTAAGGATGTTTGGGGACAGATGATTGGTATTGGTACTGGTGGTTCTGAGGGCTCAAATTTCTATGGTATCTTGCAGATGATTTATAATCCAAAAGGCTATAATGTATATGCTCTGCCTAACCTGTATGACAAGAACACTAATGGTGAAGGTAAGACTATATTCTTCTTTGGAGCATACCTGAACAGAGGTGGATACTACAATAAAGATGGTGTCTCAGATGTAGTAGCTACTATACTTGATATCCTCAAAGAGAGATATGATGTTAAGTATAACTCTACTGACCCTAACAGACTAACTCAGGTAGTTGCTGAAAGACCTCTGACTATTCAGGAGGCTATTATGAGGAAGGAATCTTCTATGTTCCCAGCTGCTCAGTTGAGTGACAGGAAGAATGAGATTGATGCTAATCCTCATATATTTGATGATGTATATACAGGCAGAATGACTATTAAGAATGGTGTGCCTGAGTTTGTACCTTCAGATGTTAATATTATCAGAGAGTTCCCACATAAGGATAACAGACTGGATGGAGGTATAGAGATATATCAATTACCTAAGAAGAATAAAGATGGTATAGTTCCTGCAAATAGATATATAGCAGGTACTGACCCTGTAGATGATGATGCAGCTAAAGAGTCATTATCACTTCAGTCTACATTCATATTAGACTTGTGGACAGATGAAATAGTAGCTGAGTATACTGGTAGACCAACCTTTGCAGATGACTACTATGAGCAGTTGAGATTACTGCTTATCTATTATAATGCAAAGGATAACTATGAGAATAATAAGAAGGGTCTGTTTGCCTACTTCAATAGAATGAACTCACTGAGTTTGCTTAGTGACACTATTGGTTATCTTAAGGATAAAGAAGTAGTCAAGATGCCTTCTGTAGGTAATCAGAGTAAGGGTTTTGCAGCTAATAAGTTCATTAATGCCTATGCCAGACTGCTATATAGAAGCTGGCTGTTAGCACCAGTGACTCTGGTGAAGGAGATAGATGGACAGGCTACTGAGATTACCACCACAAGGCTTCATACATTAAAGGCTAGGGCTCTTATACAGGAATCTATTCAATGGGAGTCTATGGGTAACTATGATAGAATATCAGCTATTGGTGCTCTTATGTTGTTAAGAGAGTATATGGTTATACAGTATCAGAATGACTTCAGTGAGGAGAGAACTGAGAGGGTACAGAAGAGCTATCTTGGTAATGACAAGTACTTTGAAAAGAACTATGAAAAGAGGCTTCAGAAGATGCATAGAAGCTATAATCAGTAAATTTAGTAAATAATGTAAGTATGAGTAACTAATTCACTTATGCACTTGTGTAAGTGAATTAATTTACTTACTTTTGCAGTGTTTAATAGAGATATATGGTAGGAGGAGAGAAGTATATAGCATATCTTCACATTAATAAGACTAATGGTAAAGTGTATGTAGGAATAACACACCACACTAATCCTGAACTTAGGTGGAGAGGGGGCAGAGAGTATAGGAAGAATGTGGTGTTTACTAGAGCCATATCTAAGTATGGTTGGGAAGGGTTTAGCCATATAATTCTCTTTAGAAACTTACCCAAAGAAGCTGCTTGTAGAATAGAATCTAAACTCATAACCAGATATAGGAAAAGGAACCTCTGTTATAATGTAGCAGATGGTGGGCAGGGAGTATCCTCTATGAACTCTTATATAAGAAGTAAGATAAGTGAATCTTGTAGAGGTAGATTTATTGGAGACTCTAATCCAATGAGGAATCTCACAGATGAGCAGAGAAAGTTTCATTCTGAAAAGATGAAAAGAACTTGGGAAATTAAGAGAAATTTGATTCTTAAGAATCAAAAGGAAGGTTTTAAAAGAGCCAAAATAGAGGGTAGGTATGTAAATAAGAGACCAACCTTAACTGCTGAACAGAAAGATAAAATCTACTCTGCTGTAAGTAAAGCTAGGAGTGTACCAGTATTATGCTTTTCTGAGAATGGAGTATTTATTAGAAGATATAAATCATTGAGCGAAGCTAATATGAGTTTTAATATAGACATAAAAAATTCAAATATATCTAGAGCATGTAGGGACTTTAATAAGACTGCTTATGGATATAGATGGAGATATGATAAGAAAGGGGATAAGTATGGATAGTCAATTCGCCAATTTCCCTAGACAGATGTTGCCATTTAGTCAGAAGACTAAGAAGTGGAGAAAGAACTGTGTTCTATGGGCTAATAATAAGACATTCTTTAATTATAGTCTTGTCAGAAAGTCTGTTATCCATAAGCAGATTAACTACAATCTCCTTAGAGGAAAGCTTAATATGCAGGATATGCAACTAGTATTGAATCCTGATGACTTAGAGGCAGGATATATACCAGATAGAATACAGCACTATCCTATAATGAATAGTAAGCTGAATGTGCTAAGAGGTGAAGAGTCAAAGAGAGTCTTTGATTTCAGAGTAGTTGTAACTAACCCTCTTGCCATCTCTGAAATTGAGAATAACAAGAAGGCAGAGTTATTACAGAGGCTACAGGAAACTATTAGTGATACAGCTCAGAGTGAAGATGAGTTCAATCAGGAATTAGAGAAGATTAATGACTACTATACATATGAGTGGCAGGACCTTAAAGAGATAAGAGCTAATGCTTTGCTTAATCACTACATCAAGGAATATAACATTCCACTGCTGTTTAATGATGGTTTCATGGATGCTATGACTGTAGGTGAAGAACTGTACCAGTGTGATATAGTAGGAGGTGAACCTGTTATTGACAGATTGAATCCACTAAAGGTGAGAATATTCAAGTCTGGCTATAGTAATAAGGCTGAAGATGCAGATATCATCATACTTGAGGATTACTGGTCTCCTGGCAAAGTTATTGATAGTTACTATGATGTACTGACTAAGAAGGACATTGAATATATAGAGTCTCTGCCTGACCATATAGGTCAGAATACAGTAGACAGTATGGGTAATATAGATGAGAGATATGGCTTTGTGAATGCCAGCATGATTGGTGATGAGATTACTACTTCTGATGGCTTCTACTTTGACCCTGCTAATCTATTCCCAGACAGTGTAGGTTATTCACTACTACCTTATGACTTAGCTGGTAACTTAAGAGTACTTAGGATATACTGGAAGTCAAAGAGAAAGATTAAGAAGGTTAAGTCTTATAATCCTGAAACAGGTGAAGAAGAGTTTAACTTCTATCCTGAAGACTATACTATAGATGTGACTAAGGGTGAAGAGGAATACTCTATGTGGATTAATGAAGCATGGGAAGGTACTATGATTGGTAATGAGATATTTGTTAATATGAGACCAAGACTAGTACAGTATAACAGACTCTCAAACCCATCAAGATGTCACTTTGGTATAGTAGGCTCAGTGTATAACCTTAATCAAGGCAGACCCTTCTCATTAGTAGATATGATGAAGCCTTACAACTATCTGTATGATGTGATTCATGATAGGTTGAATAAGGCTATAGCTAATAACTGGGGCTCACTTGTAAGACTAGATTTAGCTAAGGTTCCATCTACTTGGGATGTTGATAAATGGATGTACTATGCTAAAGTTAATCACATCTTAGTTGAGGATTCTTTTAAAGAAGGTAACTATGGTGCAGCTGCTGGTAAACTAGCTGGAGCTATGAATAATGCTTCTTCTGGTGGTATTTCACTGGACCAAGGTAACTACATACAGCAGTTGACTAACCTGTTAGAGTTCATCAAGATGGAGATGGCTGAGGTTGCAGGTATCACCAAACAAAGAGAAGGTCAAATATCCAACAGAGAAACAGTAGGTGGTGTTGAGAGAGCTACTTTACAGTCTAGTCATATCACTGAATGGCTATTTATACAGCATGAAGATGTTAAGAAGAGAGTTCTTGAATGCTTCTTAGAGACAGCTAAGATTGCTCTTAAAGGCAGAAGCAAGAAGTTCCAATACATCTTATCAGATACATCTACCAGAATCATGGAGATAGATGGAGATGAGTTCTCAGAAGCTGACTATGGACTAGTGGTAGACAACAGCAATGGCACTCAAGAACTGAATAGTAAACTTGATACATTAGCACAGGCTGCTCTACAGACTCAGACTCTTTCATTCTCTACTATTACTAAACTGTATACTTCCTCTTCACTTGCTGAAAAGCAGAGACTGATTGAGAAGGATGAGCAGCAGATTAGAGAGAGACAGCAGCAAGCTCAGCAAGAACAGTTAGAAGCTCAACAGAATATAGCTCAGATGCAGGCACAACAGAAGCAGGCAGAACTACAACAGAAAGAGCAGGCTAACATCAGAGACAATGAAACTAAGATCATTGTAGCTCAGATGGGCAAATATGCAGGTGAAGAGACTAGTGAGGATATAGAGTTCAGTGAAGAAGCTAAAGCTAATCTGCTTGAGAAGATAAGAGAGTTTGACCTGAAGCTTAACTTAGATAAGCAGAAGTTGAGACTAGACAAGGAAAAGGTTAGGACTGATGCAAGACTCAAAGAGAAACAGATAAATAAGAAACCAAGTAATACTAAATAATATGAAGAGATTTAATGGCATAATTGAATCAGAATTTGCACCTGCATCCACTATGGATATGTGGTTATTTAGGGGGAACCTTAAGTACTTTGGTCCTAAAGGGTGGACAGGTGTAAGTTCAGGAGGTTCTCAAGCATTAGCTAAAGTAGCTTACAGTGGGAGCTATACTGACTTGATTAACACTCCTGACATTCCTGCTCCTTATACCTTACCAGAGGCACAGGTAAGTACCATTGGTGGAGTTAAGAAAGCGGCTGCTATAACTAGTCTGTCAGCAGATGCTGAACTAGCAGCAGTAACAGCTAAGCTAAATGAGTTAATACAAAAACTAAAAGATGCAGGTACTCTTGACATACCTGTTAGTTAAAACATATGAGAGAATTTACAACTATAGTAGAGTCAGTTGCTGCACCAAGCACTGACAAGTTATGGATTGATAGTGGTGTATTGAAGTACTATGATGGTGCTTCATGGAAAGCATTCACCTCCTCTGGCTGTGGCTGCTCTATTGAAATCAGCAAGCAAAACACATGGATTATTAATGGTGTTGATACTGGGAAGCCTTCAAAGGGAGTCAATGGCTACAATGGAGAAGATGGTATCACACCTAAGATTGGTCCTAATGGAAACTGGTGGATATGCAACACAGATACAGGTGTATTAGCATCTGGAGCTAATGGTAAACCAGGGGAAGCAGGTGAGAATGGTATAACTCCTCACATTGGTAGTAACTATAACTGGTTTATAGCTCAGACTGATACTGGGGTACTTGCTAGAGGTACAAATGGTAAAGATGGAGACCCAGGACCACAAGGTCCTCCAGGAGAGAAAGGTGATCCAGGAGAACAAGGTACACCTGGGATTGGAGCTAGAACTGTATTTGCTTTCAAAGTAAGTGCAACTATTCCTGCAACACCAACTGGTGGTAGCTGGGACCCTGAAACTGATACAGTCACTTATCCTGTTGGATGGAGTGGTGATGACACTCAAGAAGATATTGTCTGGATGTCTCATGCTGTATTCAATACAGATGGTAACTTAGATAAGGGAGGTTGGAGTAAGCCTATCAGAATGACAGGTAAAGATGGAACCAATGGTACTGATGGTACCAGCATTGAGTTCATATTTAAGTTAACCAAGAACACTCTTACTGAGCCTACTAAACCTGACAATGATCCTAATACTACAGGCTATGTTCCTGAAGGATGGACAGACCATCCTCAAGGTATTTCTATAGAGATGCAATCTGAGTGGGTTTGCTCTAGAACTAAAGGTGAAACTGCTTGGAATGACTGGGATGGGCCATCACTTTGGTCTAAGTGGGGAACTGATGGTAGAGATGGTGATGGTGTTGAATACATCTATCAGAGAAAGAACAATGCTATACCTCCTGCAAGACCTACTGAAACATCACAAGAACCTGAGTTCCTTCCTGAAGGCTGGACTGATAATCCTACTGGTGTAGATTCAAACTACCAATGGGAATGGGTATGTCTCAGAAAGTACAGAGATGGTCTTTGGGGAGAGTTCAGTAACCCTGCTCTTTGGGCTAAGTATGGTGAAGATGGTACTAATGGAGAGAATGGTAACAGTGTTAGAGTAATGTATGCTAAGACTGATGGTTCTGATGAAACTCCTCCTGTTATTGCAGATAACATAAACCCAGGAAGTATATGGGGAACAGCTATGCCTAACTATAGTGGCAATGAAGCTGTTTGGGGTATTCAGGCTACAGTTAGCTATGACAATAAGCTGGTAACTAACTGGCAAGGTCCATATCTGATTACAGGTGTTAATGGTAAGGATGGAACTCCTGTTAACTATAAGACTTATGTATTCAGACAGAGTGATGATAAGCCTCTTGGACCTACAAGCAATGACCCTGAGAACCCAGGAAATGGTTGGGTAGATTACCCTAATACCTCTGGTAACTGGTGGCAGTGTATTGGTTCAGTTAATGGTGTTACTGGTTTAGTAACTGAATGGAGTGAGGTATTACCTTTGAATGGTAAGGATGGTACTGCACAAGATGGTAAGTTCACTGAGTTTAGATTTGCAAAGAGCTCTACTGATGATGCTCCAAGCATTAATAAGACTGTAAGAACTCCATCAGGTTGGACACTGACATTCCCCACACTGAATGAAGGTGATATCATGTGGATGACTAAAGCTGTTATTAACCCTGATGATACTCTCCACTCTAATTGGGAAGACCCTGTTAGAATTAGTGGAGAAAGAGGTCCTCAAGGTCATGATGGTCCTGCTGGACAGCCAGGTGCTCCTGGTAGTCAAGGTGTTAGTGGTATCCCAGGTGTATCATATGAACTAAGATACTCATTAGGAGTTGAAGATTCCTATGATGCTACATGGAATAGTACAGTAGCTTCTACTAGAAATCCATCTTCTTATGGTTGGTCAACTGAGTTACCTGCTACTACAGAAGCTAAGCCTTACATCTGGATGACACAGGCTAGAATTAAACTAGCTGACAATGATGATACAGTTGGTTCACTTCAAGGAACATGGTCAGAACCATTCAGACTGAGTGGTGTCAATGGACTTGATGGTGCACCTGGACCTGCTGGTAAGAAGGGGCAAGTAGTATATCCAATGGGTGTTTACAGTAACACTACATCTTATACTACAACTGATACCAAAGCACCATATGTATATGATCCAAGTGATGGTAACTTCTATGTACTGAATGCTGAGATGACTTGGTTAGGTACACAGCAAGATAACAGAACTCCTTCACAAGACTTTGCTGCTAATGGTGGTAAGTACTGGTTGAAGTTTGATTCATTTGAAGCTATCTATGCTAAGATTGGTATCATAGCTAATGGTCTTATTGGTAGTGCTGTATTCAATGGTGACTATATGTTTAGTCAGCAAGGGGTTGATGCAAGTGGGATTGCTACTTCCTCCTATGAGAAGTTTGGTACTGATGATTTTACTCCTAATTATCAAGTTAATTTTGCTACTGGCGATGTTACTATGAATAAAGGAACTGTGAATAATCAGATACTTTATAACTATCAGTTCTTAGATCTTAGTGTAAATGATGGTGATTTGTTTACTAAAGCAGGAGAAAACAATTATATTATTGTATCTAAAGCAAAGCATGGTGACTTAACAGAATCTGATATATCTAAAATATATGTTGGTATTCCTGCTGACCCTACTATTGCAGATACTAATATTAATAAGTATTATGGTAAACTTAAGATAGTAAATATAACAGGAGATGTTATTAAAGTTTATTTAAACGAAGAATCTTATACTAACCATTTCTATTATAGTTATATTCAACAGCAACAAGGAAGTTCTTTAAAAGAAGATGCTAAAGATGCTGATTTGTATATATTAAATAAAACTGAGACTATATATTTAACTCCTGGTGGAAATCTGGAAGTATCTATATTTTCAATTAAAGATGGCACTCTTATTGGAGAACCTTCATTTATGTATATGATTGATAATATTGGAGACTTCCAAAGAGCTGTTATATATAATAGTACTAGTAGTGCTTTACAAAACAAATATAAAAATATAGAAGAATAATAACTAATATGGATACAAATAATATTAAAACACCCATAGGGGTGGGGGGGGGGTCCTATGAGGACTTCAACCCCTCAGACCCATACAATCCTAGTAATTCATTCAAGCCTGCCTTCTGTCTGAACTTTAAGACAGGAGAGGCTTGGTTTGGTGGTGGTAAAGCCAAGGTAAACTCAGATGGTAGTGGATACTTTGCCAATGGAGCCCTTAGCTTTGATACAGAGGGTAGGCTATATAATGATGGATATGATAAAGCTTTGATTTATGATTTCTATGCTTTAGCTACCCCTACTGGGGGAGCTAAAATTACTATTAACTTGCCAGAAGTACTGAATGGTTATAGTAAGAAGTTCATTATACCATTTGATGTATATACTAATCCTGAGGCTAGTCCTACTATTACTCTAAATCTGCATCCTAATGATGCTGCCTACTCAAAGGTTGTATATGTAGAGGATTTTATACAAACTAATCAAGCTGGTTCTGATTATATTACTCCTATTGTAACACAGAAAGTATCAGATGCCTCAACAGTAGTTATAAAACCTTATATATATGGAGCAGGGTTTATAGAGTTTGTGGGAGTTAGGTGGAAAGCTACTGGGAGTAATGTGAGTTGGTATATACATTGTAAGAAATATGCAAGTAAACTTTTTTAATTAATAATATGTATTTTACACAAGAAGATTATAGAAAGATAGAGAGGTACTTGAAGGCTAAGGCTGTTGCAGACACACAGCTTAATGTAGCTGACCTTCCTCTCAATGGTGATGAGACAATAGCTATTGTGCAGAATAACCACAATGTGCAGATGTCTGTCAATAGTATTGTGAGTCAGTTCTTTGGTTTAGGAGTAGCTGACTTCATCAATGTCACTGATAGATATAATGCTTCTTACATAAACATAGGTGAGGCTATTAGTCTGATACCTATCAGAGCTAGAAAGATTGGACAAGTAATTACCTTCCTCAATGAGGCAGGTAATTGGTCCATCTATCAGTTCACTGGTAGAGTGAAGAATCAATGGAATAACCTTACTTTATGGAAAGATTTATTTGAATCTATCATAATTGACTCTATCCTTCCTGATGAGGAAGACCTCACTGGAGTTAGAGAAGGAAGCAATGAGTACTTGAAGTTCAAGAACAAAGAGTATGATACTTCTGAGTTCTCTGGTTTAGGTAGATTCTTTGTTAGAAAGAATATAGTAGGAGGCAAGAACATCCTTACTCAGGATGTGTTCAGTAAAGCTGATACTATCTACATTATACAGTATAACCATGACTTGAATGGTCAGACTATCACACTTCCCACCAGAAGTGTACTATTCTTTGAGGGGGGTAGTATATCTAATGGTACATTAGTATTCAACCAGACACTTGTAATAACCCCTTCATTCCTCATTAGTGACTCAATCAAAGCTAATATACAAGGTACTTATGCAGCAGGTCAGTCATTATATGATACTGTACTAAACCAAGTTAAGTACTTTAATGGGGATATATGGGTATTACCTGATGGTTATAACACAGAGTATAATAGGAAGGGTACTACTGCACAGAGACCTGCCCTAAGTACTACTGAGGCTAGGTTCATATACTTTGATACTGACTTAGGTCAGAATATTGTGTGGGATGGTACTCAGTGGTTAAACCCAGATGGTACTCTGATAGATAAGGTTACTATAGTATAATAAATAAAGTAGTAGTTGATATATAAGTCAGCTACTACTTTTACTTGTATATATGAGATATTTTACTTATATTTGCAACTGATTAAAAATGAAGAACTATGGCAATACAAGATAAGTTCAATAAAGCAAATACTATCTATAAGATTACCAAGGATATAGACTTAGGAGGTTCTACTCTAAGTATACCAGAGGGGTGTACTCTTGATTTTCAAGGTGGTTCTATTAAAAATGGTAGTATAGTATTTAATGCTACCTCATTATTTGGAAATAATATTGTAATTAGGGATTGTGAGTTAAGTGGAACAATTGCTAATGGTGAGGTAAATATAAAATGGTTCCATAATGAGCTTGATGATATAAGTGGTACACTGCAATATTTGGTAAATATCAATAGACATATTATTATAAATATTGGAACTTGGATTGTTTCTACTACAGTGCTTATAAGAGAGAATACTGTTATTATGGGGGAACATCCTACTTTATCTATCTTAAAAGCCAATGAGCAATCTATAATTAATGGTGGAAATAAGTACAATCTGTTAAGTACTGTAAGTATGATTAATGATATCTCTATAACCTATTTCAGAAATGGGAATGAGGGTACTTATCCTTATGAAAACATCATAATAAGAGATATTCATTTTGATACTAATAGACAGAACATAGTAACAAATAGTAATATTATGTGTTCTATTAGGTTAGAAAATTGCAATAATTGTATCATTGATAATTGTACCTTTACTGATTATAATACTACTGATGATAGTGTATTTGATACACAAGTATATGTAGTTGAAAGTAAGAATTGTAAAGTTAGCAACTGTAGAACTACTAACTGCTCTTTAGTTAAAGTTCTAAACTGTTATGATGTAAGTGTTTTCAATAATATTGGTAACAATACTGTAGGTACTTGGATAGAAACTTTAGCTGGAGAATCATTATTTATTGACAATAACACTATAACTACTGATATTAGACCTCAATCTGAAAACTCTACTATTGGTGTTAACTCAAGGAATGCAACTATTTCTAATAATAAGGTGATAGATGCTTTCTTCATTAATTTAGGACACGTTATATCTGCTGGGGATGAGAGGTATTATGGACTACCTATTGATGCAAGTGGTGCTTTAGTTGCAAATAATATGGTTCAAGTTGAGAATAACATGGCATTTTATATTCAAAATGCTGATAATATCACAGTGAGAGATAATAAATTTAAAGCTCATCTTACAAAAGACTATAGACCAAATCAAGAATGGGGGGTATTTAATTTTAAGAGTTCCACAACTTTTAATGTTATAAACATAATAAATAATGAACTTCTAATAACTGCTGAAACCAATCCTACAACTAGTCAGTTGTATACTGCTGATGGGTTGGCTATAAGGAATGGGCATAAGCTGTTTATGTCTAATAACAGGATATCAAGTACTAAGAGACCCATCATCATTAGAAATACAGATGATGTAGATAATGATTATTTCAGAATAGACAGTAACAATTTTACTACTTATGCTGGAGGTACTATTATACCCATTGTATGTGAAAATGTCTTCTTTACTAATAATATAGTAAATCAACAAGTTCTGTTTTCTGTTAAGGGAGTACTTGATATATGTAGAAATACAGTTGCCTCAGATGAGTTAGTACAAGTAAATCTCAATGAAGTTACAAAACTGGGCATTACTAATAATGCTTTTTTGGGGACTCCACCTACAAGATACATATACTTATATGCAAACAACAGAGAGGATATAATACCCATAGATGATGTAAATATATGTGATAACTATTATGCTGATAGGAGCATTACTGCCACTGATATCAATGATAGTACTACAAATAAGGTTTGTAAATTACTCAATATATTTAGTAAGCTGTCTACCAAGCATAATATATCTAAGATGGCTACAACAGCTTTGTTAAATGCTACAGATTTAACAAATGAAGACATAGGTTTTTCTTCATTTGTTAATGTACCTGTGTATTGGAATGGAAATGCTTGGGTAAATGCTGATGGGTATAAATCTTCTTATAAAAGAAAAGGTCTTACTTCTGAAAGACCTACTTTAGGTTCTATAGATAATGGTTATCAGTATTATGATACTACTTTAAAGAAGTACATTTTATGGAATGGTACAAGTTGGGTAAATATAGATGGAACATCATTAACCTAGTAGGATATGAATGATACACAACAATTAATAAAGAAAAGAAGTCAAGGGGTTGGATATATGAATATCTACCCCAAGACTTATATAGAGCTGGTATCAGACAGGCTAACTAACCAGTTGCTTTCTGATATACTTGCTAGATTCAACTTCTTATATCTGGTATATGATGAAGATGCATCTAATACAAGGCTCCAAGTAGAAGCACAGTACAGGAGAAAAGGGCTATGGATAGCTTATGTAAGAACAGATGGCACTCTTATTACTGAGTATTCTATCTCAGATAATATAGATGATGAGACATGGAGTTCTGATACCAACTGGCAGTCATCTACTACAGCTCAGATAGACATCAAATCACTAGAGCCTGAAGACTTAACATTAGAGTTAGAGAAGATTACATTTGCTAATAGAGCCTATGATCCATCTACATACTCAGGTAAGGGTTATACCATTCTGAGAAAGAACATTCAAACAGTTCCTTCAGCTGGTACAGTCAACTTGTTAACACAAGATATGATCAATGACCCTAACACTGTATATGAGATCAGATATGACTTCAATCTTAATGGAGCTACTATTAACATACCAGAAGGTTCTGTTCTTGACTTTAAGGGAGGTAGTCTTGGGAATGGCACTATTATTGGTAGTGCCACAAAACTAAACCTCAAATCAGGCTATCTAATTAACTTGAATCTGAGTGGAAGTTATGATATTGAGTATATATCATATAGATACTTTAAGAATTATTTAGATGATACTGCCTTGGTATCAGCAATGTTTAACCTGTTATTCAATAATGTATCTAAGTCAACTCTAGACCTGGAACCTGATAGACTATATGACATATATAGTGAAACTTTAGTGGGATATGCTGCATCTATCTATGAATACACTAATGTTAGAGACAAGCGCATTAATGGTAATAGTGCTGTATTCAATGACTTGAGAACAAGAGCTCAAATGGGGACTACTAGATATGATGGTATCCTAGGATTGAATAACTCTCATAATATTCAGATTCTGTATTTAAACTATCAAAACTTAAATGAAGATTATGACCTACCAACTCAAATAGGTTATATTGGTAGCTCCTTTATACTGCTAAATTCAGATTGTTCTAATATAGAAGTAGTATCTAATATCATAGGGGCTAGATATGGTATTAAGAGTGGGAGTTATTCACAGTATTGGTTATGTGGTTCTTATGGAATAAAGAACTCAATATTTAATGTAACTGCTTATAAATGTGGCTATCCAGTATCCATTGAAGTTGGTGAAGATTTAGATATAACCATATCTTCTGATACTCACCATAGAGCTGCTTACCTATGTGGTATAAGTAATTCTTCTGTGTATATAGAAGCAAAGGATAACTATATAGCTCCACTACACTGTTTACTATCTGATAGTAGATATTCAGACACTCAAGGTAGTCCTAAATTTAAAGCTTGTTCTGATCTTAATGTTGTTGTTAAAGATAAAGGAACCTCTAACTCATCCTCTGCTGGTGATAGATATTTATGTGGTTTCCAGACTTACAATACATATACAGAAAGAACTAATGCACTAGTTTGGGAGAATATAAATATCACCTGTGTGAAAGAAGTGGAGTCTAACCTAATAGGACTATTCAGTTTCCAAAGAGTAGACAGTAATGAGTCCCCTATGAATATAGCTGATGTGTACAACAATATACACATTAAAGGATTAGATATGAACAGCTCTACTCAGTATGCTGCTAGAATATCTCCATCCTCCTATGCTATATACAATAATGTGGACTTTGAAGTTATAGCTCCTAAACAAAGGGTTATATATGCTAACTATAACAGTATATTCTTTAGGTTAAAGAATAGTGTATTAGCTTCTCTAAACTATGCAGGTAATTTGTTCTTAGACTCATGTACAGTGACTAATGTACTAAAATATAGCAGTCAAGATATTACCACATTTAATACTAAGGTTCTTAATAGTTCTGTTAATATCAATACCTCTAATGCAGATACCTGTGAGGCTGACTTTGGTAGTCTATTAAGTACATCACCTAGTACAACTCCTTTAGGTAACCCAGATAGACCCTCAATAGTTATTGATAGCTCATTAAGGGTTCCAAAGGTATGGAATAAGACTGCTTGGAAAAGGTATGATGGTTTTAATCTATATCCAAGTACAGGAGGTGCATATCCATCCTTAACACAAGGAGAGGATAGGGGTTTTCAATTCTATAATACTGTTGCTGGTAATAGACTAGGTATATGGGATGGATACTATTGGAAACATACTCCATTATATAGAGTAGATAACTTTGTTGGTACTACTGTTGAAAGACCTACAAATGTAAGTTCTGCTAGTGTATTTAATGGAGTGCCTTATTTTGATATAGACCTTAATAGACCTATTTGGTGGAAAGGATCACAATGGATAGATTCTTCTGGTAATCCAGCTGATGCACTAAAGACAGGAACAACTGAACAAAGACCTACTGGAGTACAGATAGGTTTCATATATAAGGACACCACTCTTGATCAGTTAGTAGTGTGGGATGGTATAGAATGGAAGCCATTCTATAGTGGAGTTCCACAATCTGATAGTGAGTTTATAGTAAATGTTTAGACTATGGAAAATATACAAGACACATTTAACAAAGCAGGAGTCATTTATAGAATCTATAATGACATAGACCTAGAAGGGGGGGGGGCAGAGAACTCAGAACTGTATGTTCCTGAGAACTGTACCATAGAGTTCCAAGGTGGTAGAATACTTGGTGGTACTATTGTCCTTAACAACACCCTGATCAGATGTGATATAGATATTTCCACCTTCATAACTGGCAAGATTTGTGGAAGGTTTAGAAGGGGTCAGAGATTCTATAATGCAACTACAGAAGTAACTGAAGTATGGGATGGAACACAGTGGGTTGACCTATGTGGAACACCTATTGAGAATCCCAGATACTTACCCTGCTCTGGTGGGGATAAGGATCTTCAAGTAGTTCCTACAGAGTTAGATTACACCTCTGATGGTGGTGAAGAGACAATAAAGATTATTACCCAAGAAGATTGGGAAATAACATAAATCAAGTATTTATTAATCCTAAAAAAAAAAAGTATGGCAAAGCCAGCATGGTTAACCCCCAGTCCCACCACAGGAAGTGGTAGTGGGTCTGTATCTTGTGTAGTACCTGCATACACTGGTAGATCAGATAGATCAGGGACAGTAACAGTAACAACAGCAGGAAGTGAAACAGCTACAGTATCTGTAACACAAACAGGTAAAGCACTGTTTGTTACAGCAGGAAGTAACCAAAGTGCAGCTGCAACAGGTACAACTGCAACAGTAACATTCACTACTAATGCTGAAAAGTTCAAGATCACTCCAGGAAGTGGTGCTACTGTTAGCTCAGTTAAAGCTAACAACACAGCAGTGACAGCATCTTCTGGTATTTACACTCCATCAGGAGACCCAGGAGGCAGTGCTCAGTATACTGTTGAAGTAGTAGTAACCTTTGCAGCTAATACAACTGTATCTAGCAAGACATTCACAGTTAAGTGTGAAGATAGTGTAACTGCATCTATCTCAGGTACAGTAACTATTACTCAAGCAGCTGGAGCATCTACTATCTCAGTTAGCCCAACTACTCTGACATTCAGTGCAGCTGGTGAAACTAAGTCCTTCACTGTGACTTCAAATGATAGCTGGACAGTATCCTAAATCAACATCTTACCCTCTACCTTGTGTAGGGGGTAAGTAGTTTTTAACCAACAAGCAAAAGAAATAAAATGGAAGATTACATCAGTGTGAGTCCCAAGACTGGGACAGGCAATGGGACAGTCCAAGTAACTGCTAGTCCCAATCCTAGTTTCTCAACTAGACAAACCTCTTTAAATGTAGCTACTCCTAGGGGGGGGGCTAAGTCAGTAACTGTAGAACAGCTTGGAGTACCATTCTCTATAGACTTAGGTCTGACAACTATACAACATGATCCTGTCACTTCTCCTTTCCAAGCAGGTATATCATTCAATAGAGAAACAGAGATAATAGGTGATTATATCAGACAGAGTGGAACCATCTATGTTCCATCAGATGATGGAGATTTAACTAATGGGGGAATTAACTTATTACCAAGATTAGTTATACTGGGTTCTATCATAAATCCAAGTGGATTAATCCCTGAAATTGAGTATATACTGCAACGCAGTAATGGCAGTATAGTTTATGAGAACATAACAAATATACCTCATAGTGCCACTGTAGGAAACTATGAAGTATACTATAATGGTTCACTTGATACTGTATATATAGATGATGGAGTTACCCTTGGTGTAACCTTCTACTTAAATGATGCTGACACTAGAACAGTACTCAAGACATACAAGTTGTACATCTATAAATAGACTACATAGATATACCATTAGCAAATGACTTATACTCTTGTATAGGTCATTTCTTTTTTGTATGTTTGCACTAAATTAAAGAGGGGTATGAGGAAGTTAGTTTATATATTAGTGGGAATAAGTATCTTATCTATACTAGGTCTTGTATGGATGAATAAGAGATACCAGAAACTGCATACCAAGTATGAGGTTTCAATAGAAAACATAAAGGCATATGATAGGGAGTTGAGTCTCTCAAATGGGAATAACAGGGTTTATAAACTAACAATAGACCAGTTGAACTACTTTAATGATTCTATACTCAAGAAGATGAATGAAGTAAGGAAGGAACTAGGTATTAAGGATAGCAAGATAAAGCAGATGCAATATCAGCTGACTAATGTGGAGAAAGGGGATAGTGTAGTACTACCTGACACTGTTTTTATTAATCCAGCATTCAAGTTGGATACAATAATAGGTGATCAGTGGGCTAGTAACCACCTTATATTGAAGTATCCTAACTATATCAAGAGTACTCCTAAATTCAAGCTAGAGAGTTTCTTGTATGTAGATGCTAAGAAAGAGACTATAAACCCACCCAAGAAGTTCTTCCTCTTCAGGTGGTTTCAGAAGAAACACACTATACTGAATATAACAGTGAAGGAGAATAACCCATATGCTACTACAGAGAAGCAGAAGTTTATAGAAATTATTAAATAGAATAAAGATGGATACAGCACAGATTATTGGGTTAGTGTTAGGTTCCAACTTGGTTAATAGTATAGTTACTTGGATACTATCAAGGAGAAAGAATGAAGCTGAGGTCAATAAGACTAATGCTGAAGTTGATAGTACTCAACTTGATAATCTGACTAAACAGTTAGACTTCTATAAGAAGCTGGTAACTGACTATAAGCACCAACTGGAAGAGTATATACAGATCAGTGAAGAGAATAGACTTGAGCTTCTTAGATTAAGAAGAGTAGTAGGTAACATAGTGGTTGATGCTTGCTTAGCCAAGGGCTGTAGCAAGAGAGTCTATTTAGATGATAAGACAGTAGAGGAACTGTTGGGAGGAACAAAGGAAGAAATTAAATCAAAACTAGATAATAATGAGAAGGCTGATAAGTTATAATGTATTTGAAGGAGACCCTAATCTCATTGCAGAGGGTCAGATTCTAGTCATCAGAGATAACATAGTAGAGGGTAAGATTATAGATATACAACAAAGAATCAACAGTAAATTGGTATCTATTATAACAGAGAAGTATAGCTTCACAATTAACCCTACTCCTGCTGATGCTACTGTAATCATTAATGGTTCTGCTACTAATAACATTAGAGCAGGTAAGGGGCATAATGTAACATGGTCAGTATCTAAAGATGGGTATGTGACACAGAAAGGCTCTGAAGTTGTAAATGGGGATGTTACTAAGAACATCACACTAGTAGAAAACCCTGAACCATGAAGCTAAGATTAAAGAGAATATTCAGAGGTGATAAGTACACAATAGGCAAGCTCTATATCAATGAAGTATATGAGTGTGATACTATAGAGGACACTGACAGACTGCTCACATCTGAGATGTCTGTAGATGAGATTGCAGCTAAGAAGATATATGGAGAGACAGCTATTCCTACAGGTACTTACAAGGTAGATATGGATACTGTCAGTCCTAAGTTTCAGAATAGAGCATGGGCTAAACCATATAATGGTAAGTTGCCCAGACTGATTGATGTTAAAGGTTATAGTGGAGTGCTTATCCATGTAGGAAACAAACCAGAAGATACATTAGGTTGCATCTTAGTTGGAGAGAATAAAGTAAAGGGGCAGGTTATTAATAGCACAGCTACCTTCTATGAGCTAATGACAGCTCTTCTCAAAGCACATAAAGCTGGAGAGGAAATATGCATTACTATAGAATAGAATGAAGGTTGGGGAGGGAGTTAAGTTTAACTCTGCTCCCCTTTCTTTTGTCAATACTCTAAGTATCTTACTAATACTCAAATGACAGTTAGACTTATAGTATTGCACAATTAGAAAGTTTACTTTATCTTTGCATAGTTTAATAATGGAGGAGAGTTTATATGGAAGGATTAGACATGGATAATATCCTGTCACCAGATGAAGTGGAAACACTGTTTACTGATGACAATACTGAAGAAACACAGGTCACTCCACCTGCACAAGAAGGAGACAATGATAAAGATAAAACTACTGAGGTTCCACCAGTTAACCCTGATGAGTTATTTGAGGAACCAGAGAGCGTAGGTAGTGAGAAAGTAGATACACAAGGCAAAGAGAATACCAATCCTGATGAAGGTACTGGTGCTTCTCCCAAAGCTAACTTCTACTCTTCCATTGCCAGTGCTTTGAAGGAGGAAGGTATTCTCTCAGACCTTGATGATGAAACTTTAGGTAAGATTAAAACTCCAGAAGACTTTGCAGAAGCTGTGGATACTTACCTCAAGAATCAACTTGATGAGAGACAAAGAAAGATTGATGAAGCTTTACAAGTAGGTGTTGAACCTGATGAGATCAGACAGTATGAATCAACTATTCAATACTTAGATAGCATCACTGATGAAGCACTTTCAGATGAGTCTGAAAGAGGTATCAATCTAAGAAAGAAGCTTATCTTCCAAGACTTCATTAATAGAGGATTCAGCCAAGAGAGAGCTAAGAGAGAGACTGACAAGTCATTCAATGCTGGTACTGATGTTGAAGATGCTAAAGAAGCACGTATTAGTAATAAGGAGTACTTCAAACAGGAGTATGATGACATTATTAATGAGGCAAAGGAGAAAGAAGAAGCACACAGAAAAGAGTTAGAGAAACAATCAAAGGAGATTAGAAAGTCTATCATTGAGGATAAAGAGATATTCCCAGGACTAGAGCTTGATAAGCCTACCAGAGAGAAGATATATAACTCTGTAAGTAAGCCTGTTTACAAAGACCCTGAGACAGGTGAGTATCTAACTGCTGTTCAGAAGTATCAAAGAGATAACAAAGTTGACTTCACTAAGAAGCTGGGCTTATTGTTTACTCTTACTGATGGCTTCACTAACTTAGACAAATTAGTCAAACCAACTGCTAAGAAGCAGGTTAAACAGAGTCTGAGAGAGCTGGAACACACTATCAACACTACTAGAAGGAACACAGATGGAAGTCTGAACTTTATAACAGGTGTTAGTGATGACCCAGATTCTAAAGCTAGTTGGGAACCTGACGTATAAAGATAAAAATAACTGTTAAATGATTAAATTATGGCTGGAAAATTAAGTAAATTCCAAATGATTGGTTTTCAACACTGGAAAGGGTTGACTACTGAGAATCACTTAGGTGCTATCTTCCAAAGAGCACCACAGAAGGCAACTAACTTAATGGTGCAACTGCTAGCTTTTCACAGAGGAAAGACACTTGATACATTCCTAAGTTCATTCCCTACAAAGACATTTGAGGATGATAGTGAATACTACTGGGATGTTATTGGTAGCTCACGCAGAAACATTCCTCTTATTGAAGCTAGAGATGAGAATGGTGTAGTAATTACTGCTGCTTCAGGTAATGTAGGTGTAGGTGGTGCTCCTTTCTATCTAGTGTTCCCAGAAGACTGGTTTGCTGATGGTGAAGTTATTGTTGGTAACTTGAATCAAGTATACCCACAAAGAATTCTAGGAGATGGTAGACCTGAAGGTTCAAACCATGTATATAAGGTAGAACTCATGGGTGGTAACAGCAAGGGTATTCCTGCTGAGAGACTGCTTGCAGGTGAGAGATACTCTGTAGAGTTTGCTCCTGTTGAAAGAGAACTGTCCAGAAAGGTTGGTGACATCAGATTCACTTCTCCTGTTTCTATGAGAAATGAATGGACTACTATCAGAATCCAACACAAGACTCCAGGTTCTATGCTTGACAGAAAGCTTGCCTTTGGTATCCCTATGGTACACAGAGATGAAGCTGGTAGACAAGTTAAGGATACTGCAAACAAGTGGATGCACTATGTAGAGTGGGAAGTTGAATGTCAGTTTGATGAGTACAAGAACAATGCAATGGCATTTGGTACATCTAACAGAAATATCAATGGTGAATACATGAACTTTGGTAAGTCTGGTAATGTTATCAAGACTGGTGCTGGTATCTTTGAACAGACTGAAGTAGCTAATACCATGTATTACAATGATACTAATGGTGTAATGAAGCTATTGCTGGATGCTCTGTATGAACTGTCTGCTGGTAAGTTAGGCTTTGGTGACAGACGCTTCATCATCAAGACTGGTGAAAGAGGTGCATTACTGTTCAACAGAGAAGCTAAGAGAACTACTTCTGGCTGGATGCCTATCATCTCAACTCAGAACCCTGCAATCTATCAGAAGGTTCAAAGTAACTTTGCTCAGAATGCTATTGCAGTTACTGACTACCAAGTTACTGAATGGAGAGCTCCTAATGGTGTTGTTGTAACACTGGATGTTGACCCATTCTATGATGACCCAGTAAGAAACAAGATTCTCCACCCAGAGGGTGGTGTAGCATTCTCTTACAGATTTGATATTTGGTACATTGGTACTATGGACCAACCTAATATCCAGAAGTGTGCTATCAAGGGTCAGACTGAGTTCAGAGGTTACCAATGGGGTTTCAGAAATCCATTTACTGGACAGATGAATAATCCTAATATGTCCTATGATGAAGACAGTGCTGTTATTCACAGAATGGCTACTCTAGGTACATTGGTATTAGACCCAACTAGAACAATGTCACTTATCCCTGCTATCCTGCAAGGGTAAACATACAGGGGAAGGTTAACCCCTTCCCCTTTCTTTTTATAATAACTATTGGAGAAGTATAATATGGGAAGTAAAGTAGTAGAAGAGATGTTGGATGATGATGCTATCAATGAAACAACAGCAATCATTCCACAGTTAGAAGAGCCTGAAGAGAAGGCTGTAACCAGAAAGAAGAAAACAGAAGTAGCAAAGTCAAATGAACTACAGAGCTGCTTAAGAAATGAAAGAATTATTGTAAGATATGTACCTAAAGAGAGTGGGCTTGTAACTAACCCTAAACATATTCTTTATGGTGGTATGGCTGAGAATGCAGTTAAGTACTTCACAGTACCTCAACTAGAGTCAGGCAGACTGGTTAACATACTTACAGATGAAGAGAAAGAGTTCCTTGAAGACATCATGGGTCTTGAATACAATGCTCTTTCAATCTATAAAAAAGAAGGAAACTATTGGTCAAACAGACAAGTGAGACTGCTTAAAACAGATAACATCTTAGACCTGTCTGACCCTGAACAATATATTAAGTATAAGATTCTGTTAGCTAACAAAGATGAGATTGCTCCATCACTTCAAGCATTGATGGATTCACCTAAAGCTACATATAAGTATGTATGTATTAAGGAAGGTGAAGAAACATCATCTGCAAGACAAGAGATGTCAGCTACTATGCAGGCTTATATGGAGTATGGTAAGTTTGAAAATGATGCAGATACCTTAAGAACTATTATTGAGACTATTGATGGTAGACCTCTTGCTGCATCTACTAAGATTGAGTTCTTACAAACTAAGATTAACAAGCTTATCCAAGCTGATGCCAAGCTGTTCTTAAGAGTTATTACAGACCCATTGCTACCTAACAAGGTACTTATTAAGAGTGCAGTTGAGAAGGGTCTTATCTCTAATAGAGGTGGTTACTTCTATTTGAAAGAAGATGGCTCTCCTATGTGTGGCAATGGTGAAGACCCAACACTGAATACAGCAGCTAAGTTCATAGGCTTGCCTAAGAACCAGAATATTAAATTCAGCTTAGAGGCTAAACTAAAACAGTAAACTATGAATCATATTGAGTTTTCAAGTGAGTTTGATATACTTTATAACAATATAATGTCCAATGCTGCTCCTGGACTCAATGAATATGAGAAATCAGTATTCCTAACTCAAGCTCAAGAGCAGACAGTTATTGAAGCCTATACAGGTGATAACAATAACAGCAGCTTTGAAAGAACTGAGGAGGTAAGAAGATATTTGAGTGAATTAGTAAAGACCTATATTACAGATACTAAAGAGTCTGGAACAGGTCTTTCTACTAACTCAGTATTCTTTAAGATACCTGATGACATCTGGTATGTGACCTATGAATCAGTCAAACTGCTTGATGATAATCTAGGTTGCAAGAATGGAAGTGAAGCTCTTGTGTTTCCTACTACTCAGGATGAGTACTGGAGGCTATCCAAGAATCCTTTCAGAGGTCCTTCAGACAGCAGAGTATTGAGGTTGGATAACAACTCTAATATAATAGAGCTGATTTCAAAATACAACATAAACACCTATCTGATTAGATACTTAGTTCAACCAAGTCCAATCATATTGGATGACCTTTCTAGTTATGATATGACCATCAATGGTGTATCAGAGATAACAGAATGTAAATTAAATCCTGTATTGCACAGAGTTATATTAACTAGAGCTGTGACACTTGCTAAGCTAGCATATATAGGTAAAGAATAATATTGTTTAATTAAACTTTGAATTAAAATGGCAACATTTTCAGTGAATCAAGTAAGACATTTATATGTCGCAAAAGCTCTAAAGGCTTCTACAGCAGCTCTAACTACTGCTGGAGACATCCTGCCTAAAGCAGATACAGCTAAGACTACTATGTACTTTCAGTACTTCAGTCCTGCTGGTGTAGTTGAGTCTAGTGATAAGATTACTATAGCCAACATTGAATATGCAAAGGCAACTGCTTCTGAAGCAATGGCTAAGAAGCTGGATAGATACCAAGTAGTACTGGATGCTACTGTTAACAGTGGTGCACCAGTTGCAGGACAGGATTACATTCTGAGACTTGCTTTCAGACAATATGTAGGTCTGTCTCCTGAAGATCAGTACTGGAAATATGGTATGGTTCATGCATATAGTGGCATGACTGCATCAGATTTCTATAAGGCTATGGCTATCTCACTGGCTAAGAACTTAGCCAGAGAAACAACTCCTCTGGTAACAATCTACTTAATGGCAGGTGCTACTGCAACAGTAGTAGACATTGACACAGACCCAGCATCTCTGACAGGTACTTATACCTCTATTCAGATTGAGCAAGTAGCTCAGGAATGGATTCTTGGTACTATGCCTCAGGGTTATATTCCTTTCTCTGTTCAACCTACTAATATCACATTTGAAGGTGATAACAGAATCTGGGGTGAAGTAACTACTGTAACTCCTGTCAATGAAGTACAGAATGGTCATGTTGTAGCAGACATGGAATACTTCTTTGTTGGTGCAAGAGGTGACATCTACAGAAACATGGGATGGCCTAATGTTATTCATACTACTTATCTGGTTGACCCAACTCAGAAGTATGATACATTAGATATTCATTACTACTGGGCAGGTGGTGCAGAAGATGTACAGAAGTCTCCTAGAACTATCACTTTAGTAGCAGTAGATGATGGTAGTCACACAGCAATGAATGCTCTTATTGGTGCAATCAACACTGCTTCTGGATTGACTATTGCAACTCTCTAAGAGTTAAAATATAAAGAGCATAGATTAACACTATGCTCTTTTTTTTTATCCACTAATAATAAAACTATGCTTAAGAGGTATACAGGGGTTATCTATATGTACAAATCACCTTCTGGTAAGTGTTATATAGGACAAACAGTAAGACCTAAATTTAGAAGGAATGAACATACTAGTAGAGCTTATAGTGGAAGCGATCTGCCATTTCATAGAGCTATTAGAAAATATGGTATTACTAAGCTTGAGTATACAATATTAAGTACTATATGCAGTTTTAGCTTAGACATACTCAATGAGTCTCTTAGTGCACTAGAGCAGTATTTTATAGTCAAATATAACAGTAGAGTTCCTAATGGATATAATGTCACTGAAGGTGGAGAGGGTAACTTAGGTCTTACACATAGTCCTGAGACTAGAGCTAAAATTTCTAATGCTAGAAAAGGCAGTAAGGCATCCCCTGAAACTAGGATTAAATTAAGCTCCTGGCAGATTGGCAAGAAGCTATCAGCAGAGACTAGAGAGAAGATTAGAAGTTCTCACTTAGGCAAACTCTGCAAAGGCAGACCTTGCATCCAATTGTCAATGAATGGTGATATAATAAAAGAGTATGAGAAGATAAAAGATGCCTCAAAAGCTACTGGTATATGTGCATCTGCTATCAGTCTAGTACTATCGGAAAGAAGGTCTACTGCTGGTGGATATAAATGGAAGTATAAGGAGGAATGAAATGATAAATTGGAATGAATTGAGAATAACACAGGATGGTAAGTATCTCATTATAGATGCATCCATTGCTGAAACATACTGTGCAAACAATGTACAGATAGATAGTGTAGTTATTGATACACAGGATACCTATGTAACCACTGGTCCTAGTGACAAGCCTGTATATACATATAGCTTAGGTGACTCAGTTGATTTAACCTATGCTCTGCCTGAACAATGCAACTGTAATCCAGTGCTGGAAGATGAAGACAAATCTTATTGCTTCACCTATGGAGAAGGTAACAAGAGTGTGAGATTGAAACTAAGCAAAGAGGACTTAGGCATACCACTAGATGATAATATGTTCTTTGTATACATAATACCTTCTGGTGATATTACATATCCCTATGAAGCAGTACCTTATATAATGGGCACTGTAACTAACCTCTTTCCTATCTACCAAAACCTCATGAAGGGTGTTAAAGAGATAGAGAAGAGATGTGATATACCTAAGTGCTTTATAGATGGAATGCTAAGACTGAAAGCACTGGAGCTGTGTATCAGGACTAATAACTATCCACAAGCTATTAAGTATTGGAACAAGTTCTTTAAGAATAAACTGGGTACTAACAGAGTAACTAATTGCAGTTGTTATGCATGAGATTGATAACTTATCCTATGATGCCATAGTTAAGTACTTCAATGCTCTATCCCAGTTTGGCTATAAGAGCTATAATGATGTATCTAAACTAATGGCACTACTCACTCTAGGAGATATGCTTCATATCTTTAATGAGTATATAACTGAGAAAGACCTTAGAGCTATAATCAATGCTGTTTATTGCCTGAGTGGTACTACCTGTCTTATAGACTTCCCTGAGTTCAGTGGTAATGAAGATAGCTTAGTTCATCAAACTAAGTTGTGCTTCACAGCTAGAGTAACTGAAGACAATAGGTTCAGAGTGACTGAAGATGACCTACTTAGAGCTAAAGCATAATATTTATAGCCAGTAAATAAAACCAGTAAGACCCTTGTGTAGGTGAGTTTAATTACTTATCTTTGCACAAGGGTTTAATTATATAACAGTAACACTATGGCTAAATTAAATGAGATTATATATATGTGCATGGATGAGCTAAAGCTCTCCAGTGATGATAGTTACTTTACAAGTGACCACATCAGGTTCTTACTATCCAAGTATAGGAGTTTCTTACTTAAGCAGAGATACTCAGATATAAAGAAGGCTATACCTGACTCTAACATCAGCACTATTTGTCTGGACCTTATAGAAGTGCCTGCAATATCTGGAGAAGCCTGTGAGGGAGGTTCCTATTTAAGAACTTCATCTAAGGTTCCATTCATGATGAATATAAAGATGCCCAGAGTGTATCCAGTAGATTACTATCAAGGTGAAATCACTTATGTGAGCAGAGACAGAATGAAGTATGTAGGTTACAATAAGTACTTATCTAACATCATCTATTGTTCACTAGCACCTGATAACTACATATACTTCAAGTCAGCTAATCCTCAATATCTGTACCTTGAAAAGGTTAGAATCAGTGCAGTCTTTACTGACTTTGAGGAGACCTTCCACCTACAATGTAATGAAGATGGGACTATATGTGATATAGATGATATGGAGTTCCCTATTGAATCTAACCTTATTCCACCCCTTATTGAGCTTGTGGTTAAAGAGCTGAGAACATCTGAGTATGCCCCAGAAGACAACAGCAACAATGCAAATGATGATCTAAGTGATATAACAGCAGGTAAGAGATGACATTAGAAGAGTTCAGACATAAGACATTAGGGTTGGATAAACCCAGAGTACATAAGGTCAGAGGCTCACTAGGCATTTATGATGGCTTCAAACATTATAGAAAGAACAGACCTAAAGACCATAAGTATGTGCTCACTGAATCACAGTATTTCAGTATCACCAGAAGAGTAAATGATATACTGGCTGGTATGCTAATCAATGGTGAGGATGTACAGTTCCCTCATATGATGGGTAGATTAGAGATAAGAAAGAATGATAGAAAGGTTAAGATAGGGGCTAATGGTGAGGTCATAACTAACCTTCCTATAGACTGGGATAAGACACTCAGACTATGGTATGAAGATGATGAGGCAAGACTAGCCAAGACACTAGTCAGAGTAGAAGAAAGAGAGATATTCAAAGTGTATTATAATAGAGGCAAGGCTAATTATAATAACAAATCATACTATGAGTTCAGTGTTAACAGGGACCTCAAGAAGAGACTCAAGCAGAGAATCAAAGAGGGTAAGATAGAAGCAATGTACTTAGATAAAAACAAAAGATATGACTAAAGCTTGGACAATATATAGACATAAGTCTCCATCAGGGAAAATCTATATAGGCATTACTTCTAGACCAGCAGAGAAGAGGTGGAATGGTGGTAAGGGATATACTGCTTGTATATTTTTCTACAAAGCTATATTGAAATATGGCTGGGATAACATCAAACATGAAATACTATTTACCAATCTAGAAGAATCAAGGGCTAAATCTTTGGAGGTAGACTTGATAAGACACTATAAGAATCTGGGGATATCCTATAACATAACTGATGGTGGAGATGGAACAACTGGATATAGGCACTCAGAGGCAACCTTAATAAAACTAAGAAGAGCCCTTAAAGGTAGAGAATCTCCAAATAAGGGCATTCCTATGAGAGAATCTACAAAAGAGAAACTTAGTAAGTTGAACAAAGGGAAATCTTTACCAGTAGAGGTAAGAATGAAGATTAGTCAATCCAATTCTGGAGTTAATCACCCCTTTTATGGGAAGGAACTTAACAGGGAACATAGATATAAGATAAGTCAAGCTCATACTGGTATCAAACTTGGGGATAATATGGGATTTGGTAAAAGGTCCAAGTCAAGAGACAAATACTGCAAAGCTGTAGAACAACTTGATGAGGACCTTAATATAATTAAGGCTTTCAGGTCTGCTACAGATGCTGCAAGATTCTATAATAAAAGCAAGAGTGCAGCATCTAAGATAACAGAATGTTGTAGAGGTACAAGAAATAAAACATTAAATAGTAAATGGAGGTATAAATATGGTTAATGAGGTAAATTATGTTAGGCTTCCTATCATCGCTGATAGGTTAATGAGACATCCTCTCATGCAGGACTTAACTCTGGAAACTGTGATACAATACACAGTAGACTTCATTGGTGTTGTTGGTCTCAATCCTGTATACTTTGATAAGGTAGAAGAGTTAGAAATCAACAACTACAGAGCAGCTTTACCTTGTGACTGTATATCTATAGTACAGGTCAAAGATAAGAAGAGTAATGTATGTCTGAGATCAACTACAGACTCATTCCATACTAAAGAAGCAAGAGGTCATCTACATAGAGAAGAGAGTACATTCAAGACTCAGAACAGTGTAATCTATACTACATTTAAGGATGGTAAGATTGAGATAGCTTATAAGGCTATACCTGTTGATGAAGAGGGCATTCCTATGATTCCTGATAACTCCAAGTTCTTAAGAGCACTAGAAGCATTCATTAAGAAAGAATGGTTTAGCATACTATTTGATATGGGTAAGATTCAACCAGCTGTATTACAGAACATACAGCAGGAGTATGCATGGAGAGTAGGTCAGATGAATATGGAATTTACATTGCCCTCTGTATCAGAGATGGAGTCTATCAGCAATATGCTTAATCAGCTTATACCTAGAACCAATGAGTTCAGAAAGGGATTCAAGAATCTAGGTAACAGAGAATATATGAGAGATCAAAGATAGGAGGAGATATGATTAAACAAGAGATACACCAGATCAGAGGTATGCAAAGGGACTTGACTGTAGCTAAGTTCAGTCCTGAGTTTGCCTTTGATGCAATGAATATAAGAATAACAGCCAGAGAGAATAACACTTTACTGGCTGTTACCAATGAGAAGGGTACTCTGAATATCCCTCTTCTCTCAGATGGTGAGCCTGCTGAAATACAAGGAGTTACTCTAGGTTACTGTGTAATCAAGAACTACATTACTGTATTCACTAAAGGTGATATGGACAGGATATACAGAATAAACAGGGAGAATGATACATTCAACATTGTTACTCTGTTTGAAGGTGATTTGAACTTCAATACAGACTACCCTATTCAGACTCTTGGTTCCTATGAGAATGATAACATCCAGAAGGTATACTGGGTAGATGGCATTAATCAACCAAGAATGATTAATATAGTTGCTGATCAGGGTGAGTATAACAACTCTGATAAGTTCAACTTCATTAGAGATATATCAGTTAATTACACTGTGAATGTAGAGAAGGACCCTAATGGGTCAGGTAGTTTTCATTCAGGTGTGATTCAGTATGCCCTATCCTATTATATCAAGTATGCACAGGAGAGTGCTGTATTCTATGCTTCTCCTTTACTGTATATTAGTCCTGAGACTAGAGGAGGTTCACCTGATGAGATATGCAATTGTGACTTTAAGGTGACTATTAATGATGCTGATATTAACTTTGATGGAGTTAATATATACTCTATTCAGAGAACATCATTGGATGCTACTCCTACAGTTAAACTCATCACCAGTCTGCCTATTGTCAAAGGACAGGAGCTTATATTAGGCTCTCCTTATATAGGTACTGGCAGTGTAACTGGAGTTACAGAGGAAGGTCTTCAAGTATACAGGAATAATACACTCACACCTTTAAGTGACTACCCATTTACAACTGACTCTGAAGGAAATAAGGTGTGGTCATTCACTTTCAATACAGGCACTGATGGTATATTCAATGCTACTTCTGGTGTTAATATGTACAATGCCAGTTCAATGACTGTGAGTATTGGACCTACCAAGAATGAGATAACCTTTCCTACTAACACATATACTGACTGGAGCTGTAGATTAAGTACTTCAAAGACTATCTCATTTGTAGACAATGGTAATGTAGGTACAACTATTGATCCTACAGAGTTGTTATATAAGGGGGGTGAAGAGGTTATTCCTTACACTATTACACAGAAGGATAACACACTGTTCTTAGGTAACCTGACATTAAAGAGAAGCTCTATTCCTGAGGATATAAGAGCAGAGATCAAGAACCTTAATGTAGGTTCAGGAAGCAAGAACTCAGTGTATGTCAATGACAGTAACAATGCTATATATCCATATAAAGGATATCTTAGTCTAGATAGCCAGCAGGCTACTTCTTTTAAAACAGGAGAGACATATAGACTTGGCTTAATAGCCATGCATAAGACTGGTAAGTGGTCAGAAGCTCTGCCTATCAGTGATGAGATAATGACTAACAGAATCATTAACTCCTATGAACAGTGGTATCAGTTAACTCAGTTCAGTTCTTTGTTACCTGCCAGCCTGTGTCAGGAGTTACTTGACTTAGACTATATAGCTGTTAAACCAGTAGTAGTATTCCCTTCATACTCAGATAGAACTGTATTATGTCAGGGTATTGCCTGTCCTACAAACTATATTGGGGATGATAGGAAGAACAACTCTCCCTATGCCCAGTCCTCTTGGTTTGCAAGACCTAAGTTATATGTAGACAAGAGTGTGTATGATGTAGTAGAAACTAATCTGCAAGGCACTATACCTAAGTCAGGTCATGGTGATGTTGTTGGTAGTAAGACTCCACAGTCTAACAAGTATTCTATAGAAGTACAGTCAGCTGTAAGAGTGTTTGTAGATGAGAACATCTTCACATTCCACTCACCTGATATTGAGTTTGATGAAACACTCAGACCTCTTCTATCTAATGCTAAGATGAGAGTAGTGGGTATAGCCAAGTCTATCAGTAATGCTATTGATTACTCTATAGTTGGTGGAAGCTATTTTAGAACCAGTCATACAACTAATTACCCATACTCTGTAGTTGAGTATGACTTCAGCAGGTTATATAACATCTATAATCCTCTAGGATACAGAAGGTTAGTAGCTGCTCCTCTATGGAGAGATGGTGTTGTTGCAGTTAATGATAACCCTGATTCAGATGAAGTAGTTACTGATGATAGAGGTAGATTATACTCTGCTCATATGACATTTCCTTGGCATAGAGATACATCATTGAATAATGACTTTAGAGGTTATGATGGTACTGCTATACTAAGAAAGAAGGTTATGTCTACTATGCTCTACACAAGTACAGAGTATCTTGGTTATAGCAGGTATTATAACTTTGAAGAGGATAATGACACATATAGAACAGGTATTAGTGGTATAACTGTAGTAGACTCCAATGAGATAACTATAGAGAGAATACCTATACCTAAATACAGTACTGATACTGAGCAGGCTATTTATCAAGGTAACTATAATAGTGTAGTCATTAATACAGATGAGACTTCTGGTGCTATATCTAATTATGCTCTTTATGGAGCTGGAACCAGTAACCAAGATTCTACTGCTAACTGGGAGTTCTTCTATAATGATGAACTCATGGCAACTAGAACAGATGCTGAGGAGTTTCCTTATCAGACTAATGGATGGATAACTTATCCTAAGAGGTTCTCAACAGATGGAGTTAGTATGAAGTACAAATCAACTGCTCATGCAGTTATAAGGTTCAATAACAACAGGTTATATAACCCTGTAGTACTTCCAGCTATTTCAAGAGCTGACCAAGGTATCTATGGAACAGTTACTCCTAAGTATCCTCCAGTATCTAATACCATCACTATTAACTACAAGAGCAGTACTCAGCCTATAGGAGCTCTATCAGGTCAGAGATGGTTCAAGTTAACAGGTTCAAACCAATTCCAAGGTAACTTATACATATTTACTAATGGTGCTTGGGAAGAGGTTGAATCACCTGATATAGATGGTAGTACAAGGTATGTATTTGCTGGTAACTATTATTACTTGGAGAAGAGGGTAACAAACAGTTACTACACTCTTATAACAGCAGATGATATTACTCCCTTCTATAAGGATGATATCAGCAGCCTGTTTAATGCAAGTAGTACAGATGCTACTGCATTCCTTGTTACTGAGTTATACAGAGATAACATAGTCAACAGATTTGGAGGGGATACTGACAATGCTTACAGTAATAACATATGGCTTCCAGGAGGAAAGACTGTACCATTAACAACTAATGGAGTTACTATGGTATGGGAACAGGGTGATACCTTCTTCCAGAGATATGACCACCTGAAGACTTATCCATTTGATGATGAGAGTAAGAATAACATTGTTGAGATAGTATCATTCATGTGTGAGACAAGGGTCAATGCAGATGGCAGGTATGACAGGAACAGAGGACAGAAGAACAATATGTCTATGACTCCTCAGAACTTCAACCTGTTTAATCCTGTGTATAGTCAGAAGGATAACTTCTTCACATATAACTATGCAGACTTAGATTTATCAGCACTTGATAACTTCCCTAATTCAGTTACATGGACCTCTGAAAAGACTAATGGAGCTATCACTGATGCATGGACCAGAGTCAACATGGCATCTATACTGGATATGGATGGAGATAAAGGTGAGATTACTTCACTTAATACTCTCAACAATGAGATATACTGTTTCCAAGAACAAGGGTTAAGTAACATAATCTTCAATCCTAGAGTACAGATTACACCTAGTGATAATGTACCTATTGAGATCAGTAATAGCTATAAAGTACAGGGTAAGAGGTATGTAAGTAACACCATTGGTTGTAATAACAAGTGGTCTATATGCACTACTCCAGCTGGTATATACTTTGTAGATAACATCACAAATACTCTGTATCTGTTTAATGGGCAGGCTATTCAACCAGTCTCTGATAAACTGGGATACAGACAGTTCATAGGTGCTAACAGTACTCTTGATAACTGGAATCCAGTTAACTTCAGTAACTTCAGAACCTTCTATGACAAGACTAACAGTGATGTTTATTTCTCAAACAATAACACCAGTCTTTGTTACTCAGAGTTCCTGCAACAGTTTACATCATTCATGAGCTATGAGCAGATACCTGCTATGTTCAACTATGATGATAAGTTCTACTCTATCAAGAACAATAAGCTGTGGCAGATTAATGGTGGTGACTACAATATGTTCTTTGATGAGTTCAAGCCTTATTCATTGACTGTAGTAGCTAATCAGGATGGTGGAATAGACAAGGTATTTAATACTGTAGAGTACAGAGCTGATATGTATGATGGTGATACATTCATGCCTGATGCAACATTCAATAAGCTGGATGTATGGAACAGTTATCAGCATGGACAGCTTACTCTGACTAATAAACTAGGACATCCTTCACCACTAAAGAGGAAGTTCAGAATATGGAGAGCTAATATACCTAGAGCTAATGTAGAGATTAATGGTATCCCTGCTAACAACAGAGATAGAATAAGGAATGCATGGGCATATGTTAAACTAACTATGGATCAGGAGAATACATATAGTATGAGGTTCCATGACCTTTCTATTGGGTACTACATATAGACTTTATAAGACCAGATAAACTAATTTAGTTGTCTGGTCTTTCTTTTTTAATTAATTGCTTGTGTATATGTAGGAATTTACTTACTTTTGCACTAAAAGATTTAATAGTATGGCTAAAAGAAAACATAATAAGAGGGTTGTACCTATAGTAATAGAGGACTCTAACCAATATTTGTTAGGTGGTATGCTAGGTGGTTTATCCTCTATGGCATCTAATGCTGTATCTGGTGGCAAGTCTACTGGAGTAGGTGGAGCTATGCAGGCTGTAGGTAGTTTAGCCTCTAACATCCCTGGCATTGGTGGAGTTATTGGTGCTGGTGTTAATGTACTTGGAGGTGTAGTTAATAACCTCTTTGGAAGTAAGTTGAATGATGAGTTCATTCAAGAAACTGAAGCAGGGGCAGCTGACTTGAGAGATACTAAGATTGATGATAGTACAGTTCAATCAGTATTACAACAACAGGGAGATATAAGAGGAATGGGTACTGTATCTAAAGACCAAGTAGGTTCTGATGGAGTATTCAGTAATAAGGCTGCTAAGAAGACAAGAGAGCTTAATAAGAAGATAGCTGATGCTAATACTGTACTTAACTTAAACATGAGTCAGGCATTTGATAATGCAAATGAACTAGAAGATTTAAAGACTATGGGAACATACTCAGCATATGGTGGACCACTCTTTGATGAGGGGGGTGGTATCCACATTAAGAAGAAAAACAGAGGTAAATTCACTGCTTATTGTGGTGGAACTGTAACTGATGCTTGTATTAGCAGAGGATTAAACTCTGATAATCCTACCACCAGAAAGAGAGCTAACTTTGCAAGGAATGCAAGAAAGTGGAACCATGCAGAAGGAGGTTACTTATATGAAGATGGTGGTGGCATACATATCAAGAAAGCTAATAGAGGCAAGTTTACAGAGTACTGTGGTGGCAAAGTTACTTCTGAATGTATTGCCAGAGGTAAGAACAGCAGCTCTCCAGCAGTAAGAAAGAGAGCTACATTTGCTGCTAATGCCAGGAAATGGAGTAAAGCTGAGGGTGGATTCCTGGATGACTATAGTAAGCCAATCCCAGGAGTAATCTATAATGGTGCATATGATTCAATCTCTGAATACCCTGATATGTTTACTCATGGTGGTGTATTTAGTGATGGAGTAGTCAAAGTAGGTGAAGGAGACTCACATGAGAATAATCCTAGAGGGGGAGTACCAATGGGTGTTGCTCCTGATGGTCAACCTAATTTAGTTGAAGAAGGTGAAGTAGTATTCAATGACTATGTATTCAGTAACAGACTAAAGGCAGATGATAGTCTGCTTGAGGCATTCAACTTAGCTCCTAAGTATAAAGGAAAGACCTTTGCACAAATAGCTGATTCTATCAATAAAGAACCTAGTGAGAAGCCTAATGACCCTATTAGTAAAAGAGGTCTGACTGCTACTATGTCTAAATTGATGCAGGCTCAAGAGTCACTTAAGGAAGCCAAGAATAGAAGAACTAATGGCAGGCAGTTTGCAGATGGTGGACCATACAAGACATATAAGAACTTCACTAATATAGGTGATGACTGGTATACAGATGACTATATGGGATTTGTTGATTCACTGCAAGAAGGCAACCCTGATTCCATGAACTGGTTAAACAGAATCAACAGTGGAGAGTTTGGTGATATAGGTGGCAACACATTTACTGACATATCTGATATCAAGAGACTGGCTACTGACAGAAAGAAAGGTCCTGTGCATAATGCAATGACTGCTGCTTCAAGAGTCTACAATGATTCAAGAAGGAACCCAGGTCCTATGACTGATAACCCTATCAATCCTTTTACTTCTCAATCTTCTGGTGTACCAACATCACTTCCTATGCAGGGAGCAGCTGGTCCAATGGATGGAGGAGATGATGAAGAACAAAGAGGAATAGGGCTGGAAGCACTTAGATATGCACCTGCTGTTGGTGCAGGAGTGAGTCTCTTCAGTGATATGTTAGGTCTGACTAATACACCTGATTACTCAGGAGCTGATTCACTGGATGGAGCTGTCAAGTCAGTTAAACCAGTAGCAGGAAGAACTATTGGTAACTACCTTAGATATACTCCATTTGATACTAACTATGCTATTGGTAAGTTAGATGCTAACTCAGGAGCTACTAGAAGAGCACTAAGAGATAATGCAGGTGGTAACAGAGCTACAGCAGCTGCTAATCTAATTGCAGCAGACTATAACTATGGTACTCAGATGGGTGACTTATTCAGACAGGCTCAAGAGTATAACCAAGCACAGAGAGAAAGAGTTGAAGGCTTTAATAGAGGTACTAATCAGTTTAATGCTGAGTCTTTGAACAGAGCTGATGTAACTAATATGCAGGCTGCTCAACAGGCTAATGAGTTAAGACTAAGACAGAAGATGACTCAGGCTAATATGAGAGACCAAGCTGATATGAGAAGTTCAACTGCAAGAAGTGCTAATCTATCTAATTTCTATGAAAGTCTGGGAAATATAGGTAGAGAAGAGTTCAGCAGAAACATGATTGAATCTAATCCTGCTTTAGGCTATTCTATTGGCAGAGATGGTAGAGTTACTTATAAGAATAACAAGAAGAAGAAACAGTAACATATGGCAGGTAGATATATAGTAAACAGTAGTAAGTTCCAGCCTTTCTCTTATGCAGAGATGCTTGCTCCAGTGCAAATGGCACAGGAAGCTCACACAGCAGTTGAGGAAGGTTTAGGTGAACTTTCAGCTAAAGCAGGAATATGGGATAAGTTAGCTAATCAGCAGACAGACCCTATGGCTTATGCACAGTATAAGGCTTATGCTGATGACTTGACTAAACAAGCAGACCTCTTAGCTAGACAAGGATTAACTCCTGAGTCTAGAAGAGGTTTAATAGATATGAAGAGAAGATATACATCTGAAATAACTCCTATTGAAGTAGCAGCAGCTAAGAGAGAAGAGTTAACCAAGGCTCAGAGAGAAGCTATTCAGAAGGACCCTTCTCTTATGTTTAATGTAGATTATGGTGCATCCTCACTAGATGATCTTATCAATAACCCTAATCCTACTTACAACACTGTAAGTGGCTCTGAATTATCAAAAAGAGCTAGCATGATGGCAGCTAATCTGGCTAAGACAATACAGGATAATCCACAGTATCAATCAATACTTGGAGGACAGTACTTTCAACAGATGCAGCAGTTAGGTTATACACCTCAACAGGTCATGCAGACTATAATGAATGACCCTAATGCACCTAAGGAATTAAAGAATGTAGCTGATACTATATGGAAGGAAGCTGGTCTTGATACATGGGACCAAGCTACTCAAGCAAGAGCAAGAGACTACATTAACTCTGGATTGTATGAAGCTATTGGCACACAGAAGTATGATACTCAAGGTAATAGAGGTTATATGACTGCTGCTGAGTCTAGAAGACTAGACCTTGAAGAGGAAAGACTTAAGATGCTTAAGGAACAACAGGCATGGGCTAGAGATGAAAAGCAGGGCTATCTGATGAGTGATGGTACTAGAGTTAAACCTATTGGAGGAGGCAGGGTACTTGTAACTAACCCTGATGGTAGTTATGGAGGTATCCAGACTGCTTCAACATCCTCAGGCTCTAAGGCTAAGGTAACTAAGTCAGACTTATTCACTACTCTTGATTATACTGGAGGTGGATTTGGTAGTCCAGGAGGGTCTGACAGATTCTCAGAATCTGATGCTAAGCAGATTACCTTTGGTCAGTTAAGTCCTAAAGCAAGGAAGAAGCTGGTTGAAGACTTAGCTAAGTATGAACTCACACCTGAAGATGTAGATATATATGAGGATAGTGATGTATTCTCAAAGAATCACTATAGAATAGTAAGGAAGGGAGCTGGTGTATCTGGTGGTGGAATACCTGTACAGGAGTCTACAGGACCTGAAGCAGTAACTCCACGAGTTACAGATAGTGTCAGTTTTGATGTAAATATAGGATTAGACTAATATGGAAGGATTACAAGGATTAAAGGGGCTGACCCCAGAAGATAGAGCTAATTGGGAGAAGCAGTACTCTTCTAAGATACAAGGATTCACTCCTGACCAAGTTGAAAGAACATACAGAAACTTCAAGTTCAAAGAGAAGTTTGGTAGCAGACCAGACTATGAGAACCTGAAGAAGTATACTCCTGAACAGAGGGATAGCTTATACAATGAAGAGCTATTCCCTGAGATGGAGCAGCAGGATGATTCTCTTGCTGCTAATATCAGTAAGGCTTTTCAACAAGGTCAGCAGTTTGAACAAGAGGCTAACAAGTTAAATGAGAACTATAGTAAGTGGCCTTCACAAGGTAGGAGAGCACTTGATGAGTTTGATAAGATAGCCAATGAAGTATCACCCTATTACAAGAAGTACAAGAATACTGAGTACCTTCCTTTCTCTGATGAAGAGAAGTACAAACTAGCTGCTGAATATCAAGCAGCTAAGAGTGCTTTTGGGGAACAGGAAGCTAATAATATACTTAGAAGAAAGATGCAGAATACTGCTTCTGAGAATCAAAGTACTTGGGAGAAGTATTGGAATGGTTTTAAGGGTATGGGTGCTCAGACTGCTGGTGCTTTAATTAGTACAGCAGGTATGATTAAAGGTGCTATTGACTATGTGGGTGATGAAAGAAATGAGAATCTGGATAATGCAGCTCTGGACTTCCTTGATCATATATTAGATAATAGTTGGACTAGGTATGGCAGTGATGTTATGCAGTATGGTTCATTGTTTGATGCTAATATCAAAGAAGCTAAGGAGGCAGGTCTCTCAAATAACCAAATCATTAGAACCACTGCTGAAGAAGAGGGGGGTATACTTGATAACTTATTAAGTGTGAATACTATACCTGAACTTATTAATCAGCAGGGTTTCACTATTGCATCTATGCTTACTGGTACTGGTCTGTCAACTATTGCAGATAAGGCATTCAAAGGAGCAAGAGGGCTAGCAATAGCTGCTAACAGGGCAGGTGCATTAAATAACTTGGAGAAGGTTAACAAGACTCTGAGAACTCTGCAACAAGCACAACAGAAGGTTAATACATTTGTTATTCCAGCAGCAGTTGGAACTGTTGAAGGTGTAACAGAAGGACTTAATACTAAGATACAATTCCTTGATGATGCCAAGCAGATGATTGCTGAAACACAGGCTAAGACAGTGCAGGAGGAATTTGAGAGAAGACTACAGAACCCTGAAGAGTTAAGTAGACTAGGATATAATCCTCAGAGTGAGGAAGATATGAACAGACTGTATAAGGACATCTTTGATTCCTATGCACCTAGATATGAAGAAGCAGTTAATAAGGCAGAAGTCAATGCAACTAAGGCTGGTGTATATAACATGGGTCTTAACTCTATGATTAATGGAGCATTGAATATGACACTTAAAGCTGGCCTCCAAACCCCTTCAGTGCAGGAGGCTTTAAGAAGGAGCAGACTAGGAAGGCTATTTAGTCCTACTGACTTTAGAGTAGAATCTGGTAGAGTGATTCCTTCTTATGGTAAGATGCAGAGAGTACTTAATGTACTTCAGGAACCAGCAGGTGAATTTACAGAAGAGTACCTTCAAAGTATCTCTGATGCATTTGCAAGAGGTGGAGCTGAGTATAGCCTGCAAAACTTCATTACTAATAAGTATAAGGGTGATGGCAAAGCAGCTGTAGATGAATCTATGGCAGATAACTTCTTTGCAGCTAGCAGGGCAGCAGGTGATGCAGCATTAGATAAGGAGACTCTGCTCTCTGGTATCTATGGTGCACTGGCTTCAGGTATGGGTACTCCTACTATTAATAATAGAAGAGGACCAGCTGTTAGAACAGAGAATGAGTCTAGACTAGACTATGCTTTAAGAAGGTCTCCTGTTACTTATAGAAACCCAATATGGCAGTCTATTCAAGAGCAGAGAGAGCTTGGAGAAGAGAGAGCTACATCAGCTAAGATACTCACAGACTGGATGCAGGACCCCTCTAACAGAGCCAAGTATGATGGGCTTGTTGGTACATTTAACTGGGCTAAGTCTATGGATGAAGCATCAGGCAAGAATGATGAGTTCAGCTATAGAAACAGTGAACTGGGTAAGACCATTAATGATGTTATGATGTTACAGAAGCTGCAAGGTACTGACTATTATAACTCATTTATGAATGACTTGGTTAGAGCTGCCAATGCTGAAGAAGGTTCACCAGAAGCTCAACAGCTGATAGAGCAGTTCAAGAATGCTCCTAACAACAGGGACATGAATATGGATGATGCAGCTGTGCTTGAGACTATCAGAAAGAACTCCAATAAGCTGCTTGATACAATGACTAGCATTGATGCAGAAGCTGAGAGTATTGATAAGATGCTTGGCAATGCAGCTAATGATGACACCAAGCAAGCACTTATTTATGGCAAGCTGTCTGTTGATAGTTGGAGAGAAAGAGCTACTCAACTAGAAGATGAGATTAGTCAGGTAGAGATTAGTAATCCTACTGCTGTAGCATCATCTGGTGATACTGAGACTGCTAATGCAATACTCACTTATGGTTCACTTGATAAAGCAAAAGAACATAAGGAGAAGCTAGGTGATAAGATTGATGAACTTAAAGATGCTATAGAAGCTATTGAGAGAAGAAAGAGACTTACTGGTCAGCAGGAAGAAAGAGCGCTCAAAGCACATAGGACAGCACTGAAGACTCTTAAGAAGGAGTATGATAATCTTAAGATTGAAGATAGTACTATCTCTTACTTATTCAGTGAGAGTGACATACTATCAATGTCACCTGTAGACAGAGCTACTATACTTAATCCTGATAACAAGTCTAAGTATAGTGAGAAGCAGCAGGAGATTATAGACAATGTAGTCAGAGCTGGTATTGCAACTCACACAGACTTCTTGGATAAGGTGCAGGATTCAGGCAGAATCAACCTAGCTCAAACTGCATATCTATCTCAGTACAATGCTATACTCAGTGATCCTGAAAGCTTTAATGCATTCTCTAACAGAATCAAGCAGGAGGTTGCTGATGATAACACAAGAAAGAAGTATGAGTTCTTAAATGGTGTGCAGGACTATGCTACATTTGTGAGAGAGCTGGATAAGGCTTATCAAGGTGCTAGTGAGAGAGAAAGAATGGTCATCAGAGATATAGTAGGAAACAATCCTAACTATACAAAGTACATTGAGGATAACAAGACTCTTGATGGTATGTTTGATCAGATTGAATCCAGTGAGAAGTTCAAGAACTTAGATGACAATGATAAGGTTCTGACTGAGATTGCAATGCAGTTCCTGACTAACAAAGGAGTAAGTCCTGATGGTCCTGGAGCATTAGATGCACTGCAAGAGATGGATAGCAATGGTACATCAGCATTAATGAACTACATCAATGATGTGAATGGTAGATTACCTGATGGTCAAAGAGTTACTCCTACCAGTCTTGGAGAGATAGTTCAGCTATACAGGGATGTAATGGATGAACAGGCTAAGAATGTCAATCAGGTTGAACAAGTTACTAAACCTATTGAAGTGGCTCCTACTTCACCAGAGGCATCTGACCCTGCTCCTTCTATTACTGTTGGTATATTTGGAACAGCTGCTAACTCATTAGATGAGTCTAAGGCTATGATGGCTGAGCAGAATAAGTATGAGATGCCTGAGAAGACAACTGAACCTGCTCAAGCTACACCTGAGACTAACATAGTTGATAAGTATAGAACTAATAGTAATGATGAAGTAGCTAATGCTGCTGATGAGGTTATTAATGCTGTTAATTCATCTGGTGAGATATACAATGATGTCAGAGATATGGTCACTCAGATTATAGATGAACTAGGAGACAGTGAATATGAGAATAGTGACTTACTTAAAGAAGCCCTAGTCTCTAATGCTAACCAACTTCTGGTGCAATCAGAGACAGGTGGAGATAACTTTGACAAGGCATCTTCACTCCTTAAGAGAGCAGCAGCTAAGATAATGGCTAAGCCTCAGCCTAAACCTGAGTCTAAAGTAGAAAGAGCCAAGACTCCTGATACAGTGAATGAGGAAAGGAGAAACAATGCTTTAATTACTACAGCTGATGTTGAAAGACATCCCCAGTCTACAGTAGGTCAAGCCTATACTAGTTATAGAATAGGTGATTACTTGAGAAGAGGTACTATCACACCTAAGACTAAGATCATGTTTGTAGCTGACCCAGCTATCATAGCAGGTGTTAAACAAGAGATGGGTGAGGTTTATAATGAATCTGACCATCTACCTATAATGGCAGTTGTTGAAGATAGTAATGGTCCTATGACAATAGGTGATAAGAAGTATCAGCCTGTTGGATTCATGCCTAGAACAAGTGCTAATACACAAGGTGCAGCTAGAATGAACCCTATAAGAACACTGGCTCTTGCACAGCAAGATGGACAGCTTATCAAGGATGGTGATAACATAGTTACTACTAATGGTTATGTCAGAGCTAATCCACCAGAGCACACTAAGGCAGATACTCCTAATACACCCATTCATCAGATAATGAGGAATGATATGGATGCCTACACCAGAGAGGCTATGGATGGTGATAAATTACCTATAGCAGAGAGAAGAGCTATCTATAGCAAAGCTAAGGATGGTATCCTGTCTAATATAAGAAGAATAGCAAAGGATGGTGAGAGAATACACCTGTCTTATGTTACTTCTAATATGAAGGGTGGAGAGACTGAGTTTGAGCTATATGTAACCAATCCTCAGAACTCCCATTCTAGAACTGGTAGACCTATGTTAGAAGTACTTAATGCAGGCACACCTGAAGAAGTAATCTCTGCTAATAGCAGGATGAACAGGTATACTAAGGTTCTTGAAAAGTTCTTTAAAGGTGCTCCATTCTCAGAAGATATCAGATTCAAGAGAGAAGGAGACCAGTTAGTTGCTGTAGGAGAAGGTGCTGCTAAGTTAACTACTTTAGCAGAGAACCTAGGTAAGAAGCTGAACAACTTCATTACAGTACCCAAAGGTTATGAGTATAGATTAACTCCTACTGAGAATATGTTAGGAGAGAACAGGATGTATCAGTTGTCACTGACTAATGGCACTAATGTTATTAATCTGGCTGAGGTTACTAATGGCACTATGACAGATGCAACTAAAGCTCAAGTACTTAATAATCTAATGCTTGATGGAGGTTCATTCAGAACTGAAGGTAGTCAACCATTTGCTAAGTGGCAGGTTAACTATAATGACTTCAATGCTAAGGAAGGTGAATCTGATGAAGCTAAGAAGGCTAGAATGGATAACATCAGTAACATCTTTGATGATAACATACTTGAAGCAAGCAGGACTTCATTCAAGTACTCTATCAGAGGAGTTGATATTAATAGTCCATTCAAGCAGGAGGGGGTAGCTCCAACTAACCCTAGTCCTGTAGTTGCCAATGCTGTTAATGCTACTCAAGGGAAGCCTATTAACACTCCTGTGATTACAGCCACAGACCAAGTTAAGGTAGGTGATGCTATAGTTGATAGTGAGTCTGGAGCAGTGCTTAAGGGTGAGGTTAAACCTGTTAATCCTATAGCTGAAAGAACTACTGCTATTGTAAACAAGATAGTCAATGACTCCAAGGATATGACCTTAGATGATAATGGCTATGTTGATAAGGAAGGCAGAAGATATGCAAGAGTTACTTCTATCATTCAGGCTGATGAGAATGCAGGTGAGAGGTTTGATCCTGCTAGTCCTTGGATAGTACCATCAACTAACATAGGCACAGCTGTAGATGAGTTTGTAAGAGACTTCTTTGCAGGTGAGTTCTCTGATGAGAATGGTAATCTGATTAGTGACTATATGTATGATTATCCTAATGCTACTCAGGCACAATGGAAGGCATTTGCCAATCAGTTGAATGGTCTTAAAGCATTCATTGACAGTAAGGGCTTAACTGTTATACCCAGAGATGTTACTGTAACAGGTACTGTTGAAGTAACTGATAGTCAAGGGCAGAAACATGAGATACTTGTAGCAGGTACTTTAGACTTACTTGCATATGATGAACTTGGTAACTTTCATATCTTTGATATGAAGACCAATAGAAGTGGCATCAGTGATGAGAAGAGAGCTAAGTATTCTAAGCAGGTATCTATGTATAAGAAGTTCCTTGAGGACAAGTATGGAGTTAAGGTAGCTTCTCTAAACATCATACCTATTGGAGTTGACTATGCTGCACCTATGGGATTCAGAGATGGCAAAGTCAAGTATGAAATTAGTGAAGGCAATCAGTTACTTGCTAATGGACAGGAGTTCAAAGATGCTAAACCAACACTTGAGCAAGTAGGTTCAGTGCCTGACACTGGTGTTAATATTCAATATGATAAACTAACTGATAGAGAGAAACAGATGATAACAGATATGTTACCAGCAGATGTTAAACCAGAGAAGGTAGAAGTACCTGATGCTGAGGCTCCAGTAAATAAGAACTTAGGTTTGAAGATGGGTAAAGTGAAGAACAGATTTGCTAAACCAGCAAAGAAGGGAGCTATAGTTGTACCATCATCTAACAACTGGGAATCAATCAGTGATGAAGTAAGACAGGCTGCTATTCAGTTAGGTTATACTAAGGAGACTTGGAATGATATGACTGAGGAAGAGAAGAAACATCAGAAGGAGTGCTTGGAGTAATTCATAACTCAACAAAAAAAAAGAGGCAAGGGGGATACCCAAGCCTCTTTTTGCATTTATGAACATTTATGTTATTTAGTAGCTCCACCAGTTGCTCTACCAAATGTATATGATTGAGCAGCCTGATAAGGACTCTGCATTAATAACCAACTTCTATAGAATGGCAACATTCTTTCAGCTTTATGCTGCCACTTCAGTTCTCCCTTTTCATAGGAAGCACCACTTGATTTATACTCATCTTGAGTAACAAACTTCTCTGCTAAGTCATACAGGTTAAGTAGTGCACTAAACCCTACTGGACTTACATTAGTCAATGTCTGTGATTCTCTCACCATACCCCAGGGAGCATTGAATGCTGACTGCTCTGATAATAGTCTGCTAGCAAAGTAATAGGCTATTCCCATTGCTTGGTCTGGCTCTTCATCATCGTCATCATCAGGCTTAGCAGTAAGAAGATTCAATAAGAACAGAGCTGTTATAACTAACATATCTGCCCAGTTTCTTCTCATATTATAATACTGATTAGCTGAGAATCCAGCATCAAGCATCTTCTGCTGAGTAGCTTTTGATGTTGGCAATAGTATAGCTCTTGCAGTTAAACCAAATCCACCTCTATCAGTGAATGTAGATGCAGCTACTTTAGCCAGAGTTCTTAATGAACCTTCAGTCTCACCTCCTAATGATACACTATATGCATTAACACCAAACCTTCTTTGAATCATACCTAATGCATAACCCCTCATAGCTAATAGTGCATTACCATACACATTCTGCTGGAATGATACCTTATCTTGGTTATTGTAGATACCATGCATTCTGTTATTCACTTCTCTTGCCTTATCCATGAACTTAGATTCATCACTAGTATCCCACACTCTCAGTTCTCCAGTCTCCTCATCAAGCACTCTTACACCATCCTTCATGACTAGTGTCTTACCTGCTTTAGGATTCCTTTCATCTACTGGAACTATCTGATATGCATTATACAGTGAGATTGGATTGCCATTAGTATCAATCAACTTAGTAGCATTAGCCATAGCTAAGAATGCCATAGTCTGCATATAGTGTTCTCCACTCTTGTAAGGTAAGAACAGATTCTCTCCTACTGGATTCAACTTAACTAGCTTAGACTTTCTGGTGAAGAACTCTCTCTCCCTCTTTCTATTCTCATTAAGTATATTCATCTGTCTGATAAGCAGGCTTACCTTATCCTCCTTAACATCTTCACCAGCATGAAGCCAGTTAGATGGTAGAGTCTTCCAGTATTCTATATTAGCTCTCTCCCAGTCTTTAATACTGAAGTACTCACCTGCCATAGCCTCTTTGAAGATTTCAAGAGCACCAGTTCCAAGATTGACTGCACCACCAACAACATTACCACCTAAGAACAGTTTAGAAGCTAAACCAGTGAAGAATCCTACTACCTTATTAACTACTAACTTCTTTCCTATCTTTATCTTCTTGGTGTTGATACCATAGATTTGCTTATCCATGAACTTGCCATATCTTCTAAAGGCTCTTGATGTTTCTGCTCTCTCAGATTCATTCTTTAGCCCTGCTACCTTCCTACCTCTAAGCACCTCTCTACCTAACTCTAATGCTCCCACTACACTAGACATACCAGCATAAGTATGAGCCATTCCAGCATAAGCCAAAGTAGACTGGAATAAGTCTGTACTTAACTCATTGCTGTCTCTTAGTTTATTAATACCATATAGAGGCAATCTATTAACCTTTTCCTTCTCAAACTCAAGTTGATTAGAGAACATATCCTCTTCTATAGTATTGTAGGTCTGATCACTACCAAAGTCTCTATCTTCACTATCCTCTACAAAGGTGTCTGCCATCTCTCTTCTCAGAGTATAACTGATTGCCTTTCCAGTGCCCTCAGTCATTCTTCTGTTTCTGATCTTATTCATGGTAGTACCCTTGAACTGTGGCATCCTATAGATATTAGTACTGCCTTCTGGAAGGAATGAATCTAACTCCACCTTAAGGTTCATGTACTTAGCTAGCCATCTCTCTTTATCTGTTCCTGCAATAGTCTCCTGATATTGTTTACTCTTGTAAGATTCACTTGGATACCATCTTCCCTCTGCCTGATTCCACTGTGAGTGTGCTTTATGCCATGACTTTGCCTGTGGTCTGAAGAACTCATCAAAGAGTATTCTTAGCTCAAATTCTGATTTACCATCAAAACTGGCATTAGCTTTAAATCTCTCTTCTGCATCTTTCTTAAACTCTAACCAGTCATTCTCATAATCACCCCATACATACTGTGATACTATATTGCCAGTCAGCTTACCAGTTCTAGGACTTACTTCACAGAATACATCAGTATTGCTAATACCAATACCCTTCAATTCCTCCTGTAATAATCTTAGTCTGTCCTGAGTCTGAATAGTCATATCATCAGCATACTTATTAGCTTCCTTAGTAGCTCTGTCTGCTAATTGACCTACTACATCAGAGTTATTAGACATAGAGGCTAAGTACATTTCCTGTAGAGTAATATCACTCTCCATGTAATTAACCAAGTCATTGATGTTCATCTTATCTGCTGGAACCCATTTGAGTCCTCTATGACCTTTCTTCCAGTCAAATACAACTCTTGCAGCTCTCTCTACATAGTTAGACCCCATTGCATCTTGCAGGAATCTTGCAAAGAACTCTCTTCTCTTTACTTCAAGATTAGCAAGTAACCTGTTATCGCCATTAATGACTTCATTAAGGTTCCTTCTCATAACTCTCAACTTCTCTAAGTCTGCATTCTCAAGCATAGTTGCTGAGTTCTTGGTAGTTGCATCCTGTATTATCTTCAGCAGTGCCTGAGCATTACTTACATATACAGATACCTCTCTCAACTTATTAGCATTCTCAGGAGTATTACCACCTGTAGTCAAGTCAACAGATACTAACTTGTCAGTCATTTCAGGCATCATATCAATCATCAGGTCCAGTGCTTCAACAATACCATCAACTGCAATACTGTCAGCAAAGAGAGATGGTGAGGGGGTTAATCTACCTAGTTCAACCTGCCCCATAACATTGTTATACTTGTTATACAGATTCTTATTAATAGCAGCCATCTCAGCAGTCTGTTGCTTGAGGATATTCAATACTGACTTGAAGGTAGATACATTAATAGAATCTTTAGAACTAAACAGTGTTTCCTTAGTCTCAAGAGCCTGTTCAACAGTTCCTTGGAAGTTAGGTGACATGAACCCCTGTGCTATTGCATCAGCAGTTCTTACAGCATCAAGTTTAGCATTGGCTATGTCATTGCCAGTGATGTTATTGAATACTCTCTTGGCTTGCATGACAATCCTGTTAACAAGACTCTGCCATATAGCTCTCTTGTCAATATGACCATCAATAGCTCTACCCACTAAGTATCCAGCAACTTCTCTTGCAGGATTAGCTCTGTATGCTATGCTATTATACTCATCCCCCATTATAGACTTCTGTACTTCTGGTGTTAATAACTTCTCAAGTCTTTGGACCAGGGGGCTATTACCTAATGCACCTACAGCAAAGTGACCAGCTTCTTCAGCTAGTGAACTCTCTACCTTTTCATTGTTAGCTACTTTGATTAACTGATACATGCTATCAGCTGTTCTAGTAGCATTGACAGTACTATATCTACCATTAGACTTCTCATCTTCTGTCATGAAAGTATAGTCAGCACCAGCTCTATTCAGATAGAACTTAATTCTCTCCTGTAGGCTTCTGTTAGCTATATTATCATTCAGTTGAGCAGTGTTGGTTTTGTTCTTCTCAACTACTGTCAAGTCTACTTTACCATCACTTCTATTAATGATAGTAGCCATGTACTTATCATTATACTGGCTATTCCTGTTGAATGCATGTAGCTTAGGCACAGCTTCATTGTAGTCATATACTCCAGCACCTAAGTCTTTATTAAGAGTCTGCTTCACTCTTTCAGCATTCAGGTCTAACTTACTTAGTTTCCTCAATGACTGGAAAGTGATTTCCCCATTAGCATCAAACTTTGCTTCACTTGCTACTCTACTAAGGAACTCAGGGTTAGTACCTACTGCATAATACTGCTTAGCCATCTCCCTGTTACCAGTAAAGTGTAGAAGTGAGCTAAACAGCTCACTATCTACAAACTTACCTTCCTTATTCTTAACCTGTGGTTTAATTACACATTTACTCATATCAACATATCTTATTACCTTGTTGGTCAGTTATATCATTAGCCTGTGCCTTGAGAGAGTTAATTGTATCAATCAAGTCTTCTCTGCTTACTCTGTTCAGCATCTCAACAACCAGACTCTTCTCTAAAGTATTGTCTGCCTGCATTGCTAAATCAGTAGCCTCCTTTATCAACTCCTGCATAGTCCTCTTATCTTCTATAGTTACAACTTCTGGTTCTATAGAGGTACTTGCCTCTTCTGTAACAACAGGAGCAGCCTCACTCTTAGAAGCTGTAAGAGGATTTGATACATATTGAAGAGACTTGCCTGAACTACCTAAAGCATCAACTCTCACATAGGTCATTGAACCATATGAATTTACATTGAACTCAGCACCATCATCACTACTTGCCATGTATATCATATCATCCATCATAATAGCAGGTTTGAATCTATACTCACCCTTATTAGGTGTCTTCAGTAAGAAGTCATTTCCATCAGTACCCAGCTTCTCAACATCAAGCACAAAGCTGTCCTGAGCTACACTGTTATTATATACCAGCTTGGATATGATCTTCTTACTATTACCTTTAGGGGTATACACTAACCTCTTATTATCAGTGTGATTCAATATATACTGCTTGGCAAACTCATTGGAGTTAATACCTATGCCACCTCTCTGAACATCATTCAGGAAGTCTACATAAGACTTAGGATTTCCATTATAGTCAAAGCCAACCTGAACACCTAGTTTAACCTCTACAGGTGCTAGGTTCATGAAGGCTAATGGACTATAAGTAAAGCCCAGCTTATAATAGTTATACAAGAACAATGACTGTGCAATCTCTCTGGTCTCTTCATTCCTCATCAAGTCTCCCCAACTCTCTTTCAACTCATCCTTCTGATAAGATTCAAGACCACCAATATCCTGTATATTCATACTCACTTTACCTGTCTTTTCATCAGTAGTGAATTGCATATACTGGAATATAGGAAGTGCTCTCATAGCTGGATTATTGTCCAAGACTTTATACAGACCTTCAGGGAATATCTCAGTGAAGTATTCTCTGGCTGTCACAGTCTCACCTGCTGCATCTATAGATACACTACTATTGAATAAGCTGCTCTCCTGTTGACCAAGCATATAGACCATAAGGTCACTGTGTATACTGTTAATAGTCTCTGCATTCAGTAAGCCATTATCAGTTAACTTAGCTACAGTGTTTCTTGCATCTGTATATGTCTTAGTATTATATGGGAAGAATCTGTTAATCTTCTTTTCAGCTCTTCTATTCATATCATACATAGCTTGTTCATATGCAAATGGGTTATCAAGTAACTTCTCCATATACTGTTGGTCATCCATTCCTTCAGTGCTTTCATTACTCATTGGAGTATAGATGCCATTAGCAACTTTCATATGTATCTTTAGTTTATCTGCATTCTCAAAAGACTTCACATAGTTAGCTACTTTCATCTGCTGTGCATAGGCATCACCAAAGGTAGAACCTACAGCATTTGAAGCAGTAAACTTAGTGTTCCTTACAAACTGAGATACATTATCACTTGCCTCAACTATATCCTTGAATAGGGTTGCAATGTTTCTCTGTTGAGCAACAAAGTCTTCATTCTTCATCAACTCTGACTTGCTTGTCTGGCTAGCTGTAACAATGTTATAAGCTAATCTCTCTGCACTATAATCAATACCAGGAACAGGCTTTCTTTCATCACCAGTGAGTTCATACATATCAAGCACATTCCTTATGACAGTGTTTATATTAGACACTCCATTATTAAAGCTGTATTCACATATATCCCTAATAATAGGCTGATTGAATAACAAACCAATGTCCTCAGTAGTATATCCAAGTCTTGCCAGCATAGCACCAGCATCAGCTGTAATGGTATTCAAGTTCAAGAAGTTCAATACAGGGTCCTTAACAGCATCTACTGATGCAGACAGGAACTCAGCTACAGTTAAACTGGTGTCTACCTTATCATTATGCAACAGGTCCCAATAGGACTTACCAGCAAATGAGATAGGCTCCTTCAAGTAGAACTCATCCATCAATGAAGCAAATGCATGATTAGTATTCTGATTAGCAAAGATACCAATCAACTTACCAGCTACCTGATTCTGCTGATTATATGTAATGATAGTCAGTGGATCACTTGGGTCATAATTAGGCTCAGGGTCTTGAGACTTACCTTCAGCAATATCATTACTTATGGTGGATAAGTCAACAGTTCCATCCTCATGATTAACCTTGTTCTTACCAAATATCAACTCTCTCAATAGTCTTGCAGCCTTTGATGCATTAGCAAAACCACCTGGAGTGTATCTGTTCTTAAAGGTCTCTTCATCCATCAGTCTCTGTTGAATTAGACTAATAAGCATATTGTTTCTTGTAGCTCTGCTATTCTCCAGTGGAGTCTTATCAAAGTCATAGGTATCCAGTGTTGAATACTTACTTCTTCTACCAGCCAGCCATTGACTGAACTCAGCAGTTACACCTTCTTTATACTTATATAGTCTATCCTTCTCACTGACCTCAGTACCTAGTAAGTCAGATAATAACTTACCAACACCTTCATCAGCACCTTTAAGCTCCTTCAACTCCTGATATAAGTCAGGGTGCTCACTATAAAAGTCCTTCCATGCTTCCTCTATCTGCTCTTTGGTCATCTCTTTGAACTGATACTCATTTCTCATGAAATAGAGCTTATCAATATCAAAGTCAAAACCTGCAATAGTAGTACCCTGAGGTGGAACCTTAATAGTACCTCCTGCCATCTTGTGACTAAACCTTTTAACCTTAAGGTTAATCATAGAGTAGTCTCTTTCAGTAGGGATTCTATATGCAAGCACACTTAAGATGTTAGGATAGGTCTTCTCTATCAGAGGATTACCATTCTTATCAGTCTTAAGAGTACCATCTTCATTACACCAGTCATTGAACTCCAAGCTATGTTCTACACCATTGTTATCAGTGTAATTCAGGTCCCAAGGTATCTCACATTCAGCATACAATATGTTATTAGGATTCTTAGGGTCAGTTACATATCTCAGTCCTCCATCTTCTTCATAACCAGTAATACCCATAGCAGATACCTGCACTGCACTACCACCTTTAATAGACTGCTTGTTAACCATCTTCTTAAACAGACTGAAGAATAGTGCAGATGAATCATGTTCCAGACCTCCCTCAAACAAAGGAATAGTGAAATTACCATTCTCATTTAGAGTATAAGCCATCATGTTATCCTTAGACTCTCTACTGTTGTTAGCAGTAGTTTGAATAAGTCTCTCACTTATCTTAGTGGGATCACTGATTGCCTGTTCAAAGGTATTATAAGAGTCAATGATATTAGCAGAGATTAATGCATTATAGAACCTCACAACACCTAAACCATTCATAGGTACTTTGCCATGTCTACCACCTAGATTAACCATCTTGCCACCTACATAACTGCCATAGTCTTTAGCTTTGGTAATACCTGCCATGATTAGCTTTCTTACCTGAGTACCAAATAACTGAGAGCTATTCACATGCTCTGGCACATTAGTCTGTATTCTATAGTCACCATAACTCAGCTTATGCACATAACCTTTATTGAGGTCAGAAGCAATAGTAGCAGAGTTAGACTTAGTTATATCTGTAGAACCAAATCCTCCTACCTTAACAATCTTAGTAGAACCAATCATATCAATAGGCTCACTCTTCCCTGTTTCAGGGTTCACATGATCTTCCATCCAGTAGGCTATATCCCTCAACTTACTACCAGAAGGTAGTAGTTCTGGAATAAGGACTGCTTCTGCATACTTGTGCTGAACAGGTATCTTGAGTACATCTGTGCTATTTATACTAAGATTCTCAAAGGTATACATGTAAGGCTTGATAGGTTGAAAGGTTACTGCTAGCTCATTCAATGCTTTGATGTCTTCCTTGGATGGATTCTCATCTCTGCCTATCTTAGCTCTCAGTGCCTGAATCTGATTATAAACAGCTTCTTCTCTTTCTCCCCATTTACCTGCCATACCCATGACCTTTCTATAGCTCTCAATAGTTCTATATCCCTGACCATCAGTAAGAGTGTTTCTCTTGTATGCTTTATATACTGGAGAGTTCTCACCAAAGTGACTGGCAATAGCCTTCATGAAGTCTTTATCAAAGTCCTCAGCATTAACATCAATGTCATCAAAGTACACTACTCTTTCAATGCCATCATCACTATATCTCTGACCAGTCCAAGGGTTAATAGCCTCTGTACTAAGAGCACTACCAGGAGCATGAATCTCTTTGTATCTCTTCTGCAAGTCTTTAGTTCCCTTATAGAAGGATGGGTCAATAGTCATCATCTGCAATTGTTGAATGGTAGCAAACTTAGTATTCCAGTAATAGTCTGATAATACATTATCTAAGCTTCTATCACCCTTTACTTCCTGACTCAAATACTTGTATTGACCATTAACTTCATCAAGTACTCCTAACTCACTGAGTCTGCCCTTGAATGTATCTACAGCATCACTCATATATGCCTTGATAGCATTCTTAACTGACTGTTCAAGGTTACCCTCTTTAATCATGTCAGCATACTTAGGTTCATTTAAGAATGGGAGTAAACTGTACTCATTCTCTGTCTTAGAGAAGTTATCAATTAACTTGTAACCAGCATCTGCCAGCTTCTTATTGGCTGCTTTAACAAGTTCCATTCTTCTATGTTCCTGTACATATACATTATACAGACCATCAAGTATCTCAGCACTACTGTATCTCTTAGCCTTAATGAACTTAGATACACCACTATCACCAAGAATGAACACAGGATACCATGCATACTGACTCTTAGAACTAATCTGCCTTTCAGAGAAGTACTCATTCAACATCTGTATAGCCTGCTGCTTACTGGTGAAATCCTCAAAATTCAAATCACCTGTACCTAAGAATCTCTTATAGGTGAAGTTAGATGCAAAGTTGTCTTCTTTAGACAGGTCACTATTATATAAGTCCTCTATCCACTTGTTGAGTATCTTACCATTATAATTAAAGTACTGTGAGTTCAGATAAGTAGTTTCAAGAGTAGCTCTAAGACCAGTTATATCACCTGCTTCAGCAAAGCTGGCTATCTTGTCAAATCTATCTCCCATGAATGATGGAGTTATATTACTATAGAATGTAGTATCACCATATCTAGTCCTGGATTCAAGCTTCAAGCCTTCTCTATTCTTAGCTACAATGGCTAACATCTTAGTAATCTTTTCTCTCAGTACACCCTTCTTTTCAGTACTTGAAGCTCTCTTTATGAGTTCTTCATAGCTGATAGACTTGGCTCCTGACTTCTCCTCATTAGACAGATTAAGACCAAACTGTGCAGTCTGTAACAGGTTATCAGTCAGCTTTCTCATGTCAGCTGCTTTACTCATGATTCTATCAAGAGTCTCTCCATCTATATCAATGTTGAGTGCTTCTGTAGCTTCAATTAAGAACTGCTTCTTCTCTACTCTGCTTAGGTTATCAAACTTACTTTTAGGCTTTGTAGGCTTAGCTGTTGCAATAGGAGATGCATTATATATGGCCACCTTTCTATCATACTCCTTCTGATCTTGCTCAGAGATTGAGAGGTTATCAAGAATGTAGTTCCTTATTCTCTCTACTCTTACAGGCATGATTCTTGTACTCAACCCACTCTTTTCAAAGATACTTCTGGTGGGATTGACTAGCTTACCCATCTTAACACCAGTTAAGAAAGAACTGAAAGGTCTGTCACCCTTAATTCTGTTGAGTATAGCAGTTCTGTACTTAATGAAAGGACCATCCTTCTCTTCAGTCTGCATTGAATAGGGCTGGAAGTTCTTCTTGAAATCAGTATAGAACTGAGTTCTTACCTGAGGATTCTCCAGCTCTGCCATGAATGGTGTTACCCAGCCAGCTGTACCACTATATCTTCTAAGTGCAGCCATCATTTCAGATTCACTGCCAACACCTCTCAATACATCAAGTAACTCTTGGTGCATTCTTACAGGGTCCTGCATTACAGGGAATCCCAAATCATCCATCACAGGCTCACCATTCTTGTAGACAGGAGTTCTTCCAATCACCTTTCTAACCTGCTTGCCAATAGAACCAAAACTTGACTCTAATTCAGCTTTCTCCATCCAACCTTCTCTCTTTGATTCTTCCATGATGAACTTCTCAGTCATGTCATTCTCATTGAAGTTGTTAGGATTGGCATCATCAGCAAAGCCAATGTTCTGACCTAATTTAAGCTCTTCTGCATCTCTAATTCTAATCTTTGCAAAGGATATTAAGGCTCCCCAGTTATCAAATACCTTCTGATACTTGTTTGCTGTCTCAGTGTCACCTTCTTCTACTGCATTACTGTATTGTGATTGAAGTGTATCATATATCTCATTGAAGATACCTGCTACACCACCAACCTGTTGTCCATTTTCAGTATATCCAGCTATGATGTCCTTCCTACTTCTAGTAGGATTCTCCTCCTGAACAGCATCTATAATGTCTGAGAATAAGGTGGAAATCATACTGATTCTGTTGAATCTCTCCTCAGCAGTGAAGTCATCTCTTAGTTGACTATATGACACAGCTGGGCTGTTAACAGCATCAAGTACTCTCTTAGCATCCTCTTTACTGAGGCTTCTTCTGAACTTAATCAGAGTCTCAGCATCTGGAGTTCCAGCATCAGGGTTTCTCTCTTGATACAGACCTCTCAGATTAGCAACTAAGTATTTGTTCCATCCTGTTACCTTACTAGCTATTACATCATCCAGACCTTTTTCTGGAGTATAACAAGTCTTACTCATATAACATTCAATTAATTAGTTATTTACTTTGCAAAAGTAGAATATATATTTTAAATAAGCAATAGAATAAGTCTAAATGTTCTATGTGGAAAGAACATTTCTTATATAACAACAAAGGGGAGTATTGCTACTCCCCTCTATAATAGGTACTTAAGACAATTTCTCAAGAAGAGAATTAGGACCAAACATATGCATACAAGTACTACGTCCAAGCCTGCTTGCATACTCCTTGATATTAATCTTCTCCTGATACCATGAGTAATCATAGTTCTTCCTATCCCAACCATCAGGGTCTATCACCTTAGGGTATGGATATAACTCCTGCCACTCAGCTGAAGTCTTTAGTTCAGTTTGATCAACCTCACTCATGCACAATCTGAATCAAACTAGGGTCAATACCAACTCCCTTACCTTCAGAGATGTCTTTCAGAGTCAGCTTAACTCTAGTAGGTTTAACTGTGATTTCATCCAACTTGTGAGATGTAACAGTGAACTGTCTGTTAGTACCACTAGGTAGTTCTGTAAAACCTAATGGACTCACAGTTAAGATAGGATAGTCAGCACCTTCAAGAATAGCAACTACTACTCTTTCAGTACTCTTCTTCTCCAACTTAGCTACTATTCTGTCTCCCACCTTAAGGTTGATGTTAATAGCAGGGGATGGTGCAGGTTCTTCAACAGTCTTAGTTGGTACTTCTTCAGGCACTAGACTAAACTGATGCAGATTAATAATCTTGCTCCAGAATGGAGTGCCTTCAACAGTTCTGGACCAGTTAAATCCACCTTCTATAAGAGAGGCATCACACTTTCTTTGGAATACACTGATGTCCTCTCTGTTACCTTGTTCTACTTGCTTTCTAAGCATCAGTTCAACCACCCTTGCAGGGAAGTCTTTGATGCTATCAATTAAATGTCTCTTTTCTACTTTCATAATGTCAACTAATTATTTTGAATGAGTCTTTTTCTACTTGAATAAAAGTGTTTAACTTACTACCTCTAACAAAACATCTATCATTAGAGGTTATCCATACTTCTCTTATTTCAGTGGTTCCATCATGGTATGAGAACTCACCTAGTACAATTCTGTAACCAATCATTCTACTACATACTTCTTACCATCAATGATTAACCATTGAATAGTATTAATGTTAACTGGTCTCACATTCTCATCAGTAGGGAGGTCTACATCAACACAGTTATATCTTCCATCTCTGGATTCAAACTGTATCTTGAAACCTCTCAGTACTCTGTCCTCTCCCTCTTCATAGGGAAGGATAGGATTCTTGATTAGCTCTTCTGCAAACTTCTTTGCAGCCTCAGCCACACCTTTCTTGCTCTTCTGAATAGTATCAATCTCATTAGAGAAGTCACTAATCAGTGTAGCAATCTCAGCATTTAACTTCTTCTGAGTCTTAGGTCTATCCTGCTTCTTGAAACATACAGTGAATGCCTGATCACTATGTATGTTTTCAAAGATGCTTCTAATACCTAAAGTGCCATCTCTCTTGTCCTCTTTGGTGACCTTGACAACCTCAAGTACTTCATCTGCTGAAGTGAGATACTTTTCAATATACATCTTATTGATATGCACAATATCACCACTCTCTAGATGCTCAAGCATTGTATCATTACCTAGCATTTTTGTCACTCTGTAATGAGATGATTCACTCAATACATCACCTACTTTAAATTTCTCAATCATAATGTTTATAGTTTAAATATGTTCTTTACTGCATATACTATAGTCAGAAGAGATACTCCTATTCCAAGAAGGAACCCTCCTAAAAATAACAACACTCCCATAATTAGTCTGGATTAGCTGCATCATACAAATCTGGAATCATCTCACTATGCAATCCATGAGCTAAGAAATATGCATCAGGATGTGCGTGCTGCTTATCATCTCTTAGTCCAAAGAAGTGTCTCCAATCACTGATGAATGCAGTATGAACTAACTCAGTATTAGTATCCAAAGGCAGTACTACTCTAGCTTCCTGAGGCTTTCTACCTAATTCAAGGAGCTTTAAGTAAGACTCTTCAGCTACATAGTTAGACCATATCCACCACTCAATAGGGCCCCAATCCTTAGATGAAACTTTAAAAGGATCTTCATTAAAGTACTCCTTCTTCAGTTCATCAAAGGTTGGTAAGCTCCACCCCTCAAACCTACTCAAGTCAATCATATTCTCATTCACCCAACTAGGTATGCTAATGTTAACCCCACCAAACTTATCTCTACCAAAGTTACAATATCTAGTAGACTGCTCAGCTATAGAGTTTACTCTATGTCTGTTGAACTCTCTTGATATTGCTATTTGTAGGTTAAAGTGCACAGTAACTCTCTCTTCCATAGGCTCACAAAAGCTCAATCCTTCTGGTAAGTCATCATGCTCTATGATATAATCCCACAGCATAGGAGTATGTTCAAAGATCACTCTCATATTAGTAGTGAATCTTCTACTCATCTCATCCTCACTTAATTCAAACCTTGAATGGCCATCAAAGATAGTGTACTTCAGCTGATTGTACATAGCATGATTAGCATTCTTCATCTTACTTATATCTTGAAGCAGATGAATAGAACCATGCTCTAACATAGCAGTATGACCACTCCTAGCCATTCTAATTACAAACTCCTTAGCAGTACCTTCTGCTATCTTGTCTTCTGACTTATAGCATACTCTGCCTGCTCTCTCTATCTGTTTATAGATTCCCTCTATTCCAGATTCTTGATTCCATATCTCAAATGATGGTTTAACTAGCTTCATACTTCTCCTTTAATTCAATTAATAACTCTTCAATAGGCTTCAAAGCCTCCAACATTTCTCCTAACTTAGCTCTGGCTTTGTCATAGTTGGAACCACCTACAATGCCTTTAATCTTGTGATAGTTACTATATACTGATGATATAGGCAGGTCTTTTCCTTCCTTAGCAAGTTTTATCCTTTTGATGAACTCTGCATCATATCTGCCATAAAACCCCAGCACATTAGCCAGCTCATTCCCAGTCAACTGAACTATATAGTCACTATCATTAGATGCTCCTAATATCTTCATACTTCTGGTGTTACTTTAACAAACTGGTTACTAGACTTGATATAGGTTCTTGCATAAAGAGAGTTGTCCTCTTTAATCTTAACCCTGCACTCAGTTATGGAGATTATCTCTCCTTCTCTTAACTCCTTGTAATGATTGGGAATGAATACTACTCTATCCCCAACCTTTACTTCTCTACCTAATCTATCTACCATACTATTCCTCCACTGCTACATAATCATCTACTACCCACTGTCTACCTAGATAGAAAGGAGGCATCACTTGAGCTTTAGCTAACTCAGTCAGACTTAACTCTTGCTCTCTCCAATCTTTAGGTACATGAATAGTAGTACTCTTACTGCAAGTAATACTGATAGTTACATCAATCTCCTCCAGTTCATCCTCATTATAAGGTGCATAAGGATTATTAGCTGCTCCAGGTGGGTAGTTATCTGTACTCATCATATGTCACTACTTGTTCAGCCATTAAACCACAACAGGGAGGTATAACTACCTCTTCACACTTAGTTACAAGGTAATCAGATTGAGTACCATTATACATACCACTAGTCTTAAGGATGTTGCCTGCTTCTTCAGCATTAGGTGCTTTGACTATTGCACAGCCTTTTCCTTTAGCCCTCACATTAAATGTCACCACCCATATCTTAGGTGGTATGAAAGCAGTCTCAGCTGCTTCATGTAATACATCTTCAATAGCTATATCCATAAGCTTCTTTATAACACTTACTACACAATTGATTAGGATTAGTAGCAGGTTTACCACAATATCTACATCTCACTACAGCCTTGAACCCTAGTTCTCTGCTACCTTGAGTTGAGTTATCAGTAACCTCCCTAATCAAATCAAATGCCTTGTTTAACTTTTCTCTCTCACTAGGAGTAAGATTAATATTCTCAGCTATATGAGACATACCAACCAGACCCTTAAGTCTCCATAGAACATGACTTCTATATCTCCATCTTAATTGTTTCTCTGTTGCCATTATTCAATATAGCTATATTCTTTAATAACCTTCTCCTCTCCCTCATAAGTAGCTCCTACTATCTGCTCTAAGTCTACATGGTCATATTCAACAGACTTCTCTTGAATAAGTTCCATAGCTCTCATGGGGTTTCTAGCAGCTACTATTATCATTCCACCTTCATACTTACCTTGATATGTATTCATATAAAGATAGAGTGGCTTGTTAGCCACCCTGTCTCTATTAGGAATGATGTTATCAGGAGTGATACTATTCACATGCCTTGTCATCTTCTTTCTTATTTCTATCCATCCACATCACTGTCATGATGCAATAATTAGCCATATCAAGAAGAGTGTCTCTTATAGACTCATCTTTAACAAGAGCCTCTTCACCTTTAGACAACTGCTTGAATCTCAACCATTTGTCATTCAGTCTGATTCTTGCAGCAGTGAGACCTTCTTCATCCATAGACACATCAAAGGAGTTACCATAGTCATGGTTCTTTCTTACATATGTATCATGCATCTTATCTGTAATTGCCTTGAATTTATCAGGTTCTTTACTGTTAGATGCACTCTTCCCAGTTCCTCTAGAAGCTGGTCGGAAGTAATCCTTGTAAGTAAAATTGTCTTCAGGCTTCCAAAAAGAACCCTGATTAGTAACTAAGATGTTATCTATTGGTGCAGAGTAATACATGCCCCTACTGAATGCATCTACATCAGAGTCAGGAACTGGTATGCTCCTGATGCATAAGAACAAATCATTTTTCTTAATATCCATCATTCTTTATTATTTTAAATTTGAGAGAAGCTATAACCAAACAAGCATCTGTCAAGGGACTGATCACCAAAGATGAGATAGACATGAATGTATGCAGGGAAGCCTTGTCCACCTGAACCTAATGTTGTGGTGAAGTTGTTTGCAAAGCTCTGATACCCTCCATTGCTGCCTGCTGTCAGTAGTTTTAGATTCTCTACTCTAATAGCACCATCCCTGTAACCCAGAAATGCTCTGACTTCATAGTCATCACCATTATTTAGGTATTCATCTAACAGCCTAGTTAGTATAGTAGCATTAACAGACATCTTCCACATAGTGTCAGCAATGTCACTAATATTAGGTAGTCTGTACCCTACTGTCTGTACTAAAAATTCATTACCATTCTCATCTTGGTCTATACTATGACCTTCTGGAATGAGCATAAAATCTAATGTTACATTAGACACCATATCATTCACAAAGATACCAAGTGTCCCAAAGAAAGGCAGTCCATACTGTTGTACACTTACTGCCCTTGATTGGGAACCAGTCTTAACATTCACACTTGTGGTTCTAACTCCAAGGTTAGGGTTTACAGAAGGAGTTACATTAACACTCCTATTACCTGCCCCAGAGTTAGGACTAACTTCTAGAAAATCTTTATTCATATTGCTTACTTTTAGTTGATTAATACTATCAGCAAGCATTAGAGTGGTTAGTTAGGTGAATACATAAACATAAATGCAAAGCTACCACTGAAGGAATTACCATTAGCAGGGTCTGTTACTGTATATTCAACTATAGCATCATCCTGGAAGTCGATATAGTCATCAAGGTTAAACTCAACTACTAATCTACCATTCTTACAGTATAATGTATACTCTCCTATAGCAGCATCAGGCTGATGTGAGATACTGTTATATGAGATTCTAGGACCAGTGTAGTTATCATTGGCTAGTATTTCATATCTGATTGTACCTCTTATATCCTGATCACTTCTAAAGGTATTAGCCTCCATAGAAACTATTGGGAAGTCTATATTAATCACCTTGGCAACTGCATTACTAAGGATTTCCTCAGTAATAGGTCTGGTATTAGTGTATATACTAAGCATAGTAGACTCTGGAGCTTCCATTCTGTCTTCTGTGAACTTATTATATAACTCAATACCAATAGAACAATCAAACTCAGCTTTACCTAATGCTTGCTCTATTACCACTTGCCTAGTTGCCCCCCCCCCCTGTTCTAACATCCAGTGTGGTGCTTCTGGCAGCACCAGTGTTAGCTGGGACAGTAACTGTGACTACTTGAGTACCACTCCCTGAAGCAGGAGTCACTTCTGCAAAGTCTTTTTTCATTTACTTTTATCTACAAATTTACACTTCTTATTCTGCTCTCTCCATTGCTTTAATGAAATGAACTTAGCTAGGAAATCAGTCTCCTCTCTTATGTACAACTTCTCACTGTTATAGTAATCAGCATACACAATAGCATTGACCCATTTCCTAGTCATAGTATCCTTCATCAAGCACTTGCCTATATACATATACTTATGGTTCTTATATAGATAGGTCTTCCTGTCTACATGAGTACTTGCAGTATAGTACACAAGCATGATTAATCCCATAAGGATTACTGCAAAAATACCTGATAATATCATAATACTTACATTGTTTTAATGCACCCAATGATCTGCAATCTCAGGCACTGCTTTGATGGTTACACTCTTACAGAACAGTGATGCAGCATACTCCATACACTCACTCAACTTCTTTGCTTCCTGCTCAGCTATTTCAGCAGGTGGCTCAGTCAGATATTCATCATGCACATCATTAGGAATAAGGACTTTGAATATAAGTCCACTATCCACTAAGTAATCAAAGTACATAATACCAGCTATCTTTGTCATAGCTGCTGCTGTACCCTGACTTGTGTAATTACATGATTGATTCTCTGATGAACTCTTTCTCTTGCTCAGGTGCTTAAACACCTTCACTATAACAGTCTGCCAGTTAATGTCAATATACTTTGTTTCTGTCTTATCACCCTTCTTTGCTTTATACTCATACCTTATAGCTATGGCTGAAAGTGGATCTCCTTGAGCAAACTTCTTAGCTATTTCCTGCATCACCACTCCAGGCACATCATCAATCACCATACCAGACTCTTTGGCTTTCCTATACAAGTCCCAGTACTCTTGACCCATGCTATTCTTCCTCTTCTCAATACCTTTCAGAATAGGCCAGTCATAGATATATGCCCTAAGCCCAGTATACTCTGAGATTAGTATATAACCCCTGTCCCACATATTCTTCTTTGATACTTTGAAGAACCTGTCAATACCCTTGAATGCATTGAAGTAAGTCTTAAAGCACTTCTCACAGAAGTCTAAGGGCTTGCCAGTATTAGCTGCTAATGCAGGTGCAGTTCCATTATAATTAAATGTGAACCTAGCTGGTTTAGCTGCATCTCTTAAGTCCTTTCTCTTTGCCTTTACTTCATTCTCAGGTATATCTTTCAACTCATCTGGAAATATCATCTTAGCTACAAAGGCATGACCATCTCTCTCAGCAGGGTCATTATAGAACTCAATCCAAGCCTTGTCCTGAGTTAGCTCAGTAAATACATGGCCTTCCTGATCTCCATAATCACAATCCACCAGAAGATGTCCTTCACTTGGGATGAAACAAGCTCTTGTCTCTGGGTCACTAGGTAACTGCTGTATATTCACACTCTTATCTACTGCAATTACTTCATCAGCATTCAGTTCAGTCTCATCTTCTGCTACATCATCATCCTTAGTCTTTCCCCCTCCTTTCTTGCCACCTTTACCACAACTCAGTCTACCAGTATCCATCATTTGATTGAAGGTAGGATGTATCCTGCCTGTTACTGGATTGACTGCATCAATAAAGTTCTGACCAAAAGAGGTTACTACTTTGAATGCTGCTGAATACTCTAGATACAAAGGTACTATATCACTCTTGTCCTTCTGTCTTTTGATTAACTTGGAGTCTACAGACTTCTTTAACCTTCCAGTCTTTCTGTCTTTGGTCCATAGTTCAAATCCTAGCTCTTCAAATAGTGGTATGACCTGCTTGTTACTATTCCAATTAATGATACATCTAGGCTTGGACTCCTCAAATAAACTCCTTTGTGGGTCTATTGCTACATACTTTCCCTCAGAGGCTTTAGCCCTCTTCTTCTTTCCTCTTCTTCCTGTTATATCATAAGCTATAACTGCATCTTCACCTTTGGATAATACATAGTTAACTACCCACTCATTGAGCTTAGTCTCAGCTTCTCTAAGTCTGATTTCATCCTTCATCATCTTGGCTTTCCACCTGTTCACATCCAGTCTTATGCCACAGTACTCAATATAGGCTAGCACTCTCACAAACCTATTCTCAATATCCATAGCAGCTAACTGTTTCCTTATGGTGAGTAAGTTGACTTGTTCATTCATTACATCTTCAAGCCAGACTACATCATTAGCTGAATATATAATGACTTCATCAGTCAACCCACCATTAATCTTACCTCTTACAGTCTTATCAAGTTCTACATTTCTATATCTCTTTACACAAGCCTGCAAGCTCAGTGAGACTATTCCAGGAGGAAATCCTAAGAAGAGTATCTTCTCACCAAGGAATGTATCATACACATTCCTGACTACTATACCTTCTTTATACAACCACCTTAAATCAAACTTAGCATTGTGAATAATAAAGAGCCTGTCACTTTCAAGGAAACTCTTATACCTCTTAACATCAACAGTAAGACAATCAATTACTACTTGAAACTTCTTATTGCCTAGTTGAAGGAGTAACAGAGTTCCTTGCCAGATTTCAGTTCCTTTAGTTTCACTATCCAAACCAACTACTTTGAGTGTACTAAGTAGTTCAAGGGACTCTTCAACTGAGATACATTTGTAGGGTCTGTCCTCATCACCAAACAGACTACTCTGTCCTGTAACAAAGTATATCTGCTCCCCATAATATACTATAGGTTCCTCTTTCAACTCTCCATAATCCCAGTCTACATCCATACTAATAAAATGTTATAGTGTAACCATACCCAATAGTAAAGTCAATAGACTTCACTACTGCTTTAGCTTCTTTCAATTCCTCACCAACAATTATTAAGTTACTCCCTGTAGCTCCAATAAAGGCATAATCTCCAGTAGGAGTCTTAGAGAAAATTACATAAGGGTCTGTCACCTTAAGTACATATGTCTTAGACTCACTACCATCAGGTTTCTTCAGCTTCTTTAGATAATTGTTGTTCTCTCCAGTAGTCTCTAACTTGATTATATCTTCCATTATTGTACTGAATATGCTACTAATTCATCAAAGTCAATCATAAACTTATACTTCTGAAAGAAGGAACTACCTATAATACCATGCAGGTTTACACCATACTTGCTCTTCATATTGCCAAAGGCAGCATCTAAGTTATACACATAGAACATATCCTTGAATGGCTTATCTCTATAGGTTATATCCATCTCTACTACATCCACATACTCTTTGTTGCCATCAGCACCATAGATAGTATCAACATACTTGGCAGGAATGTGCTTCAGTTCATCTATAATAGACTTATTGATGATTGAATTAGTAGCTCCAGTATCAAGCAGGAAGTTCAGTTTCTTATCTCCCTGTTTGAATGTCACTATAGGTAATTCAGTTAAATCAAGAGTCTCCTTGAATGACATTCTATCTGCTATCTTCACTTTGCCTTTCCTTCTAATTGCACTTACAATCTCAGCAAAGAGAGCAGCCAAGAGTACAATTCCCACCACATACACTATATTTGTTATCATGTTCTCATTCTTTTTTTTTAGAGTTATTACTGTACTCCTGAAGTTCCAAAGCCTCCTCTGTTGTTACTTCTCAAGTCATCAACTACTTCAAACTTAACCTTGCCAGAGAACAACCATCTTAGCTTCTGCCATACAGTTGCATTCTGAGCTGGCTGGATTCTGAACTGACAGATTCTGTGAGACTGAAAGATAGTAGTGTCCTCCATTGCAATAGCAGGGAATCTCCATTCATCATCATTACCACAGTAAGAGTTATCAATAACTCCCTGACTGTTAGCACTGATGACTCTATAGCTCTGCATAGTACTGCTTCTTGGATTCATCACAGCTTCAAAGCCTTTAGGCAGCTTCATTGCAACACCCAGTCTGATCAATTTATAATCAAACTTCACATCTCTGGTACTGACCTGTTCACCTTCTATGCTCTTCTTTCTCTTTCTCACTCCTGCTTGTGGTGCATTCATATGCACAGTTTCTGCTGCACGCAGGTCTATCCAATCCCCTTTCTCAGTTATTGTAGGCATACACCCAGGGGTTATAATCTTTACTTTAATCTTCATGTTTATATAATTTTAAATGGTGAGAGTTCTTATGTTCCAGCTTCTACTCAAGAACATAAGAGCACATTTGTTACTTAATAATAAAACCACCTGTAAGACTTACAGTTTAATGTTATATCAAATAGGTTTACCTCTCACCAGTTTATCAAATCTGCAATTCTCTTTACTAAAGGGCTTTGTTACATCCAACCTCACAATAGTGTAATCAGTTTTCACCTCACCCATATCTGACAGGAAGTTGTTATAGTTGTTCCATCTGTCTGGAAACATACCTTCATACTTCTCATACATAGGATGATTGGGATTGTTACACTTACTCTTCAAGTTAGCCCATAGCTTATATGTTCTTGTCAGCCTCAGTCTGTATAGCTTCTGATAGTTTCTCTTCTTCTCTGGGTCATGTATTCTATACCTACTACAACCACAGGATGTACTGGAACCTCCTATCAGGTTAGCTCTTGTTACTAGACCTTCCTTACCACAATCACACACACATTTATATATCTTTAAACCATGTGACTCCTTACCTTCATAAGATAATACAGTCCACTTGCCAAACCTCTGACCTACTATGTCATTGGAATCAAAGCTCTTAGCTTTTCTCATGCTGATTTCAAATTACTTATTTTCATTACTCCATTTCTATCTCTGACATCTTTGGTATACTTGATATCTGGATTCTTCAAGTAGTAATCCAGCTCTGTCAGTAACTTCCTCCAGTTCCTGTATACCTTACCATCACTACCAACCATATCCACCTGTGCAAAGTTCTCATAGTATCTCCAAACAAGAGGTGCTAATGTAACTCTATTGATAGGTATGAATGTATAATGAGCTATCTTGAAGTCTTTGAAGTATTCATCTCTTCTGACAACTTCACTGAGGATATATGAATAAAGCTGTGCTTGTATCATGTATCTCCAAGTCAGGAATGATTGTTCAAACTCTTCTTCAGGATGCCCAGTAGTCTTCAAATCAATAGGATATATTATCTTCTCTTCATGGTCAACTATCAGTTCATCAAACATACATCTGACTGGTATGCCATTGTATACAGCCTTGAACTTAAGTTGAAATACCTTCTCAAACCTTCTGTCAAATGGATTGATAAAGAAGTACCCTTTGGTATAGGGGTTATTCTTAAGTTCATTCACACAGTTCATTGCATCATCATAGTCTTTCTGAGATAGTATCTCCTTATCACCAGCTAATGCCAGCAGACTATAATAATCAGCACACTTTGTTCTAATGTTCTTAAGCTTGGCTTCATTCCCCCAGTTAGGCTGATAGTTAATTGCATACATAAGAATGTCCTCATCTGCAATCATATCAATGCTTCTGCACTCATTACTGAATGCATTATACAAAGCCTTAGTCATTCCAACAAGTACCTCTGACAGTTGAGGAAACTCACACACAATAAACCTTTGCTTAAATGCTTCTGGTCCATCTGTCAATATGGTATCAACTGCACTACCAAACCTTAAGGCAGGTGATTCTATCTTATCAAACAGACTACCTAGCTTTCTGAATCCCTCTCTGTCAAATCTTGACAGTGTGGAATAACTGTAGGCTGGGTCTGCTCTATAAGTGGCTTCATCAACCTTCCATGATATGTCTATAATACTCTTTCTAGTCTTCATAAGCTCCTAATATAGCATCATAGTTATAGGTGTCACTAGGTATATCCAGCTGATCTACATACTCATCTACAGATGCTTTGAGTTCTCTTAGTGTATCCAAATCAACCTTAGCATACTTCTCACTAGGGTTAATGCTGATTACACTTTTCTTTGTTCTGATAATAGCTGAATCTACAAGTTCCTTCAATGATTCAAAGTCCCTGACATCTATAAACCTGACTGCCAGATTATCATCTCCTTCAGGCAGATGATGTACTAACCCCCTTATCTTCTCTACTGTTACCATAGTCCTTGATTATTGTTATAGCTTCCAACAGTTGCTTCTTAGTAAATATCTCAAATAATAAGTACCTGTCCTTATCTGGTTGCTTTTCCAAGTACTCTCTAAGCAGTTTGAGCTTATATGGGAATACATCATTCTCCTTCCCCTTAGCTTCTATGATGACCTTCACTCCCTTATATTCTAGATAGAAGTCAGGAGTCAGCTTTATATCAATCAACTTCTTCAGGTTGAGTACGTGTTGCTTCTTCTTGTTTCTTGTATAAAAAGGCACTGTTGGTCTGAACCCCTTCCATAGTATATAGGTATTAGCTTCATACTTAGGCTCAAGCCCTTCCTGAAGTAAGGTCTTATATACCATTACCTCAAGAAGTGACCTGAATTGAATACCATTATACTCAAAAGGAGTTGCATTCTTTACCTTCTTATTTTCTGCCATACATTTTCTTCATGAATGGCTTCATGATATGTTTGGCTGCCTTAGCATCATCAAGTGTTCTGAAAGCAGCAAAGTTCTTGAAGTTCTTGATTCTGTTCAAGTCTTTGACCTTCTTGATTTCACCATCAGTCATGCTGATAGTCCATATCTCCTTACTTCTCTCAATGTGGTCTGGGTACTTCTCATCAAGCACAATAGCAACCTCTCTCAAGATGATACTGCAAGCTGCTGCTGGATAGATATCAATGAGGTTTGCAATATACTTATCAAGGTTCTCATACTTCCAACCAATTCTCTCTGCAAGGTGATCTAAGTAATACTCAATGTTAGTGTGAGTACCCTCATCAATAGCAGGCTTCTTCCAAAGTCTTGCACATTCAGCAATGGTATTAAGCAACTCAGTTGTAACTTCTAATTCAACTTCTTTGAAACCTTCTTTAGGGTGATACTGCAATACTTTAACCTTATCACCTACTGCAAAGGTATGGTGACCCCCTTCAAATACTAACTTCTCCATAATGTCTATTATTTATTATTTGTACTCTTGGAACCACTGTATTGGTTCTCCATATTTGTCTTTAGTTAACTTACTCACATCTTTAAAGACTGTAGATGGCATCCTCTTTCCTATTCTGGCATAGTAGGCTGGATGCTGTTCCTCAAGAATGATATTGAATCTACCATTGATATATGGTTTGAATGTCCTTGCTTGTGCACCAAACAATACATAGATAATACCATTATTCCACTCTGATAGGTTATGAAGCAGACTGCTTATAAAGGGTCTCCATAACATAGTATGGCTACC